AAACTACCAGCAGAAGATGTAAAGAAGGCAGTCTTCTATCTAAATCACTTCTACGCCAACATGACGAAACTCAGCAAGATTGTCGTTTGCTTGGAAGAGGAAATTCCTGCTCTCGTAAAGAAGATGGAGAGATTCTGTGAAGTCGAAGATGTGCCTTGCATCAGAAGAGCAATGGAGACTATCACTCAGGCTGTTCTAGCTGAAGAGGATCATCTCGATCATCCGCTTCCGCTGCTCTCCGAAGCCGAGTGGAAGCTCACCATCACTGAACTGAAGGTTTACGCTGAGTACATCGCAGACAAGAAGCCGGAGGACTTCAATGCCTAAAGCTTATGACGCCAACTCGATCGAGTCGCTCCAGTTCCCAGACTTCGTTCGAAAGAGACCCGACATGTACATGGGCGCTACTACAGGAAAGTACGCTCCTGCGCTCTTCCGTTGTCTGCGTGAGATCATCGACAACTCTCTTGACGAGTATCTCTGCGATCACAACAACGTTCTTCACGTCTTCTACGACACGAGATCTTCTGTATGCACAGTGATCGACAACGGCCGTGGCATTCCGACCGACATCAACGAGAAGACTGGAAAATCAGCTCTCTTCCTGGTGTTCGGTCAGCTTCACTCTGGCGGTAAGTTCGACAAGGACTCTTACAAGGTATCTAGCGGCAAAAACGGGGTGGGGTGCAAGGGTACAGCTGCACTGTCTGAGTGGCTAGTCTCCTTCTCGAACAACAACAAGAACAAGGCATGGATGTGCCAGAAGTTCAAGCGTGGTCTACCTGATGGAACTGTAACTCCAGCATCTATTCCCGCTGAGTTCAAGAGCTGCATCAAGAAGACAGGCACTATCGTTCAGTTCAAGCCCGACATTCAGATCTTCAAAGACGGCATCGAGATGGATATCCAAAGACTCAAGCGAGAGTTGAAGGATATGCAGTATCTCTGTCCGCGTCTGAACATCCAGCTTCACGTTGACGGCCAGGTCACTTCCTATTACAGCGAAACAGGCCTTACAGAGCTCGTCTGCGACGGCAAACAGTACGAACACGTCTTTTCCTACACGGCAGAGAATATCGACGCTGCGATCGCGTTTACGAAGAAAGACGGAAGCTCTTTCAAGTCTTACGTGAACATCGTCTACACTGACATGGGCGGTACTCATCTCGCTGGGTTCAAGAAGATCATCTGCGACATCGTCAAGGAGAATTCGAAAAAGCCAATCGCTAACGAAGACATTCTTGAGGGCATGGTCGGCGCTATCCACTACAAGATGGCAGAGCCGCAGTACCAGTCTCAGACGAAGAACGAGCTCACATCGGTAGAGGCCAAGGATGACGTGATGAAGCTCCTAGAACAGCCTCTACGCGCATTCTTCAAGAAGAACAAGAGTCTCTTAGAGAGAATCGTGAAGTATGCCGAAGAGATGTACGCGAAGAAAGAGAAGATGAAGGCCGACAAGGACATGCTGAAAGGTCTCAAGAACATCAACAACTCTGCTAAGTACATCTCCGAGAAGTTCTCTGACGCCGACAGACGCAAGTACAGAAACGTAGACGACCTCGAGATGTTCGTAGTAGAGGGCGACTCTGCTGGCGGCCACTTCAAGCAAGCTCGTGAAGGATTCCAAGCCTGTCTAAAGCTTCGCGGAAAGATCATCAACGCTGCAAAGGCTACTCAGACTCAGCTCTTCGGATCCACAAAGAAGGGAGCAGAGCAAGACGGAAACCGTGAGATCAAGGACCTGACAGCTGCACTCGGCTGTGGAGTTCTCGACCAGTACGACGAGTCGAAGTTGAGATTCAGTAAGCTGATCATCTTGACAGACGCTGACCCTGACGGACTCCATATCACTAACCTCGTTCTCGCATTCCTTCTCAAGTACATGCCCGATCTCGTAAAGAACGGTCACGTATACACTGTGGACTCTCCGTTGTTCATGGCTAACGGCGCTAACGCTAGAGTATATGGAAACAGCAGAAACGAAGTCGAAAAGAAGATGAAGGAAGCGAAGTGCAAGCAGTACACGATCACTCGACTCAAAGGTTGGGGAGAGTGCAACGCTGATGACTTGGCTACTCTCTGTATCTCTCCGAAGACTAGAAAGCTGATCCAGATGAAGTATGACGAGAAGACGCTAGATACACTAGAACAGACGATGGCTGGCGACTCTGAGTTCAGAAAAGTTCTACTGGAGGTGAAGTGATGAGTAAATCAGAAAAAATTTTGAGCTTGCATGACTTGATTAGTCATCGTGATTTCGAAAAGGCACTGAGAAAAAATCTTGAAGAATCAAAGAAGGACAAACCTAAAGCGCAGGAGGTGAAGTGATGCTAGAATTCTCAGACAAAGCGAAAATCGCTATGGCAGATGGTCTCATCAACTACATCCGTAATCACAAGGGCATAACTGGCATCTCGGATAGTTCGGATCCAGAGTGGCACGACGGAAAGCGGTTCGTCCACATCGACTACGAGGGCGTCGAGGAGTATCTTGCTCCGGGAGAAGCTATCTGCGACGCCATCGGAGCTGCATGCAAAGCTGACGACGTGGACTTCGGCGTAGACTGACAATAGACTAACAACAACGATGGCGCTGACCAGAAATCAGCGCCATCGTTGTACTCAGTCGTCGAACGCTAGGTCAGCAGACCAGGGACGGTTGAAGAAGTCGCAGCTCTTTCGTATCAAGCCCGACGCCTTCTCTTCGCGAGTCATGCGACGGTTCGGATTCGATTCAGCCTTCGCAGAGATGAACTCGAAGTTGCCACGCATGCAGCACTGCTTCAAGAAGTACTCGTTAACTTTGCCTTCTCCAGGAATGCCGCAGATAGTGAAGTACTTCTCTGGCTTTTTCTTCTCTTTGTATATGACAGACACCCACATATAGTATCTCCTTAGTCGTTGTTGCGCCAGTTACGAGTTGCAGATTCCGGAATCGGGTCTTTAATGCCTTTCTTAGCAAGACGAATACGATGAAGTTCGACGAAAGCTCCCTGAGACTGATCACACCAGTTCTCGGGCCAACAAGAGAACGCGCCGTTTGGATCGATGTCAATCTTCTGGTCCTTCCAGAAGATATAGTAGCCAGTAGCGCCTTCACGACAGATCTGAATCTGAAGGTCGTTGAGCTGAAGTTCGTTCTCGATAGTGCCGAGATCTTCGCCAGACGGAGAGTAGAGGGTGCCGAGAGAAGACGGAAGGTTGATGTCGTGATTGATCGAAATAGCCATTGTCTGGTCCTTTGTTGAAGTTACGGTGTAAATATAAGTAATTCCAGAGAAACTCTAAACCCTAAATTGGAGAAAACTCAAAAAAAATATGTTCCAAGGTGCAGACAATATCAGAGGCCATAAAGAGAAGATCGAGATGACCGAAGAGCAGCTCGAAGAGTACGTGAAGTGCAAGACAGACATCTTCCACTTCGCGAAGTACTTCTACATTCTAACTCCTAAGGGCTCAAGACCTATCCCTTTGCGTGAGTACCAGATCCGTGAGGTGAAGACGCTGTGCGCAAAGGTAGAGGGAAAGAACAACCGCATCATCATGCAGGGACGTCAGTCGGGAAAGACGACTATCGCTACGCTGTATCTGACTTGGAAAGCGCTGTTCGAAGAAGACAAGACGATCGCTATCCTCGCTAACAAGCTGTCTCAGGCGCTGGAAATCATGGCTCGTATCAGAGACGCGTATGTTCGACTGCCTCTGTGGCTCCAGCAGGGAATCGATCCACAGCGTGGAGGCTGGTCTAAGTCCTGTATAGGTCTCGACAACGGCACTAAGGTCTTCGCGGCTGCATCATCTTCATCTGCTATTCGTGGTAAGTCAGTAAACTACATGCTCGTGGACGAGTTCGCTCACTTGGATGACTCGATCGCAGATGACTTCATTCAGTCAGTTATGCCGGTGCAGGCATCTGACCCGGACGCTGAGCTGATCTTGATCTCTACCCCTAACGGAATGAATCACTTTGCCGACATCTGGCAGAAAGCTGTCGCTGGCGAGAACTCGTTCATTCCCTGTAAGGTGCAATGGCACGAGATCGATGGTCGTGATGAAGCTTGGAAGGCTAGAATCATTCGTGACTACGGCGTCAAGCACTTCGCTCAGGAATATGCGTGCTGTGATGGAGAACAGCTAGTCAAGATCCGTAGAAACGGCGTCGAGAGCGTCGTATCCATGAAGGAACTCGCTAGCATTCTCGAGTATCAGCTGTAACTTCTTTTGCTGTCTTAGAGGGACTCATTTTCCAGTCAATCATTTCGAAACCGTTGTACTCAGCGATGTCCTTGAGTTTCTCATCGTCGAGGTCGTTGCTGATGAACATTCCTCTTGCACGGTTTGCGATGATCTGAGCCTGACGATCTGTGATCTCTTGCTTGGATTCTACTGTGAAAGGGATGTAGATGGTCTTAGTGAACATAATTGGTCCTTGTTAGTCAATTTCCACATTTACTTGCAGATATGCCGTCTTATAAGGGTTCACATATACCTTGTGATTCCTATTAGGTCCCTTCGGTATCTCCTGCACAGTCATTCCAGTGATAGGGACTACTTCGGTGGTATGCTTATATTGCGAATATGCCGCTTCTGTTCTGCTGGACGTATAATTGACCTGACACTGAACGACGTCAGTATCGGACAAGGGTTCGAGCATTTTAAGCAGTTCTGCTTTAGTTATAATAGTTTTCATTCAGTTATCCTCCGTTGAAGATTCGTTATAGTCGACACCGGTGGGAGTCGCAGTCATTGCTCCACGGTAGCCCTTGTCGATGAATCGATCAAATGCTTTGTTCATAGCGTCGTCTTCATCTTCAGCGACGACTAGAAATTCAGTGTTTATGCTTACGCAGTATTCTTTCATGGTCATGGTCCTTGTTGTTTTTGTTTACATGTCAAATATAAGTATATTTCAGAGAAATCTAAACCCATAAATTGCGACTTTCTCAAAAGCTGTCGCGAAATAAAAATTCTGCAAAAATGAGTATATTTACATTATCATCCACACAACGGATGAGAAGGATAATATATGTCAAAGAAAGATAGAAAAGCAAAAGATATTGGCAAGACTACAACTAACGACTTCGGAACTGGTCCAGCAGCATTCAGCAAGGCCGACGAAATCATCAAGGAAATCAAGAAAGACAAGGAGCTCAACAAGCTCGTAATCAATCCCGAGACGATGAAGTATGAATGGCTCAACACAAACGTCATCTCACTAAACCTCGTCTTCTCCGGAAAGATTCGTGGCGGTATCAAGAAGGGCGCTATCACCTCTATGGCTGCTGACTCTCAGCTCGGTAAGTCATTGATCGGCTACAACCTTCTGCAGTGCGCCTACCGTTCTGGTATGGCTTGCGTCGTAATCGACTCTGAACACGCTATCAACCTCGACCTCCTCAAGCAGCTCGGTATCGATCTGGACAAGATCGTAATCTACCAGACATCGAAGATCAACGAGCTCAAGCAGATCTTCGCTCGCATCAACAAGGGCAAGAGCCGCGAAGAGTCGATGAACACGTTCGTCCTGATGGACTCTTGGGGTCCTATCGTGGAAGTTCAGGTGATGGAGAATGCAGAAGAGGCATCCTCTTCCGTGAACATGTCTGGCGCTAAGTTCAAGAACGAGCTCGCTAACATCATCAACGCATGCGGCAACACTACATTCGTGATCAACCACGTCTACTGCTCTCTCGAAAAGTATGGCGAGAAGTTCAAGATTCCTGGCGGTAAGAGATTGTTCTTCAACTCTGACTCTATCGGCCTCGCTTCCTCTGCTGCTAAGTACAAGGACGCTCAGGACAACATCCTCGGAAAGGTCGTTACGGTCGGCGTCAAGAAGGGTAGAGGAGCTAAGGAATTCCTCAAGACCAAGTACCTCATCCGTCATGACGGCGGTCTTGATCCGTACTTCGGTCTGCTCGATGACGCTATGGAAGCTGAAGTGGTCTTCAAGCCGAAGCCTGGTTACTACGCTAGAACCGACTACGACGTAGACAAGGAAACTGGTGAAGTCAAGAAGATGTGGAAAGAATCGGAGCTCTACTGCTCTACATTCTGGATTCCGCTCTACCGCGATCAGAAGTTCGTAGACTACTGCGAAGACAAGTACAGCTTCATCAACGCTAAGCTCATCTCTGCTTCTGTCGACGTCATGGCTCTCATCGACGGCGCTGCTGAGATCACAGACGAGACGATGCCCGTCATCAACGCTGGCGACGAGGAAGCTCAGTTCGAAGCTGAGTACGGAGACGAGAACGAAGATCTCGAACTCGATGGCGCAGGAATCTTCCAGAAGTACTCGAAGGAAGAGATCGAGGCCGCTAAGAACGAAGACTAAAAGTTTTCCTTCTCAACAACAGAGTCTGGATGTAAATATCGTCCAGACTCTTTTTTCTATTTTGGTATATCATGGTGAATGTACAGTTTCCGCACTTAATTTTGAAGACTTTATACGCTAATCAGTCCGTCAGAGACAGAGTTACTCCGTTCCTGAAAGACGACTGGTTCAGAGAAAACGAGAATATCAGCACTATCGTATCTAAGATAATCGACTACATGGAGAAGTGGGGCAGATTTCCTTCCGTCATCGAGTCGAGAACTATGTTCAGAAACGACATGGGCGTTCTTGAAGAGTTTGACGCCGCTATCGCTATTCCAGACGAGGAGGCGCAGAGCGAGTCTATCCTTGACGACATTCAGGACTTCATCCGTAAGAAGCTCATGTATGAAGTTACGCTGAAAGTCCAAGAGTATCTCTTCTCCCACGGAGAGCCTCCATCTGGTGACTCGTTCGCTCAGATGATGGCTGACGCTGAGTCGTTCAGCTTTGACACTGACGTAGGCTTCGACCTTGTTGACGACATTGACGAAGTCTATGAAGAGATGATCCAAGCCGTCAACATCATTCCTACGGGCATCAAGGAGTTCGACAACCTCATGAACGGAGGCATCCCAGACAAGGTCATGATCGGCATCTTGGCTGGCACTAACGTGGGTAAGACGCTAATGATGAGCTGTATGGCGTCCAACATCATGGCTAGAGGAAAGAATGTGCTATACATCACGTTCGAAGACTCGAAGACTAAGATCGCTACTAGAATGATGCAGAACCTGTGCGACATCTCGCAAGAACAGCTCAAGATGCTCAACAGGAACTCCTTCGTCGCCCTCAAGAACAAGATGAAGGCTATGTCAGCTACTCACTTGAAGATCGTGGAACTCGAGGAAGCAGCCGTGAACACGATGAGAGTCAGGACGTTGTTGAAGGACTTGAAGGAAAAGAAAAAGTTCGAGCCAGACATCATCTTCTTGGACTACGTCGGATGTATGATTCCTAACGGTCGTCCGAACCCGAACCTGAACACCAACACTATCCTGCAGAAGGTAGTCGCTGAGTGGCGTGGCTCTATCTGCATGAAGCTCGGCATTCCTACGGTGACGGGCTTCCAGGTCAACAGAGGTGGCGCAGACAGCGCATCTGTTGGCTTGACGGACATCGCAGACTCATTCGGCTCTACGACTAAGGTTGACGCTATGTTCGCTACGACTCAGGACCAGACGATGCTAGAGAACGGCATGTACAAGCTCAAGGTCGCTAAGACGAGATTGAAGAACAACAAGAACACTGAAGTGATGATAGGCGTATGTATCGACAAGCAGCAGATCTATGACTTGAACTCTTCACCAAGCTCAAGAACGCCACAATTGACTAATACTGCACCAGCAGCTCTGCCGACACCCACTCCAGTCGATCAGATAGCAGAAGAGAAGCATATAGAAGCTAAAAACACTGATACAGCAGACAACGCTTATGTAGCGACAGCGAAAGTAGATCTCGACAAGATAAACGAGATATTGTAGGAGAAACGAAGATGATAAACAGCGACGACAAAATAGAAGCGCTAGAGCGAGAGACGGCTAAAGCCGAATTTTTCGATCTGTTGAGAAGACAGGGATACGACATGTATGATCTGGAAGAGGGCAGCAAATTGCCTAAGTGTCTCATTCCTATCATCGAAAAGAAGGACTTGAATTCCTTCATTCTCTTCAACAGTACGCTAGAGCACATTCACCACAAACATGGGATCTCTGTAACCGACATGTGCAAGTATCTCATGGAGGATTTCTTCGACGAGAAGCAGATCCTAACTCTTCTTCAAACTAATCTCTATGACGCTCTGTACTTAGAGCTGCAGAAGAAGAACGGCATGGCAGTCGAACGAACGAGCAAATTCCTGATCAAGTAATATGAACGCATCTGACGCATACTCGATACTCTATCTCTTCAACAAAGAGATTCGCAAGACTAGCAAGACACTGAGCTTAGGAAACGTGTTCAGTGAAGCAGCATGGGCAGTAGCGCAAGACGAGATGGAGGCAGCTGTCGCTTATGGAAAGCGTCCAGTGATCGACAAGATGGGACGTGATCGCTGCATTAAGCTAGCAAATGCTCTCGAATGCGGTCAGATGAACATGAAGACGTTGAAAGTGTACATGGTAGGCGAGTACATCAGGAAGAACAAAGGATGCTTCTTCAAGCGCAAGAAAGACGGCAGTCTGTACATGAAGGGAACTAAGAAGGATCCAGACAAGAAGAAAGTCGTCTACAACGCTGTCGATATCGAGAGCATAGGAAGGCTGGAAGGTATCGATCTGTATAAGCCAGAGAATCTCAAGAAGCAGTTAGAGATTCTCAAAGAAGCAGCTCAGACGAACGTAAGCGTCATCAATCCTAGAGAAAATCAGACAAACGTGCTCTATGATCTGCTTTGTGAAGGCAAGATCGGACTTCATCTGTACTTGCATCTTTGGAATCTGAACGACGGATTTGGAATCGACGTGAACAGCAAGGCAGCAGAAGAAGAATACAAGAGATTCCTCAAGATGGTACAGTGGCTCGTCAAAGACGGTTTCGATCTGAACGACATCTGGTTCCACGATCGAGCGTGAGAGAATTTTGAAGTGACGGTTTTTTCCTATATATAACATGTCCAAGCGAGAAATACTCGTGGGAGACGGCAAGTTAAGATAAAGGAAAATCCAAAGGTAATAAGATGATTGAAAGAAACTTCGACAACTATTTCGACCAAATCAAGAACGCAGCTGCCAAGAAGACGGGTAGCTCTTTTTCTATTGAGAACGAATTCGTTCCGACGATGGTGAACGGTGAATGTGAAGTCGTCCTCCGTCTGCTCCCGCAGCCGAAGACTGAAGCAGCTCCGTTTATCGAAAATCGTACTCACTCGTTCAAGGGAACCGATGGCAAGTGGCACGTGATCGACTGCCTCCGCAAGGCTGGTCACAAGTGCCCGATCTGCGATTGGAACTCTGAAGTCTTCAAGGCTTTCCCGAAGGAAAAGGCGAAAGACATTTCCAAGAAGAAAGCTAAGCGTCAGTTCGTTTCCAACGTCTACGTCGTCAAGAACACGGCAGCTCCTAACACTGAAGGAAAGATCTACCGCTTCAAGTACGGCATCCAGATCATGGAAAAGATCCTCGACAAGATGGCTGACAAGACCGATCCTGATAAGGGTTTCATCAAGGGCGTCAACGTGTTCGATTACTACAATGGCGCTAACTTGATCTTCAAGGCTAAGGAAGGTGCATACGGTCCTAACCCTGAAGCGTCATACTTCGGTGACCAGAAGCCTATCTCTGACAAGAACAACAATCCGTTGTCCGAAGAGGAGGTACAGGATATCGACAACAACCTGTACGAACTCAAGCCGTGTGAAAAAGACACTAGCAACGAGACTTTCGTCGGCGTTCTCGACATCTTCGAAAAGTTCACTGAAGACAAGCTGTACAAGCGCGGCACTGACGCTGAAGGCAAGGCGACATTCGATCCGATCATTCCGGGCATCGACGGTGGAAACACTGCTGCTCTCAACGAATCGGTACAGAGCGAAGCCGAACCTTACACGGAGAAGCCGTCATCTGAAGGGATCGACGATTTCTTGGATTCGTTGAAGTAGTAAAGATTTCTTTACAATAGAACTGGTTGGGCGCTCGTCGTAACTCATAATCTCCTTTACTGTTAATCTAGAGCGTCCACGAAGTGAATAAGCTGCAGAGAGTCAAATTTCTGCAGCTTTTCTCAAGAAACTCTATTTAGAAAACGCTAGAAAATTCCTATATTTTATTTGTAACTTTCACCAAAAGAGGTCAAAAATGGATCTTAAAGACCGTAACTTGAGAATTCTCAATTTCACATCTTGGAGCGTCAACGGCGCAATCTCGTCTGTAATTCTCAAAGCGTATTACAAGAACTGCAAAACTTACTTCATGTCGTATCGCCGTCCTGATGATATGACTGCGACTATGATCCAAGAAGGCGACAAGATCGACGCTGTGATCTTCACGAACATCGCTCCGACACAGAGCCGCGACTTCGTCAAGAATTTCAAGAAGCCAGTCGTAATCTTCGACCATCACGAGAACGCTAACTGGTGGAAGAGTCTTGGCAACAAGGACTACCACGTCAATCAGGACTACTCGGGCGCTATGATGGTCTACATGTACTACAAGCGCTTCATGGCCGATCTCGAACGCTACTACGACGTTACGCTTCTCGCAGATGACTTCGAACTGTGGAAGTTGAAGGATCCACGCTCGTTCCACTTCAACACTCTGTTCTGGAAGTCCGACAATCCGTATACATTCATCAAGCGCTGGTCTGCTGGTGGAAAGCTCGCTTTGACTCAAGCTGAGAAGGACATTCTCACAGAGCACGTTCGTGACTGGAAGCTCTATTACGAGTCTCTCGCACAGCTCAAGCTCGGCTATAACGGCCGAATGATCACGGCGAACGAATATCAGGCAGAGATCAGCAAGCAGATGGACTTGGAAGGAGTAAACTACTTCTTGCTCTACCATCCGAAGTCCAACTACATCACTCTCCGTTCCTGCACTGCCGTAATCGACTGCAAGGAAATTCTGGAGAAGATGAACGTATTTACCGCACAGAGCAATGTCGGCGTCATTCCGTGCAAGAATCTGGACGAAGCTAAGACGATCTGTGCTCAAGTCGAAAAGAACGTTTTGGCTCACGTGCCGAAGGAAGCATAAATAGAACTACTATGTTCGAAATTGATGACCAGACAAAGACTTTTGTACTCGAGAAGTACATCCGTCGTGCGGTCGATACGGTCCGCCATAAGGGCCGTGGACGCGAGATCAAGGTGAACTGTCCATTCTGCGGAGACAAGGACTTAAAGGGCACTCTATGGCTCACTAACACCTATCGTTGGTGCTATACGTGCTGGAGAGCCTCTTGCCGTTGCGCTGATCACGGAATTCTCGCTACAAAGTGGCTGAAGGAAGTCAACTCGAGCCTCTACGACCAGTATGTCGAAGAGCTGAAGTCTTACGGAAAGAAAGACAAGAAAGAAGTCGATGCGCTGAAGGCTATTATCGAACGCAAGAGAGCAGATGACCTGATCAAAGAGAAACAGGATCTTCAGCGAGCGATCGAGAAGGACCGCAAGGCGACACGATTCTTCAAGAAGATCGACAAGCCAGGCAAGTACCAGTTGGCTGCTATTCACTTCTGCAAGAGCCGCTTGATTCCCGAAGATGTTTGGAAGCGCTTCTACTACTGCGACGAAGACAAGTATCGCGGACGCGTGATCATTCCGTTCTACGACAAGGACGGTAAGATCGAATTCTTCCAAGGACGCACCTTGGAAAAGGATAACGACGTCAAGTACCTGTCTAGAGTCGGAAGCACTGCACTCTACAACTGGGACTTCGTGGACAAAGAGAAGCCAATCGCAATTCTCGAAGGCCCGATCAACAGCATGTTCGTCGAGAACTCAACTGCAACTGTCGGCGCTGGATCCTCTTGCGAGATCGACGACAAGCTCAAGAACCTGAACTGCTGGTTTATCTTCGACAACGACAAAGGTGGCCGAAAGAACGCTTGGAAGAGAGTCAATCAGGGACGCCCAGTCTTCATGTGGAGCTCTTTCATTTTCGACTACAATCTACCTACGGACATCAACGATATCAACGACGTCGTAATGTACCTGAAGAGACGAAAGAAGTTCACAGTAGAAGAGCTGAGACGCTATTTTACACGCTATCCCGACCAGTACAAGGCGCTCGAACTAGCTAAGGTGAAGGAAGATCCTCCATTGCTGCAGAGAGACGATACGCCCGAAGTGGATGAGGAAGAAGACTAAAAGGAGAAACGATGAACACAGACATCTACATCGAATATGACGAAGCTCTCGCTGACAGAGTCGCGATAGAAAAGCTGAACAGGACTACTATCGAAGACCTAGCGAAGAGAGATCAATCCGTAGCTAAGTGGGTCGTAAAGACTGGCAGCTGGCGCAACAAGTGCAAGCTCCTCAGGATGGAAAAGCCGTGGTCTGCCACTAAGACCATCTTCGTAGCTACTCTCAAGAAACCGACCTACAAGAAAGTCAAGTGAAGAGTCTCCTGCATGCCAAAGAGACTGGGTCTCGCAAGAGTCCAGTCTTTTTTGTGTAAATACTTTATGTCAGTATTTGCGAAAAACTACTATCAGGGAACTTTCGTTCCTAAGCATCCAGAGAAGTGCCTGAACTTCAACGGAAAACTATACCCTGACAAGACGCTTCCGATCACGTACAGAAGCTCATGGGAGCAGATCATGTGCAACTTCTGCGACATGCAGGTGAATATACTGTCATGGGGATCTGAAGTCGTAGAGATTCCTTACTACTCACAGATAGACAATCGCAGCCACAAGTACATCTTAGACTTTCTCATCATCCTGAGGGACAAGTCGGGAAAGATACAGAAATACGCTGTCGAGGTGAAGCCAGACAATCAGGCTGAGAAGCTTGACGCTAACGGCAACGTGATCTACCCTCCAGCTCCGAAGAGAAAGACGCAGAGAGCTTTAGCGAAATGGCAGGAGAAGTGCCAAGTGATACGTAGAAACGCTGAGAAGTGGGAAGCAGCAAAAGTATGGGCAGCTAAGCGTGGATTCACGTTCAGGGCTATCACTGAGAACGAGATCTTCGGACTCGTAAAGAATCAATAGCGGTCTATAAATATCTCATAAAGGAAATATACCTATGAATCTGAACTTTCTAAACTTTCTAAGCAGCAATTTCTTGAAGAACGAAGAGGACGCCCAGACACTTCGTGAACTTGAAGCTAGGAACAACTCTATCGGTCTCGATGAAGACCAGACGAACTGGAGCGCTGCAGCTGGCGGTTGGGGATCTAGGTCTGGAGACTCTGTAAATCCCGACCAGCAGTCAATCTTGTTCGATGAAGTGTTCGAGAGCAAGAAACAGCGTATCGCATTCTATCGCAGCATGTTCAACTATCCTCTCGTCAAGAAGGCCATTCTAGTGATGGTCAACGAGATGTGCAAGCCTAACGCAGACAACGAAGTCGCTACGTTCAACATCACTAAAGCGTTCGCAGACCAGTTCAACAAGACTGAGTACAAATCTCTCAAGAAAGAGTTCGACTACGTGATCAACTGCGTATTCGGAGGAAGCAGCAAGATCAGAAATCTAGTCAAGAGATGGTTAGTCGACGGTCAGCAGTTTATCGAGAACTGCAGCAACGATGACGGAAGTAAGCTAGTCGGCATCAAGGTCCTTCCAGCATACTGCTCGCTAGTCGTATATGAAGAGGGCGTAGCGACTGGATATGTTCAAGATCCTAGAATGATCGATCTTCAGGCTACTGGAGAAATCAAGAGATTCACGCTCGATCAAGTATCTTATTCCGACTATGGACAGTGGGGAACTAACCGAAACGATGTTCGCGGTCATCTTGATGCCGCTATCAGACCGCTAAACCAGCTGAGAGCTATTGAAGACGCTCTGACGGTCACTAGAATCAACAGAGCTCCTGAAAGAAGACTGTGGAACGTGTTCATCGGCCGTGCTAACGACGCTAAAGCGACAGCAATGGTCAACGACGTCAAGAACAAGTACAGAAAGACCCTGACGATCAACCCGGTCACTGGCGTCATCGAGAGCTCAAAGAACGTCCAGAGTTTCACTGAAGACATCTTCGTTGGAAAGACAGACCAGGGCCAGGGAACTACCGTCGAACCGATCAAGTCTTCGACAGAGTTCAACGGACAGATGGACGACGTCAAGATGTTCCAGCAGCAGGTCATGGACGCACTGCTGTTCCCAGCACAGCGTTGGGCTAATCCGGAAGGAGGAACTCAGGCATCTCTATCACCTGAACAAGAGATCAACGAGATCACGTTCCAGGAGATGTGTAGAGAACTCGCTCAGAAATACTGCGACGAGATCATCAAGCACACGTTCCTCGTGCACCTAAAGATGGTAGGCTTCAAGAAGAAATATCTTGATCCAGCTCTATACAACATCTCTCTGAACGGAGCTAACAACTTCGAAAAGATCAGACAGATAGCTGTATGGGAGAAGATGGGCGGGCTGCTCAGTCAGCTTCAAACTATGCTGCCTTCTCTTGCTAACGCTAAAGCAGACTCCGAAGAGCCAAAGCCTCTCATCTCTAAGCAGTACATGTACAGCTCTATCCTCAATATGTCGGATTCTGATATTCTCAAGAATCAGCAGTGGATCCAGGAGGAGTCGGATGCTCTACTAGACGCTGCTAAGGCTGCAAAGGACGAATCTGCGCCAGAAGATGAAGATGAAGATCTCTCTGGAGAGGATGACGATATCGGCTTCTAGTCCGATGTATAGAGGGATCGAATGAGATACTCGATCAAAGACGTCAAGAGAATCTATGACTTCTTCGATCGAGATTTCTTTTTGCGAAATTTTGGTAAGAAACTAGGAAAATCCAAAATAACGACTGACATATCGACTGCACAAAACTGGTTCGGAGAAGAAGACTTCGAAAACTCTAGCGGACTGTCGTACTCAGAAGACGGAGAACAGCTTATCTACGTGAACCGGTTTCTTCTCGACAACTTGAGGCCTCTCGCCAACACGATTCTTCACGAAATGATACATATCTACGACTGGCGGGAGAATCCTCACAGAAGATCGTATAGAAAATCTCATGGCGCCTTCTGGACTAGAGTTTCCCAGATCGCTAACGAACGCTATGAGAAGAGAATCGGAAAGATAGAGCAATACAGCACAGATCTTGAGCTTGAGAAGATGAGCAGATCAAGACTAATACACAGCACTAAGTCCTTGTCCAACGCGTACATAGTGATACTGCAGTCTGGAGCGAAAGTCCCCATAAAGACGCTGAATGCCGTCCAAATTGAGCGAATTAAGCACACTTCTGCCGTCGCAGTGTATCGAGTTCACTCAAATCTTTCCCAGACGAAAACGAATCGAGTGAAGAAGTTCTTAAATTTCAATAAGCTTCTGGAGACCATCGAGGCCAATCCAGCAGTGCTAGACGAGCTTGATATTGACCTGAACGAACAAGCAGATGCAATCTTCACAAAGTTGTCAGTTTCTCTTTAAGAGAAAAACATAATTTAATCAAGTAAAATATCATAAAAATATAGAAATAAGGGTTTAGAAGCTGTCACAAACATAGTATATTGACATAAGTTAACTCTCCTAAAAAGGTATAAATAAGCTATAACTTTAAGGAAGAGCTAACATGACTACAATGACAGTCGACACTCTAGATATGGTAAAACTCAAAGACGGCTCACACAACTGTGTAGCGATCTTCAAAGCTACACTGAACGGCATTTTCCGCATCACTGGCGTAAAGCTGTTCAATGACCCGCAGATGGGGAAATGGTGGCTGAAGTTCCCTGTGAACGAAAGCAACCACAAGCGACTTCCCTTCTTCTCGTTCGTGAATCGCGAGGATTATCAGCATCTCCTAGAGTGCGCGAAGAACGAATTCTTGGGTGACTCGGATGAAGAAGAAACATACGTGGGCTAACGCCATTCCAAAGACCCGTCGCGAGAAAGACGTGATGAGGATGATAAAGAATCCGGCCGAGTGCAAGCGCATGATGGACTTGCTCGGTACCGCGACAAAAGTTACTGAAAACCTAAACAAGTTCGAAACCGACAAGTTCAAGACGGTCGATGAGATAGTCTTGTTCGTGTCTACACATCTCTCTGATGAGTTTCCTCAGAAGGAAATTCTACAAGAAGAGCTGAAAAGCTTAGTGGAGAGATATGAAGAACGAATCATACTTGCAGAAGGAAACGATAAAGGTGCCCCAGTTTGTTGTGGGCGGTGAATACCAGGACGAAAAGGGGAACGACTATCGGGTTCTGTCCATAACGGGCGACTTGATGGAAGCTAAATTCAACTTCGTCAAGAAAAAGTTCAAGATTGTGCCCTGGGGTTCGACTATGGCTGCCGTGAATTGCGGAAGGGTCTGGTTCAAGAGCGCTGCTAACAATCCTGCGCTGCTTGAAGAGGACGAGAGCTGCAACATCATCCAGCGTGGAAAGTACAACACCCTGAAGAAGATGACCCCAGAAGAAAAGAAACTCTACCGTCGTGAGCGTGCTAGAAAGCGTCGCAAAGCGAGACGTGAGGCTGCAAAGGCTGCTAAAGCCGAAGCAGAAAACAGCGTATAAATAACACAGAAGATACTCTACACACAGAGGAACAACTAACATGGCATTTCATGATTTCTTAGAAAGTCAGAGAAACCCCGCTCCACAGAGAGAGCCTCAGTTCGAGGTAGACGAAGGGGACAACTATGAGGAAAAAGAACCTCGGCGCGAGCGTAAGTCGAGCCGTGAACGCTTCGACGACGAAGATTCTAAAGTACTTGACGAAGTAGAATTCTACAAGGAGCGTCTGTACAAGAAGATCGATTCCTGCTTCATCCGTTATGGCCTAGCGGGCCTTAAGAAGATCGATGAGGGCATCGCAGATTCTCTCGCTAGGTACATCGACAGTCTCAAGGGTGGAAGATACTACGAAGACAGACCTCAGTACTCACGTCCGTTTCCTAGCTACCGTCGTCCTCAGGAAAGAGCACGTTACAGAGAAGATGAGCTCGACGATCTCGATGAAGCAGAGGAAAGTCTGCCACGCAGTCCAGAGTCGAAGCCAGCGCCAAAGCCGTTCAAGAAGCCAGTCAAGATCGAAGGATCTAACCCGAATCCTGTTCCTAAGAGAGCCGGTGAGCCGAACCTTCAGGCTGGCGTATACAATCCAGAGCTGCTCAACGCTATCCTAACGGACGTGATTCCGCCGACCGAGATTCATCAGGTCGAGATTCACAGCAACATTCCAGTTCCGCAGAAGAAACAGCAAGCTGCACCGCAGAATGTTGACTTCGCACCGCTTCCTGAAGAGATGCAGGAGCAAGAACAGCCGCAGGAAGATACATACGAGCAGCCCGTCGAGACCTATCAGGCGCCGCAGCAAGCTGAATCGAGCAACTTCGATCTAGCAGATGTGATGCTCGCTGGCGCTGGAAACACCGACGTGAGCTTGATCGTTCCTCCGACCATCGAAGAGCCAACATCTGAGAACTTCGTATCAGACGCTGATCTCGATGCTCCGATCGTCGAGTCAGAGAAGCAGACGCCTATCGAGATGCCTGCACCGAAGAGAAGAAAGAAGAAGTAATGAGCGAGATAACGTTAGAAGAGCTAGAGAATCAACCCTTCGTACAGGCCCACAAGGACTTGTACAAGGTAGCTCTTGAGCGTGGAAAATACTCAGACAAAGCATTCTGGGACGATCTTGACAGCGACGTTCGAGATTCAGTGAAAGAACAGCTCAGAAAGTACGGAAGTAAGCCAGTTTGGAGGATGCTGAAGTGATGGAAGTGCTAAACAAGTGTTTTGAGCGCCTAGAAGAGGCCTCTGCGGGAGACAACAAGCACTTCCTTGAGAAACTACAGCGTAACTGCAAAATGGCCGTAGCAGCGATGGAAAGCGATAATGTCATCAGTGAAGCTCAGAATGACTTGAAGAGCTTGAAGGCTATGAACAAGAAGATATCGATGTCGACTCACTCGAGAAGCATCGACAACGTTCTTGTCTACATCTTTCTGAAGAATCTCATGACTGTACCTTCGACTACGAAAGCCTACAAGCTCGGCCTGATCGACAAAGACGGAAAGCTTCTCCGTGAGCCGAAGACTCCTGAAGAGAACGACTGTATCTCTAACTTGGATCTCTTCACTGCTCAGTTGAGAAAGTGGATGCGTCCTTACATGAACAGGCTATCGAAGATGTCTTGGGTACGCTCGATGGACTCTAACTACCGCATTCAGAATGCTCTAGGAAACTCTGACAGCTTATCTAAGCGTGCAACTGTGATGCGTGTCAACGACGAGCTCGATCGTATACTGGAGGGCTGAGATGGGCTGTCCAGTCTGTGAGAGCGCTTATAAGCAGTACGGATTCACTCTTCGTGAAGGTATGCATTGCTACACTGCTAGCGAGAAAGCTTGCTGTCCCAAGAAAGTCACTGTTACAGCATTCACGTCGCAAGAAGTGAAATTTACGACTAAAGACGGCGTAGAGCACTCGAAGCCGTTCTTAGAGTTCATGAAGTCGTCTTGGATCGACCGTAGCTTCTAAAAAGACTATATTTCCGCAGTCTCGATAAATAACGTATGCTAGACAGCAGATTCATATATGATGTAGATGCTACGACTCTTCCTCTATCGAAAGAGCTATTGAAATCTTGCATAAACAGCAAGCCTATATACGCTTATGTTCTATGCAAGTACGAAGACCTGATCACTACGATAAACACTATCAATCATGCCGAAGAGATCAATGGCACTCTGAATGGGCAGATGCTTTTCGATAGCATCAACAACCCAGTAACGAGTTTCGACTGCGTGATCAAGATCGAAGGTTTGAAGAAATCTGACGACAACTACCTGGATCACGTCATCCGTTCTAACGACGACTGCACTTGGACTGACTTCCGTACGTACTCGAAATCTCTCAGAAAAGAGATATGCGGTCTAAAGTCCACGATTTTCAGAAAATCTCTATGGAATCGTGACTCTATAGATACTTGGTTCAGCGTAAACAAAATCGATCTGCCAGACGAGGTCAAGAATTCATTGGCGACTGACTGGGAGTTGTTTTTGGATACCGTGCTGAGAAGCTCAGATCGTGACTCGTACATCTCTTCATGCTCGGACGACAGCAAGAAGCTATATGCCGACTTGATCAACAAGAACGCTAAGAACTTGTTCGACCGATACAGAGTTGAGCTAATGGCACACGCTCAACAGCAGAACAAGAACGACGAGACTGTAGTCGTGATCAAACCAGTCGTAAGCAAGATCTACATCATGTCGAACAACTACGCAAAGTGCCAGAGAGACTGGCCTACGCTTAGAGTCTCACCACTAAATAAGAAAAGCTTAGAAACACTGGGGCTGTATCTGTGATTCCAATCAAGACATTCGTACCAACTATAGAACCGAGAGAATATGATGCCGTGAACGACATCACGTATCTCGACAACTCATACGGCGACTCGATGTGCAAGAAATACAATCGAGCTATCGACATGATCGGAGATTATCAGGGCTGGGTTTGCTTCAGGCATGACGACCTCGAAATTCGTACTCCAGCAGACATCGTACAGGCTAGACTGAGACAAGCTTACGAGAAGAACCAAGTCATCGCTGGAGTCATCGGAACATTCAATCTGGATTATCTCATGCACTGGTGGTACCCTGACCGCGAAGTCAACGGCTGCGGATACATCCTACAGAAAGTGCTAGACGAGAACAAGAAGCCAGTCGTACCAGAGAAGACGTACGAGATGAAGGAATGGGCTGGTTTTCACGACGGAGTAGCTACAGTAGACGGCTGCGTCATGTGGATCCACACTGACGCGTTCAAGCATATCCGTTTCGACGAGAAGATCAAGGGATATCACTTCTACGATGTAGATATCTGCCTGCAAGCGCTCAGAGAGCATCTTGGCGTATGCACAGTTCCCATCGTAGCATGTCACGAATCTGCTGGAGATTTCGACAAGAAAGAAATGGACAAATTGAGAGTGTACGTATTCGACAAATGGTCGAGAATCGCTAACACTTTTCCGATCAACAAATATTCGATGTTTAGGAGGGATGATGAAATTGAGATTCCTGGAATTTCTGACGGAGAATCAGAACAGCCAAGCGCAGAACCCGCTGAACGAGAAAGAAAACCTGATTCAGCTAAGGGACAACTTCAAAAAGGTCTTTCCGTATTCGGACTATAAGAATATACGCATCATCTCTTCCTCTACCAAAGGAAAGGATACGCTCACGTTGATCTGCAGCGGCATTATCGAATCCAGAGATCAGGCTGCTCCATACAAGGTGCTAGTTCAGTTCCATAGAAAGACCATAGAAGAGCCCTGGACGATCAATTCTGTAGCTGAAGTCAAGTGTACGTGCAACGCATTCCGCTACAACGTCGCATATCCGCTCTACAAGAGCAAGAACTACGCAGGTAGAGTGCCAGGAAACTCCACAATTCCTAACAGGGTAGTCAACGCTAAACAGATCCCAACTTTCTGTAAGCACATTTACGCTTACTTGAGATATCTTATCCAACAGAAAATCATATCACTGTAATTTTACTAAATTTTAACTGTTATGAGCAAGAAGAGCAAATTTCTGAAAACTGGAACAAGCGAAAAAGAAAATCAGGTCAGCGAAGCTACATTGTCCGAAGTGCTTGAAGATAACATCAAAGAGTACGGCATGTCTGTCATCGAAGATCGAATGATCCCGTCAATTAGAGACGGATTGAAGCCGTCTCAGCGCCGCCTCTTGAAGGCTATGTACGACTTGAAGGCTTGGAACACATCTCCAACTGTAAAGTCGGCTAGAGTCACTGGCGACTGCATGGGCAAGTATCATCCGCACTCTGAAGCTTATGGCGCACTGGGCGGTCTAGTGAATCAGACCTACAGTCTAGTTCAGGGTCAGGGAAACTGGGGAAGCCTCGATGACGAGCCAGCAGCGCCGAGATACACCGAGTGCCGTTTCAGCAAGCTCGGTCAGAGATGCTTCGAGAGCTACGAAGTCGCTGACGAAGTTCCTAACTTCTCTGGCGAGTATATGGAGCCAATCGACATTCCGATGGACTTCCCGCTATTCTTCGTCAACGGAGGAAAGGGTATCGGCGTGGCTGTTCGTCTAGAGACGCTCGACCACAACCTTGAAGAGATCGTAAACGCTCTCAAGATCGTCCTGAAGAAGGGCGAGAAGACTAAGATGGAAGATCTGTTCAAAGTCTTTCACGGTCCCGACTCTGTCTACGGAGGAAAGCTGCTCACTTCCAAAGAAGAATTGAAGAGCATTTACGAAACTGGCACTGGCAAGGTCTCTTACGAGTGCGACTACACGATCACTCCGCAGGGCAGAGACAAGTATCTGCTCACTGTGACTGGGTACTGCCCTGGCTTCAAGCCGTCAAAGTTCCAAAACGCTATGATCAAGCTGATGACTGGCGAGAAGTGCGTGCTAGACGCTAACGACGCTAGCGATAAAGAGAACAAGTGCAATTTCCAAGTCGTCTATCAGGGCGAAGACACTTTCGAAAATAAGATCCACAAGAATCTGATCTGCTCACAGGCTGTTCAATACTACGCGCTCGATCGTCAGAAGAGCAAGAACCCCGAATTGAGAGACATCGACACGGTTCTCATCCAGAAGTCATTCATCGAGTACATGAGAATCTGGCTCGACTGGAGAAGAGAGCAAGAGGGTAACCTTCTCGATATTCGCGCAAAAGAGCTTGACGACAAGATGTTCCATGTCGAGTGCCGTATGTGCGCCGCAGAGAATCTGAAGGTCATTCAGGCTGCTCTGAACGCCGATGACGCTGAGTCTCACTTGATGAACAATCTGCCGTATCTCATGGGTCATCCGAGAGCGAAAGAGGGTGCAGAATATGTTCTCGACCTGAAGATCGGATCCATCAAGAAGACAGATATGCAGAAGATGCGCCTAGAGTTCGGCGCACTCGATCAAGAGCTGCAGCGCGTCAAGAAGGACAAGAACGACATCGACAAGGTCGTAGCTAGAAAGCTTGACTCGCTGAAGGAGTTCTTCAAGCCGAGAATGCTCAAAGTCCAAGATTAGAATTTGTCATATACCTCCTAAGACCTAGGCTCGGGTGAAATATCCCGAGCCTTTTACGTTTTTCTCAATAAATATCTCATAACTAACCAGCGTGGTCAACTATGAGTATCGAGACATCAATTGACGCTCTCTGTCGCGAATTCGACATCGAAGACAGAAGAGCCGATGAAAAAGCTAAACCTACACTTCCTGATCCAGTCGAAGAAGTAGCAGCAGTTGAGCCCGAAGAGCCAGTTGCGCAAGATCCGATGAGTTTCCTTGAAGAGGAGACAGGCGATCTAGTGAAAGCAGTTCCAGAAGATGACGAGGACGAGGAAGACGAGAACGGTGGACACGGTCCATCGGTTGCCGACTTGAAGAAGAAAGCTCAAGAAGACAACAAAGAGATCGTCAAGTTAGAAGCCGAAGTCAAGCTCAAGACCATGACTCAGCGTTATGACCTTGAAGACAAGGCATACATGAAAGCTCAGCTCAAGTCTCTGATCTCCGACAACAGGACAGTGATGGAAGTGATCGAGTCGCAGCTGAAGATAGGCACGAATCCGCACCTGTTCGACACTTACGCTACTCTGTCTAAAGTCGTGGCTGACAACGTGATGCGTCTAGCTAAGATCGACCAGATGGTAACCGACTACAAGGTCGTAGAGGACAAGGGTAACGGCAACATCAAGCAGGACGTCATCAAAGAGCAGCAAGAAGCCGCAGCTGCTGGCCAGGGCGGTGGAAACACGTACATCCAGAACAACCTCTGCTTCGCATCTGACGAGATTCTCAAGATGGTCAAGAAAGTTCTTCCTCCGCAGCAGAAAGTCACGATGGAAGATCTGCCGAAATTCGATCTCACCTAAGAAAACGCAAATAAATAAAACTATAAGACTATCATGGGTAGACCTCTTTACACAAGATTCTCGATTTTCTATCGCATCAGCAGGAAAGATGAGTTCCTTCGTAAGCTGATCATGAGCCTGTGCAATCGCAACGACCTGTCAGACTACGAAGTTCTATACGACATGTACTCTAGAACTTTCGACATCATAGCAGACGCGATAAAGAATCACGACAAGAAACGCATCATGATGTTGATAATGAACGAGAATTGCGAGGCTAAGCTGAATCGACGAATTTACGACTACTTAGTATGCGCAAATACGTTCAAGCTGTCGAAGAAGAATTTGGAAGAGACCTTGGAAAATCAGGAGTTTTAAGCATGGAAATGAATCTAGAATCGATCAAGAAATATGTCAACGAGACGGTTGAGCCTGTCGATTTCGTCAAGCTTTTGACAGAAGCTGAACCAGAGGATGGTCCAGAAGAAGATCTCGGTGGAGACGACGGTCCTTCTGACGACGATGGCGATTTCGGCGGTGATGACGATATCGGCGGTTCAGATGACTTTGGAGGTCTAGACGACGGTGGAGATTTTGGCGGAGGCGGTCCATCTGGCGGTCCTCACGGAGATTCCGGAGAAGACCTAGGTGATGAAGAAGAGGCTGTCGGAGATGCCCGATTCGCTGACCGTGAAGACGATCCAGACTTCGTAGGCGGTTCTAACGAAGAAGGAAGCGCTGCTGAAGGAAAGCCATCTGGAGCAATGATCTATGACACCGAAGGAGTTCTCGACAGCATCAACAACACTATCAACGCTAGTGACGTCAATCTCGCTGAGATCGACAAGGCTAAGAACGTACTTGAAGTGATCGCGAACGGAAAGAAGCTTAAACCAGAAGATTTTGACGATATTCAAGATTTTCAGAGTTTCTCCGATATCATCAACAGATCTCTGTTCCAGACTGACGACAAGACTCAGAACTACTTCAAGCTGAAGATCAAGTCTGCTATCCTGGCTATCCAGAATCAGAACAAGATCGACGCTGCTAAGAAGGCTGGAGAAGTCGATACGCTTCGTGATTTGGCTTCAAAATTCTAGAAATTCACGATAAATAGAGAGAAAAGTTGACGTTTCTCACAAGAATTGTTGACTTTTCTCATGAAAAAAGCAAATTTTCAGAGAAAATTCTGAAATATATAAATCATAAGCCGGAGGAAATAAATGGATAAAATCGCAGAAAAGCTCCAAGCGCTAGGCGTCTCAGAAGAAGACTTGGCTATTGTCAAGGAATCTTTTGACGAAGCTGTGGAAGCTAGAGTTAAAGCTGAAACCAATCTTATTTCCGAGAAAGCAGAGGAATACATCGCAAGAGAAGTTGACAAGAGAGCTGCAGAAAAGGAAGCAGAGCTTGGCAAACTCTCAGAGAAGTATCTCGACATCAAGACGGCAACAATCGCTAAGAACGCTGCTATGGCTCTTGATGAAGAAAAGAAGAAGATCGAAGATGCTTGTGCTAAGTACATCGAAGAGAACTTCGAAAAGGCTTTCGCGGAAAAATACGAACAGGAATTGGCTTTGATGGAAGAGTCTATCCTCGCGCAGCTTGACGACTATCTTGACTACGCTATCGTCGAGAACATCTCTCCCGATATCATCAAGAATGCAGCTGTCAACGAGACATTCGCTCCTATCATCAAGGGAATCCAGAACCTCTATCAAGAACAGTTTGTTCCTCTCAACACATCTGGCCAGAAGAAGCTCAAGGAAGCTCAGGCACACGCTGCTCAGCTCGAAGAGACTCTCGCTGCTCAGATCCAAGAGAACATGAACCTCACCAACATGTCTGAGAAGTACGCTAAGCGCGCTCTGATCGCAGAAAAGGTCGCTGACCTTCCGGCTGCTGACAGAAACAACGTCAGAAAGTTCTTCGCCGAGAAGTCTTTCGCTACTACTAAGTCAGACATCGATTCTTACTGCAACATGCTCAAGGAGTCTGCAAAGAGAATCGAAGAGGCAAGAGAACAGGCCATTCGAGAGAGCAAGGTTCAGATGACTGCTCCGAAGAGCATCGTCGCGGAATCCTCAAGACCGAGACCTAGGTCTTTCGTGAAGTCCTATTCTGAGGACAACACTCCAGACTTCGTAAACGAACGTATCAAATCACACAAACAGTCCAGACGCTTGGACGAAAGCAGCGACGAGTACCTCACCTCAGTGGCTAAGTACTGCGAGCTGTAAGGAATAAGAATTTTCAAGGAGTAAAAGAGAATGAAAATCCTAAATTCACAGAAGACAATCACTGAGGCATGGAGCGAAAAGCCAAATGCACTCTCTGTTGCATCTATTCAGGACAAGTATATTCGTGCTAACACTGCAAAGTTGCTTGAAAACCAGGACCGCTGGGTCAAGAAGGGCATGAGACTTGACGAAGACTTCAGCATGGGCGTTGCTGGTGCTACTGGTCTCAACCAGGGCATTCCGCATGGTGGCCCGGGTAAGGGCGTTCTTCCGAACATCTCTATGGCTATCGTCCGTAGAGCATTCCCGGAAATGTTCGCAAACGTACTCGTCGGTGTTCAGCCTATGGCCGGTCCGGTGTCTCTCGCTTGCGCAGTCCGCAGAATCTACAAGACCTCGAATCCTCAAGAAATCATCGAAGCTGCTTGGAAGCACGTCGCTCGCTTCTCTGGCTTCACTGGCTCTACCGCTAACGCCTCTGGCGAACCGGATGCCGGTACCGCTGTCGAGACTGAAGCTGCAGAACGCTGGAAGCTCGGCGGAGACGCTAACAAGTTTGAGAAGTGGCCGGAACTCGGTCTCATGCTCGCTACGCAGGTCGTGGCAGCTAAGACCCGTAAGGTCGGATCTAGCTTCTCTATCGAGTCTGCTCAGGACATCGAGTCTATGCAGCACCTCGACATGATGAGCGAGATGATCAAGACCTGTCAGGAAGAGCTCGTCCAGGAAACCGACCGTGAGACTATCGCTCACTGTAAGGCTCTCTGCACACCGAAAACCTACAAGTTCGCGGAAGGCACTACGAGTGGATCTCCTAACGATCCGAACCTCGCAGGCTTCGGCGACGGCTGGAATGGCCGTTGGTCTCAGGAAAGACTCGCAAACATCGTCGCTAAGCTCATTGGCGCTTCGAACAACATCCGTACCAGCACTCGTACCAGCTCTGGTAACATCGCTGTCGTATCTCCGGACATCGCAACTGCTCTGCAGATCGCTGCTCCGAACTTCAGCAAGATCGTTACAAACGTCAACGGTAGCTCTGCAACCGCAGCTGCAGGTACTCTAAACGGAAACATCAAGGTCTTCATCGACAACAACGCTGTTGACCCGATGACCGGTATCGATAACGGTGAAGCACTCATCGCATACAAGGGCGAAGGCCTCTCTAACTGCGGTGTGGTATACTGCCCGTACATCACCAGCTTGACACTTCAGGCTACTGATCCTCGCGACTTCTCTCCGAGAGTTGGCGTGATGAGCAGATACGCCTTCGCCGACAACATGCTCGGCGCTGAGAACTACTACAGACTTCTCAGATTCGAAGGACTTGCTTCTAAGGTTGGTTTCGATACTAACGACGAAGGCACTTGGTAATCAGGGTGAAATTTAACAATAAGGAGAATTTTGACAATGTACAAACTACCTTCTAAGTCACAGTATCACATTGGTAACGACAAGCGAATCCCGGATTCTGCTTTCGTCGCCTCCAGCTATGTTGATGGCATCTACACCCAGTTCGCCGAAGGCGTGAACGGCTGGCTGGATGTCCAGGAAACCTTCAAGCTCAATCTCCCGCAGTCCGGTTGGGGCTTCGCAGAAGGCGATCCGAAGGCAGCACTTGCTTCCGGTCTCGTCACTTCCGCACTCTACACCAGCGGCTACGACAAGGCTACTTCTGACATCGTCAAGAAGCAGTTCCCGCAGATCGAGACTTCTGGTCGTTCCGACTATGTCGGTATCGAGCAGGCTTAATCGACAAGCTGACCAAACATTCAGAAAGAGAGGAAGAATTCTTCCTCTCTTTTCTTTTTTGTCCAACTTACGATTTGACAAAGTTTCTCTAGAGCGCTGCTACGATACGATGAGCACGTTCGATCTGATACTTGTCCCAAGCGGACTTGTTGCGCTTCCACTTCTTTGTATCAGCGCCAGCGATCCACTTGTAGTCTTCTTCAGAAATCACTTTAGCGTACGAGTTTGACCTCTCGCTCGGCATGCACTGCATTCTCGTGCCGTCAGTGAATTCAACATACCAACAGCCACATCCCTGCTTGTTCAATCCCTTAGCTGCCATTTTCTTCTTTGTGTGATAGATGTAGATCGGAGAGGATACGAATTTTCTCATAGTTTATTCCTTGTTGATTAGGTCAGTTTTTGATCAACTCTCTTTTGAGTTGTAAAGATAATATACTTTTTTATGAACAATTTCTAAACAGAAATCTTAATTTTTTGAAGTAAAAATAACTTTACAAATATGCTGTGAAAATGGGCTGTGGAGAAATTCAAAAGCCATATAAATTCCTTATATTTCAACTGAATAAGTAAAAGGAAAATTCCACTAAAATGCTAAAAATAAACAGTGAGAATGACAAGAATTTAGTATTGTTCTACTTAGCCGATAATTCAGGATGCAGCCACGTACGATGCCGTTTCTTCGCTGACTATATCAACGCAAACGATTTCGGAATCAAGGCAGTCATCCTTCCAGTGCCAACGTTAGATCCTATCATCTTGTCTAAGACTAGAGCAGTAATCTGGCAGAAGCCAGCGACATACAATCATCTGACAGTGATTCAGAAATACAAGGGTTTTCAGAGAAAATACGGCTTCAAGCTCATCTACGAGCTCGATGACCTGTTCTTCACCTCTCCGATTCGTGGAGAATGTCTACCTCCATACAACATCAGCTATCAGAGAAGAAAAGATCTGAATCTCAATGAAGAGATCGAAGATGCTCTTCACCAGATTATCCCGCTATTCGACACAGTCATGTGTTCCACTGACTACTTGAAGAAGGTAGTGATCCAGAAGTACAATTTCGACAACGTAGTGACAGTCAAGAACACTGTGCCGAGATTTCTCTGGGCTTGCGACAGAAGAAAGCCGATCGAGAAAGACATCGAAAAGCCTCTCGTTCTGTATTCTGGAGTGTCTGGACATTACAGAAACCCTAAGGGCGAAGGCGATCCGGGAGACTATGGAGACTGGAACTGCGCATTCCGTGAATGGGTACTCAAGAACGTGATCGACGACAAGATCAACTTCAAGATCATGGGAGATTTCCCGTGGTTCTTCAAGCCTATCGCGCCGAAGATTCAGTTCATCCCTTGGACTAACTCGTACAACTATCCGAGACGTTGTTGGAGCAGCAAAGCGGACTTTCAGATCGCTCCTCTCGCCGAGAACGAGTTCAACATGGGAAAATCTGCGCTTCGATTCTACGAGTCTTCAATCGCGGGCATGGGCTTCTTCGGATCTGTGTTCGACACTTCAACTGATTCTCCATACGAAGAGATCTATCCAGAGTGCAAGATCAAGAATTCAGCTTCAATCGAAGAGCTTGACCAGAAATTCTGGAACATGTGCAAGAGAGACAACTTCAACGACATGATCCGCTGGCAGTACGACAATCTTGACAAATCTGGTCTGATTCTAGAATCAACAGACGCTATCAATAGACTTCTGTCAGTCATAGACAGAAATACTTCCCTTCTGGAGTCGATATAATGGCTAAAGAGAAGGGAATCATTCTGAACGGAGTCGTTCTCGAAGCTCTCGGCGGAATTCGTTTCAAGTGTGCGCTAGAGAACGGACAAGAAGTGCTATGTACTCTGTCCGGAAAGATGCACGGTAAAAACTTCATCAGGACCAACCCAGGAGACAAGGTGCAGATCGAAGTCTGTCCATACGATCTGACACGCGGACGAATCATCTATCGCGAGAGATAGACTGATATATAGACAGATAAGGAGATGTCCTTCATGAAGATCAACAATAGAGAGTTGAGACAGCGAATTCTCGACTATCAGGCTGGCGGTATCTCAACTAAAGCGTATGAGCAGCTGTGGGACGACTTGAGAGAGATTTGCGCTTATCAGATCAAGAAATCTAAGAACGACAAAGCATACTACGACTTTATTCAGGACATGGTGATATACGTTCTCGAACACTATATTCAGAACTTCACTGTCTTGAACGACGAAGGAAAGGAAAACTCGGCTCTAGCGTTTATGCTTCAATCGGCGTATTTCAGCAAGCTCGTTCTATGGAACAACAAGTACAAGCACGAGACTAACGAGTTCGCTACTATGAACACAGCGTCAGCAGACAGTGACGGAAACTCTACAGAGCTAGTCAACACTTGGTCTAACGAAGCTTACAGCGAGATGTGGACTCACGCTTGGGGCAAGTCGCTTCCAATCGATCCGAACGCTAAGATAAAGAAGAAAAAGAAGAAGAAACAGAAAGATATCTACGACGAGAACGGTAAAGAAGTCGACGTAGAGATCGAGGTCGAAGAAGATGAGTAGTTATCTGAACACTATGGACAGTCTTTCTGGAATTCAAGCAGAGGACAGCATACTAGAATACCTCGCTAAGCGATTCAAGAAAGAGGGCAGAACATGGGTGTTGGTCCATTCTGTCTGTTCAGACGAGTTAAGATATCGTGCTAAGCTTCCTAACGTGATCACGTGGATAGAGAGCACTAAGAAGAACTCTCAACTCGGAGACATACGAATCTTCCATGGAGATATTCACGGACGACCGTTAAGAGACAAGTGCGTATATGTCGACGTGAAATACTCTAAGAAGTGGGACTACGCGTCCGTAACGTTCAGAAGAACTGGAACTGACGCTAAGAGCGACGCTATGAGACATCTCTGTGGTTTCGTTGGATCTGGAATTTCTCCAGACGACTTCTGGTATCTCGCTCTCGGAAAGAAAGGAACCTATATCTTCACATTGAGAGACGTTCAGAACTTCATCAAGCATACTTCCGAAGAAGAGATGAACAAGATCTGTCATCTCGGCAACTTCAACGACCTAGACACTTGGTTCATGCCGTTCGACAGAATCGTGGACACCTGCATGTCGTATGATCTAGATACTTGGATCGAACAAGTCGTAGAGCCGAGGCTAGACTGATGGCAGTGACTCCTTCGAACGATATTCTCAACGGGTACTTCTACACGTTCATCTACAAGGCTAGAGACAACTCGCTCGAGGTTGACGAGAGTCCATTGATTTTCTGCATAGGTCCGTCGTTGAAGAACGAGAACAACTTCATGGGGCTCAACTTGCATAAGCTCTCTGAGCAGATGAGAGAATCTCTAATTATGGGCATGCAGAAACGAAAAGGAATACTGAATAGCGTTTCTAGAGCCGTATTCAGCCCTATAGAGCTCAATTCAATCTTACCGGGATGTATATCAGCTATACGTGAATACAGCCGCAAACGTGTCTTCTATGCGCAAAGAATCGACTCTACAGACATATATCTGTACATCTACGGAGATGGAAAAGAACGTGTTGACCGAAATGCTCCAAAATACCAGAGAATCTCTGAAAAATGGAAGGGTCTTATAAATAATAAGCTATGATTAGAAAGATTGCAATCGACATGGACGGCGTAGTCGTCGACTTCCTCAAAGGCGCATACAACGCTGGTATCTTCAATCCTGAGACTGGCGAGATGGACGAGCAGAAGCTAGTCGAAGCCGATGAACAGTTCTGGGCTAATCTTCCAGTACTGACAGAGGGTCTATGGCTATACTCTCGTCTCTACGCTTTCTCTAAGAAGAACGACTTGACATTGTACGTGCTGTCTCACGCTATCAACGAGGCAGCTAAAGCCGGAAAGCGAGAATGGATCCAGAAGAATCTCCACACGAATCCAATGGAGATCGTTCTCGTCGCTAAGAGGTCTGACAAGAAGGATTTCGCTGATCCTGAGACGCTTTTGATCGACGACTATCCTAAGACTTGTGAAGAGTTTGTCGCTAACAAGGGTCACGCCATCGTATTCCATCGAAATGACTTCAAGAAGACGTTGGAAGACTTGAGGGTCTATCTGAATGAAATTAAGTGATTATGTCAGATCGTTACAGGAATCAGTTGAAGAGACAAGCGTCTCTTTGACTAAGTCTAGTGATGGAAATCTTCAAACCGAGATTGATGAGTTGATCGAAAAGTCCGAGAACAAATGGATCGGAAAACGTCTCTCCGACAACTCGATATATCTCTTCAACAACAAGCACTACATCAACATCACGAATCTCAGAAACGAGATCGCACAGCTGTACGCTACAAAGGGCTTCACCGGATCTGGATTCGACAGACTCACAGAAGAAGAGCTATGTGTCTACAAGACGGTCAAGGAAATCTTCATTCAGCTGATCGCTCAGTCTCTCGGCCCAGAGCTGAGTCCTAAAGAGACGGCGCAGTCTCTGTTCGACCGTGAGATCTTCTACGCTTAATTTTTGTTGTGCAACCCACTAGCTGCTGGAATTTTGTTCCAGCAGCATTTTTGTAAATTGTCATAGAATATTAAAGAGGAAAACTCAATATGAACGTAACTATCGACAACGCTACACTCGAAGGCTACAAGGCCTTCACGAAGAAGGAAGATCTGATCGTCTACTCTCAGATCGTTATCAAGACTAACGAAGAGGGTCCTATCGAGCTTCTCCGCTACTTCAAGAACAACACAGACAGAGCTGATCTCGAAAAGATCGCTGACTCCGACAGCTGGAAGAACTACACGCTCGACATGCACGACGAGATCGATCTCGAATTCGGCGAAGCTAAGATCGAGTGCAAGGTCACCGAAGTAGCTGTGAAGCGCAACCTCAAGAAGCAGAAGTCCGTCTACAAGATCACTTTCGAGACAGACATGGATCCCGAACAAGTTTCCAAGATGGTCATCCCGTACTTCCACGCTCGTGTCGAAGACGATGAGCCAGAGAAGCCAGGCAAGATGCCGAAGGGTCCGAAGTACAAGAAGCAGATGTTCCTTGCGACACTCAGCAACTAAGGAGCAGTCATGACAGTAAAGATGTACACAACCCACTGCCCTAAGTGCGACGTCATGGAGAGAAAGCTGAACGAAGCGAACATCCAGTTCGAAGCTATCGACGACATGGCTAAAGTGCTGGAGGTCGCTAAGTCTGGTGGATTCTCTATGGCTCCTATCCTTGAAGTCGACGGCAAAGCTATGGACTTCAAAGACGGAATCGAGTGGATCAGGAAGAACGCTGAGTAGCTCGGAAAAGGTCAATTTTAGAAGATCCGACTCCTATATATAATTGACACAACCGCTACAAACTGCAGAGGAAAGGTTCTATGTTAGAAGCTAATGATGATGTTCTCGGCTTAAATTGGAAATATAAGAAGATTTTCTCAGCAGATTCTCCCGAAAAAGACTAGAAATTGACAAGCGAGACGCTATGACGGCGCTCGCCCTGTCAATGTTGTAGCTTCACTAAATTTTACGAACGTAAAGGAATTCAAATGGCAGTCAACAATTCAGTATTCAACATTCCCCTAAAGGTCAACAAGGACTTCAGCAAGGCTCTAAACAATCTCGAAGAAGCATACGGCGAAGATTTTGAGATTCTCAACGGTTTTGCAGAGAAGAACTTGAATTTCTCTGACTTCATCGACGCATTCACAGCGAAGAACTCGGTAACTGCAGACGTTACGATCGACGCTAACGCAAACGCTTCGACTAAGGACATCAGAGCGCTTCTGAACGAGAAGGATAAGCCTCTCGACAAGATTTTCGCATTCAACAAGCTGTTCCTAGAGCTCAAGCAGAAGTACGGCCTCAAGACCGCTAGAGAATGGCTCAATCAAGAGTACAGCGGCGGCTTCTATCTGCACGACGCATGCACTTCGACTTACATGGGCTACTGCTTCGCTTACGATCTCACTCGTCTCGCTAAAGAGGGTCTATTCTTCCTGAAGAACTACAACAACGTTCCTCCTAAGCACCTCACGACGTTCCTAGACGACGTGATCGAGTTCGTATCCTTCATGAGCAATCGCAGCTCTGGCGCTGTCGGTCTACCTAACGTGCTACTGTGGACCTATTATTTTTGGCGCAAAGACGTGCAGCAGGGCTTCTTTACCAAGGACCCGGACAGTTACCTAAGACAGAGCTTCCAAAAGCTCATATACCGCCTGAATCAGCCCTTTATGCGCATCGACCAGACTGCATTCGTTAACGTGTCTATCTTCGACCACAACTACTGCGAAGCTCTGTTCGGTGGCGTAACATTCCCCGACGGCACTATGTTCATCGACTGTGTTGAAGAGTTCATCGAACATCAGAAGATCTTCATGGAAGTAGTATCGCAGATCAGAAGCGAGAACATGTTTACGTTCCCTGTTCTGACCATGTCTCTCCAGTACAAGGACGGCAAGTTCGTCGATGAAGAGTTCGCTCGCTGGTGCTCCGATCACAACACCCAGTGGAACGATTCTAACTTCTTCGTCTCTGAAGACATCAACAGCCTCTCCAACTGCTGTCGTTTGAGAAGTGACTTGAACGGACTGAAGAAAGACGGCGAGAAGCTCACTGGCTTCTCTAACTCTGTCGGAGGTACAGCTCTCCAGATTGGATCGATCAAGGTCAACACGATCAACCTCGTTCGTATCGCTATCGAAGCTATGGCTAACAAGCCGAAGGGAGAAGCTAAGATATCTTCGATCAACACATATCTCAAGCTGCTGAGAAAGAGAACTGAGCTCTGCTGCAAGCTTCTAGACGTACAGCGTGACATCATCCAGAAGAACGTCGAACGCGGTCTTCTTCCGAACTACTGCGATGGAGGTATCGACATCACTCATCAGTACAGCACAGTCGGCATCCTTGGTCTGTACGAGACAATCAAGGAGTTCGGATTCGTAAAGATAGACGAATTCGGAAATCACAGCTACACTGAAGAAGGTATCGAGCTCGCTAAGAAGATCTTCGAAGTCATCAACGACGTCAAGGACAACTTCACCGACCGATACAGCTTCAACATCGAGTCTGTTCCTGCTGAACGTGCTGCAGTGATTCTCTGCCAGAAGGACAATCTGCTCTATGACCGAAACGACGACTTCATCTACTCTAACCAGTGGATTCCGTTGAAAGAGAAGTGCACGATTCAAGAGAAAGTCCGTCTCTCTGGCATTCTAGATGATCTCTGCTCTGGTGGTGCTATCGCTCACATCAACATCGAGAGCAACTTCCCGTCTAAGGACGTCGCTTGGGATATGCTGAACCGCATCGCTGAAAAGAAGGTCATATATTTTGCCTTCAACAACAAAGTGAACGTCTGCAAGAACCATCATGGATTCGTAGGTCGAGACACTTGTCCAGTCTGTGGTGAGCCAGTCTATGACCAGTTTACGAGAATCGTCGGCTTCCTTACGCCAACAAAATCATACAGCAAGGATCGAAAGAAGGAATTCGACGCTCGAAAGTGGTACGACTACGCTACACAACTGAAAGATCTCTAAAATATCTTGACTGCACAAACAGAAAGAGAGGAAGACTTACATCTTCCTCTCTTTCTGTTTATAGAAAAGAGGTCCCGTCTCCTAAAGACAAGGACCAGTTGAATAGAAGGAGACGGGACCGAAAGGTTATGCGACCTTGGAAGCGATCGTTTCCTCGTAGAAGGCCTGCAGAGAGTCGTCGGAGATCTGGAAGACCCAGTCTTCGCCGCTGATCATGTCCTGGTATACGAGGTTGTTGATGATAGCGACCTGAGATTCCTTGCTCATGCCTTCGCGGATGAAGCTGCCGAAGTTCTTCTTCCACTTGGCCGGAATGTCCTTCTTGTAGGACTGAACGAAGATCTTGATGTCGTTGGCGAGCTTGGTAGCCGTAGCCACGTCGAACTTCTCATCGTCGTTCGGCTTGACAGACGACCAGTCGCGGAGGATCTCTTCTGCGCCAACGGCAGAGGAAGCGTTCATGTAGAACGGAGCGAACTTGATAGCGATAGTGCTACCGATGTAGCCAGAACCGCCGAGGATGACGAATTCGCGAGTGAGCTTCTTGACGCCCTTGACCTTCTCAGCGTTGTAGAGGAAGTCAGAGTAGTCGAACCAAGAACGGCGAGACGGAAGGACGGTGAGATCCTGACCATCCGTGTCGGCTCCAACGTTCATTGCCTTAGCGTTGCTGAACGGATCGAGATCGGACTTGTTCTTGTTGAGGTATTCCAGAATAGCCGGGTGGATCTTGCATTCCTTAGCGTGAGTGTACCATTCTTCGAAGGTCGGTTCGAGCCAGTAAGAAGCGTAGCGGGACAGCTGAGCCGGGTCAGGAATTTCGCCTTCGTAGCCGTGGAATCCCGGAGGGTTAGCAGCAGCGAAGACGCGAGATCCCGGAGCGAGTTTCTTGTCAGCGATAGTCTGGTCGAGGCAGAGGCTCATGAGAGCGTTGCGGACGTCCGGGTTAGCACGGAAGACTTCGTCGAAGAAGAGCAGAACCGGAGTGTCCGGTTCATACCAGTAAGTCGGGTTGAAGACGGTCTTGCCATTGACGATGGACGGAAGACCGAGAATGTCGCCCACGTCGTTGAGGTGAGTGCAGTCGAAGCAGATGACCTTCAGGCCGAGCTTCTCGCCGATCTGGCGGATAACCTGTGTTTTACCAATACCAAACTCACCCACGGCGAGCATAGCCTTGCGGGCGGGAGTGCAGATGGCGAGATCGATGAATTCTTTGACAGTTACTTTAGAGAGCATAGTTATGGTCCTTGTTGAAGTTAGCTCTTTAGTTATTTACATAGTAAATATAAGAAAATCCAGAGAAACTCTAAACCCCAAATCAAGATTTTTCTGATTTTTTTGAATTTATTCCTTGTCTACACGGCTGAAGATGAGCAGCAGATCGGCAAAGTCCTTCTTGAACTGATCGATACCGATTCCGTACTTTTCGAGTACTGCATGACAGTTGAACCCGTACTTGTTGCTGTCAGGATAGTAGATCATAGCATTTTCGATCTCCTTATAAGCGATGAGATCGTGATATTTCCATTCGACAAATTGATGGATAAAGTTAGCGATTTCTCTCTTGTTCATGTTTAACCTTCTTAGTCGTCGAAGATGTGAGTGAGCTGCTGGATGGAAGCGTGATGCTTGACGAAATTCGGCACGGTGTATTCCTTTTCGGAAGAGATCACGAAGATGTGCTGACCGAGGTTGTTTTCCGTCCATTCCCAGTAGCAGTCGGTGAAGATGACGACGCCGTCGTAGTGAGCGTTGTGAGCCTTGAGCCATTCGCCGATGCAGTGCGGATCAGTGCCGCCACGACCAGGAGCCGTAACCTTCTGGAAATTCTTAGTCAGCTTCTGCGGCTTGACCATCTGTGCGTCCCAGAATGCGAGATCGATTTCGGTCTTCTTGTAGAAGTTGTGCAGAATCTCGCAGCCCTTGCGGATGTCGGAGTCAGACATAGAGCCGCTAGAGTCGATGGCGAAGAGCATCTTGGTCTTGCGGTCGGTGCGGTAGCCAGGAAGATATTCGTAGCGCTTGTTGACGCGGAGACGTGTAGAGACACGCTTGCGGCAGCGGACAGAAGCGCCGAAGCCAGCGATGATGGGAGTGATGTTGACCTTGCGCTTGTTCTTGAGCATGATCTCTTCCACAGCATCGCCGCTCAGCTTGCCCCAGCCAGTGACCTTGCACTTATTCTCGATCACGTCGCGGATCATTTCGTCTACGATGTTGTTTGCGCCCCATTCTTCCGTGTTTTGGTCGCCGTTTTGGTTCCATTCGTCGAAGGCGTCTTTTTTCGGGTTTTGCTTTTTTGACTTTCCCTTGCCATCGCGTCCAGCAGAGCTAGGATTGCTTCCAGTTCCTCGACCCTCTCCAGAGCCCTGATCCCCAGCAGAGTCACCCGCCTCATCAGATTCTGAACCGGTTTCGGAGCCGTCTTGATCATCTGAAGTTCCTTGTCCGTTGGACCCATCTTCGCCAGTTCCTCGAGAGGAAGACTGAGAAGATCCGTCTTGTCCTTCTTGACCGTCTTGGTCTTGGTCGCTTTCGGAATCTTCGCCGTCTTGGCCTTCGTCGCCTTGATTGCTGGAGCTGGTTTCGTCGTTCTGGTCTTGATCATCTTGATCTCCTTCGCCGTCCTGAGAGGACGACTGCTGTTGTTGTTGCTTGCCCTGACCGTTCTGCTGGTCCTGGTCATGCTGTTGTTGCTGTTGCTGTTGTTCCTGATGCTGATTGAGCAGCTGGAAGACAGATTCGTAGTAATAGTCGTTTTCTGCGATCTTCTGGTTGATTTCATCTTCGATGAGCTTCTTGGACCAGACAGATTCGCGGACGTATTTAGCGATCTCTTCGGGTGCAGAAGCGAGGAAGATCTGAAGTTCCTTGCTGTTGCAAGTCGCAGTGGAAGCCTTGAAAGCGTTTGCGCCAGTGAGTTTACGGTGCGTGCAGTGATGATGGATGAAGCGGTACAGCTCGATAGAGAGAATGAAGACGAAGACAGCTCGGTCGCAGCTGCAGACCCAAGACTCGTTGTATTCGAGAACCGGAGTAACGTCAGTCTTGACGCAGATGCGGATAGTGTCGATGTCGTTGTTTACGCGCTTCGTGAAGAGAGCGTAGAAAGAGAGGAGGTTAGGAATATAGAGGCCGAAGTAGTCCACCGCGTTGGTGAACTGGAGCTCGATAGCCTTGTCTGAAACTTCTACGTTGGTCATTTTAGTGGTCCTTGTTTGTTTCTACATGTATAATATAGGTAAATCCAAGAGAAATCTAAACCCCAAAATCAAGATTTTTCTTAATTTTTATATTTAGATTTCTCCGAAAAATTCCTATATTATTACTGTAAAACCGTCAACAAGGACCAATTATGATTGACAATCGCGAAATTTTCAGCCGCATAAAGGTAGCAAAGCTCGACATCGACAGCGATAATCCTAGTTATCGCATCGCCTGGAATTTTATCCGTGGAAAGATCACGGGATCGAAATTCGCTTCGATCATCTTCCAAGACCAGGATGTTTTAGATAAAGCTGGAATCGGAGGATTCTATACTAATCGGTCGTTCGTCAACATCCTCTACCTCAGCAAGGACTATCTCAAGAACGGTAAAATCTGGTTCAAGGACGATGAATCCGCTGCAGTATTTCTTCACGAATGCTCTCACTATATTCATCTCGTGAGCAATCAGGGCCGTTATTCACAAAAAGATGATGAGATCGTAACTAGCCTCCCTCCAGCTAATCCTACGAAAGTCAATCCGAAGAGCAGATATTACGCTGAACGAGAAGCCTGGTTCCTTTCGCTCAACATGAACAAAGTATTCAGGCTCAACCTTCTCGACGAGATCAACAAGATCAACACACACAACATGCTGCTGGTCGAAAAGTCTCTCGGCCAGCGCAAGATCTCGATGGATGAAGTCAAGAAGATCGAAACATCAATGACGATCGACCAGTTCCACTGGAAAGCCTAGATGAACTCGCCGAGGATCTCGCAACGGAATTGATCCTTGTCGAAGTTCTTCTTCGCAGTCTCTAGCCATTCCTTTGAACGCTCAGGACGGCAGTTCCACTTCACTCGATGCGGAACCCACGAGTTCTTTTCATCTAGCGCATGTTCGTATATCTTGTAGAACGTAGTCTCTTTCTTATGCGGAGTCGATAGGAATATCGTCTGCGCATCTTTGCGAGCCATCATGACTGGCAGGATGCACTTCATCAGCTCTTCGAAGTCGAAGTCGTCGATATACGCTGCTTCGTCGATCACGAAGAGATCGATCGTGCGTCCATGAAGCATAGCAGAGTTCGCAGAGCAGGAGAAAATTCTGCTGTTGTTCTCGAACTGGATGATCTCCTTTCGGTTAAGCTTCGTATCGAGACGCATATACTCGGGCAGCTTTATGAGGATCTCTTTGACACGCTGCAAGATCTCGTTAGCCTGAGCCCATTTTCTAGACATCAAGCACACGTTACGATCATTGTGGAATAGAGCATACCATAGCGCATAGGCTGCGATCAAAGTCGTCTTACCAGACTGTCTTGGCGCAATTAGAACGTGTCCTCGCTTTGCGTTCGGATCGAAAGCCGTTTCCTTGAAAGACTTTAGAACCTTCTTCTGCCATCTGAACGGCTTGAACTCTTGGTCGCCCTCTGGGCCTAGAATCGTGCAAAACTTGAGAAATCTCGCCGGATTCTCACTGCACTTGTGGATTGTTTTCACTTGATTGAATGTGAGTTTCAAATTCATGAGTTACCTCTTCAAGTATTTATGATACTAGACGTCTGCTAAGGCATAGGACTTTCCTGATTCAAAGTAGACCTGGATTGCATTTCTACAACCGAACTATCTACTCTTGTCAAGTATTTATAAATAACATGAGGTAAATTGCATGAGCATAGATTATACGAAAGTCACGCACGAATCAATGCTTACGGACTGGAACAACCGTGTTCTAGCAGACGAGAAGTACAAGAACTTGAGCAAAGCGAGCATCTATTCCTATATGCAGGAATTCATCGCTGGCGTGTTCGACATGACTAACTACTATATTCAACGTACAGCAGAGGAGAACTATCTCGACACTGCTAAACTCGACTCGAGCAGCATAAAGCTCTCTCACAATCTTGGATATCAGCCGAAGAGAGCAATTCCAGCGACTGGAAACGTTACGTTAGAACTGAGAGGTCCTCTTCCTGCTAATCTGAAGGCAGACGACGTGATCTGGCTCAACAACGAAAGTCTCTCTTTCTCGTTCAACAATCACGACTTCATGCTTGACGCTTGCTACTCGTACAGGCTCACTGCAGAAGATATCGCTCAGGGCACGAGCAGCTCATGGAGCAAGAGAATCACGTACGCAGTGAACGGATACGAATCACAGAGAGACGGCTATATCGCTCTAGACGGAAAGAAGACCGTATCTTATGGAACTAAGCTTCATCCGATCCGTGTTCTCCAGGGCAAGAAAGTAACAAAGATAATCGATCCGGTGACCAATTCGAGCCAGGTTGGAATGGCTTATCAAGAGTATGATATCGACGATCTGAGTTTCTCTAACTGGTACGGAAAGAGAGATCCGTTCGCTTATGTGAACGGACAGTATGACAAGAAATACGGCCTCTGCAAGATAGGCATCGGAAAGAACATCGAGTCTGCGTTCAGTGAAGAGAATCTCTACGAGATCGAAGACGAAGCAGTCGAATTGAACAGCACTGGAGCTTGGAACGTCGTATGTCTCAAGTCCAACTGGGACAAGACTGTCCGTCTGTACTTCGGAAACGGCGTAAGCAGCTCATCTGGACTGGTAAGCATAGATGACCAGATATATGTGCAATATGTTGTTACTGACGGCTCTGACGCTAACTATCCCGATGCTCTCGAATCTGAGCTTCAGATGTCTGGAAGAGTTTACGCATCTTCTCCCGGAAAGACGTACGAAGTCACTAGCAACGTCAGATTCATATTCACTGGACCGGTTCATGGCGGAACTGATTTCGAATCACGCGAAAGCATGAACAGAAACGCTAAGCTCTATTACGCATCGTCCGGAAAGCTCATCACGCTTCCTGACTACATGTCGTATCTTCTCACGATCACGGATCCGATCACAGTCAAGCACGCTATCGCATTTGGCGAGAATCAGCTCGAAGAGGCAGGAATCGAACACAGCTCTGCACTGTCGAATCTCGTCATATACAACGTCTTCTCAGACATCTACAGAGAATCAGATGGAAGATATCGTCCTTTGAACGTATTTGACGAAGATGAAGATGTCACTGGAGCTTCTCTATATTACGACTACGAGACGTACATGGCTCATCTTCTCGACATGACAGAGTTTATGCTAGCTCCGAAGAAGTCAGTCGAAGCCCAGTATGGAGATCACACTACGTTCGGTCGATGGTGCGCTCAGATCCGTTCTGACGCTTCGGACCGCATGATGATGAACAGCAAGCTCATCTCTATGCCTCCTCTATTCCACTATTATGACGTAGTAGGAGAGGTTCAGGTAGATAGACATGTCGACATGGCTGAATATCAGGCTGAACTAGAGAACAGCATCTATCGTTGGCTGTCTGTGAATACAACGTTCAAGACGCCCATCTTCAAGTCCGATATCGTCAACAAGATCCTCGAAAATCCTTCTTCAAAGCGTGTCAACATCGACATCAAGGTCTCAGAATGGATCAAGGGTGAAGAACACACGTATCGCTTCGAGCCAGGAACTGTCAGTAAGAGCATCAATATTCTAACTCTTCCAGCGAACGACATGAACGGAAACGACATGAGACCGATTCTGCAAGAGATGGTCGGCAAAGACGTCCTTCTCACGATTCACGATGACGGAGAAGGAAGTGCAGAGAGATTCAGAATCGAAGATGTCAGTTTTGATGCTGATCACGTGTACTGCACGCTGAATGTAGAACCCGGAGACGTGAGCGATTCGTACGTCGATCTTACGTTCGACTCTACTTCGCTGTACAGCAAGGGAAATCTCACTGGAATCGACTACGACTTCATGATAGCGGTTCAGAGATGGATCAACAGCCGAACTACAGTGATAGGAACAAACGACAGACCGATTCCGCTCCCATATACAGTCGACTTCGGCATCGGAGATCTTCCAGAGAATCTCAGAGGATTCGCAGAAGAGCTGAGCTGCGATGAAGCTCTGCTGGAAATGCTCCAAAACGGTCATATAGCGTCCATTTCAGGCACTACTAGGCAGTCGCTAATATTAGTCCTAAAGAACTCCATAAACATGCTAAAACTGCTCTTAAAGGGCAAGTTGGAATACTACCAGAAGGATATCGTCAGAAACGAGACGATGGAGAGAATGGGAGCTAACAACGTAGACCTCTCGTTGAATCTCAGTGAAGAAGCATTTAACTACTTCCTCGCCGACGCAGTAAAGGCTGGAACTGTCACATGGGACACAGTAAAGGCAGATTTCCCGTACATCTATCCTGCACTGAAGGTCGTATTCGACGACAACATCCTAGACGACAACAACAACATCGTCAACTTCAGCTCGGATCGAGACATTCCAGTCGTACGCCTTAGATTGAGATACAAATACGCTTAAGGAACCTGAGAAATGGCAGCGATAACGTATCAAAGACAGAAGAACAACAAAGAGGTTACAGTAACCCGTTCTGCGACGAGAGATTCTCAGACATTGACCGAGACCGCAGTTCTGAAGCCGTACATGTATGACGTCACTACGATAACGATCAGTGGAGACGAGAGCGTAACTCTAGAGAAACTCCATCTTGGGCTAAGCGAGGTCTTAGGAGACGAGAGAAAGTCGATCGACTTCAACATGATGACGAGATTTTCTGAAAATAGCGAAGATGAGTGGGACGAGAGAGTCTTCTACGGAAGATTAGTGCCCAACGAAGTTGTCGGCGGAAGCGACTTGACGATCTACATACCTCATAAGTGCTATAGCGATGGAGTCGAGAGTGGCTATCTCGATTCTGTCGTCAGAATCTCGTTAGATCACGATGGAGAAGACATATCAGTAGCATATCGAACGAATATTCCGCCTTGCGTCATAAACGGAGTTCCAAAGAAGAGAAACCCAGACGATGAAGATCCTGTGCTTCCAGCTGCAGCTGATCGAGTGGACTTTGGAAAGGGCATTATTCCAAGCTATTACGATAACAGCAGAGGCTATCAAGCGGACTATCTGTTCACAAACTCGATTGCAGTGTACCAGATCGAAGCGAGCGGATTCATCCCAGAACAGATCAGTGGAGAGTACGGATTCACGTCAGTGAGCGCTTTCATGAGAAACCCAAACACGGACATGAAGGCATCTCTTCATATCGTAAGCTCAGCTTCTGGGCAAAGTTCGATGGACGTGATGGAAATTGACGGGATATCTGCTCCGTTCACTGCCGATTTCGACGTTCACAGATGGACATACAATCTGATTTCTGACGCTTATTCTGCGAGTTCTGGAGTAATATACTCCGATGCAGAGATTTCAGCAACGTTTGAAGAGATATAAATAACTAGTAAAAGAGTAAATTTAGGAGAATTTCATGGCTGTAGAGAACGATATGAACGTATTCACGAGCGAGATCGACAACTTTCGTGACCTCGCTAAAGACTATCTATGGCAAGCAGTGATCATCCCAGAAGAGGGCACTCCGCTCGCAGAGCTGTTCAAGGCTCTCGGTGGAACTCGTCAGTTCACGTTGAGATGTCGTGCAGCAGCTCTTCCACAGAGATCTGTCGAAAGTAAGCTAGAGACTCACTGGCAAGGATCCAAGAAGGTCTTCCCGGGTCGTACAAAGATGGACGGTTCAATTCCTCTGAAGTTCGACGAATTCCAGGACTGGACGACCTCTCACATGTTCCAAGCATGGATGAACCTGATTCACAACTGCGATATCGGCCAAGACGGCGGAGACTCTGCTGTGTACTTCGACCAGAAGACTGGCGCTTCTGTGTCCAACTTCATGAAGGACTACAGCGCTAAGATTCGTCTCACATGCTTCGACTCGAGACTAGCAAAGGGTGCACCTCATGACTACGTGTTGTACTACTGCTGGCCTGAAGATCTGGCACAGGTTACGCTAGATCAAGAAGGAAGTGGAAAGATCTCACGTGAAGTTACGATCTGCTACTCTACGTTCCAGGAAGTAAATCCTGAGCAGTACGACGTCTAATCAGATTAGAGGGATTCGATGGCAGACACTAGCAATCCGAGAGTAAATCAGTGGTGCGGTCATCGTGACCAGTACTACGACATCGGCTGGATCGACAATATAGCCGCTCTGAAGGCTTATGTCCTTCGTCAATTGGGAGCTCCTCGTATCTGCGTAGAGCTATCAGACGAGCAGCTTACAGACTTGATCGGTGACTGCATCAGATATTTCTGGAAATACTACAGCCAAGGACATCGTGAAGACTATCTAGCGTTTCAGCTCGTTCCGGGTATGACCCACTACAAGATCTGCCAAGAGCTGGAAGAAGTCGTCGATCTGAATCTGCCGAACTATCTTGGACTGACAGACAATCTGCTGTCTCCAGTCACTAACGCTCTGATTTCACAATTCCCTTGGGGAGGCATGACTTTCCCTGGGCAGTGCTGGGGAGGTTCTGACTACGGAGACGTTCTGGGCAACTGGAACGCAACTCTGACTTGGTTGGAAGAAGCGAAAATGGACTTCGGTCGCAAGTATCAGGTCAAGTACATCAGAGAAGAGAAAGCTCTGTCAGTATGGCCCACTCCTAAGAATCCAGACCGTTGCTTATTGAGAGTCTATAAGCGCGAGCACTTCATGAATCTGATTCAGGATCCGCTCTTCCGCAAGTATCTTGTAGCAAAGGCTGGATGGCTGTGGACTCTCGCTTTGAGAAAATTTTCACTCCAGCTCGCGGGAGGAGGTCAGTTGAACGGAGATTCTCTAGCAGCAGACTTCAAGCAAGACATAAAGGACATCGAGGAGCGTATCGATCTAGAGACTCCATATAACGAAATATTGGTTGGGTAAGAATATGGGATATAAAAGACACAAGTGCATATACATCGGAGGAAACGACCAACCGATTCCAGATTCAGCGTTCAACGTATCGTCTTGGCTTGATGGCATCTACACACGCTTCGATCCGACTCTATGTCCTGACGGATGGCCGGACATCCAGCCGTACAATCCTGAACCGGGACCAGTTCCTCCAGAACCGTCTGCTACGAGCGGTGAATTGATATACTCAGAGAACGGCAGCGTAGACACTTACGTAGACGGTCACGGCAATACTCTGATATACAACGAAAACGAAGGCTAGAGAAAGTATAAATAATTTGTAAACTGGAGTTTATCTATGGCTAAGCAGAAACAGTTTCATCAGCTCGAGAACGAAGCAGAAAACTTCGCAGACGACGACGTCATCGCAATCGATGGCGCTACAAACAATACGAGAAAGATGAGCGCTGCTAAACTAGCCGAGATCATGGCTCAGAACGCGATCGCTGGAAATCTTGCACCAGGATTCGTAAAAGAGAAGAGCTATGAAGCTGGAGTAGTAGTCGCTTTCGAAGGAAAGACTTACAGATTCAAGAATCCGCATCAAGGAGAATGGGATCCGAACGACGTTGAGCCTTTCACGTTCGAGAAAGAAGCAGCTACTGAGGTTATTCCGAACGACACGATCGACGATCTCTTCGACGACTAAAGAATTTTAACTTTATTGATTTCTCCAACTTGAGCTTATAGATTAGCTCGATTTCTTGCAAGAAAAAAAGGTTGATTAACCAAAATATGAGAAACAAATCATGGCACAATATCTTGACCAAGCGGGTCTACAAGAACTCGTAACCAAGACTAAAGAATATGCTCGTAAGAGCGCTAAGGATGCCGTAAACACTTCGGCTGCCGCTGCAAGCAAAACCATCATTGGATGGGACGCTACTACTAGCGCTGCTACTTATGGCAACATCTCTATCACGTCCGGCCAAGTCACCGACTTGGCTAACGCTATGGATCTCAAGGCAGATCTCGTTAGCCCGACATTCACTGGCGTTCCGACTGCTCCGACTGCTGCTCCTGGAACAAATACGACTCAGATCGCTACTACCGAATATGTCGTAACTGCAATCGGCAACATCGGCGAAGCTATGCACTACATTGGTGCTGTAAATAGCGAATCCGATCTTAGAACTTCAGGCGAAGCTGGAGATACTTACAAGGTAGCTACTGCTGGCACTTATCTCGGTTACAAGTGTGAAGTTGGCGATATGATCATCGCTAATAAAGACTACACTTCCGCTCTGACTAGCGCAGACATTGATGTGATCCAGACCAACATTGATGGCGCTGTCACTGGGCCGGAAACGGCCGTTTCCGGCAACATCGCCATCTTCAACGGTGCAACTGGCAAGGTCATCATGGATGCTGGTTATGGACTTGATCACTTCAAGGTCGTTCAGCAGACCTCTGCATACAGTGGTGGACCTCTGAAGACAGTCGATGGGATCTCTCAGAATACTAACGGTGAAATCTCCGTAACGTTCCAGGACATTCAGTCTGCAACTGCTGGTCAGAAGGGCGTCGTCCAGCTCGCTACTTCTATCGGAACTCCAGAGACAGAGAACAATAAGGCTGCTACCGAAAAGGCTGTCCGTGACGCTATCAACGCTTTGGACGTGAACAACATCGATGGCTTCGGCGTTGATAAGACCCTTGCTACTTTGACTGAAACCGATGGCAAGATTGCTGCTACCTTCCAGCCTATCCAGATCGCAGAATCTCAGGTTACTAACTTGACAATCGATCTTGCTAATATTGCAACAAGCGCTGATACTCTCAATACAAAGATAGACGAAGTATCTGGCGCTGTCGCAACTAGCGCAGCTGCACTTGATGCAAAGATCGGTAATCTTATCGATGGTCTTGACTTTGGCCCTTATGACATCCCGACTTCTGGAACGATTACGGCCATCTCCGAAACCAATGGTAAGATTTCAGTCACATCTGGCGCTATCAAGATCACTCACGATCAGGTCGAGGACTGGGCTACTGTTCTCGGTGGCTACAAGACCGTTCAGACTTCTGTGTCTGATCCGTCTGCTGATGGTACTGGACTCACGTTCATCGACAGCATCTCCCAGGATGTTAACGGCGTAATCACTCCGCACAAGAGGACCGTCCAGAGCGCTTCTAGCTCTCAGGACGGTCTCATGACTTCTGCTGACTTCAGCAAGTTGGCTGGAATCAGCTCTGGTGCTAAGAATGTCGCCGTGAACGCTGACGGCGTTCTGACTATCGATGGCACTAGCGCAATGGGTCCGATTTCTAAAACGGAAATCGACAATCTGTTCGCATAATCGATAGGATAAAAAGATAAATAGAAGCTGTGGATCACAAGTCCACAGCTTTTTATTTGCACTGTTGTTCAAGCATACGATCAAGCATATATGGAGCGACTCGATTGAGCTCTATCCTCTTCTCTTTATCGTACAATGGTCTACCGCTAACTCTTCGAGAAACGTGACGGTACTCGATCACGTATCGGTCGATGAGCATATCTCGCTGAAATGTGTCGCTATCGCCATACCAGACAGAGATGTGCTCAGTCATTCCAGTCATATCGTTCTCGATACGATATCGCTCCGGATTCTTCTCGAATCGCTGACAGATTAGAGTTTTCACCTGTTCGTACGTCATCAATTTGAATATAAGAAATTCTCAAGAAATCGTAAACCCTAATAAATAATCTGTAATAGAGTATCTTTCTATAGAATATCTTTGGAGTTTCAAATGTCTATCAAGTATCCCGAAGAAGTACCAGGAACTGGAATCGAGCTGTATAGCGCAGCTCTCTGGAACCGAACGACTGTCGCTGACGGTAAATGGTTGCAGAACAACACTTTGAAGCCGTTGTACGACAACGAGCTAGTCTTGGCTTCAGCAATTCACAGCACGAGCGCTTCTCTTCAGGGAGAGGTTGACGATCTCAAGGCTGCTACTGACGTGATCGACGTAGTAGCTACATACAGCAGTCTTCAATCTTGGAGTCATTCTGTCACTAGCGCAGACGTCATCAAGGTGCTGCACTGTGAGCCAGTAACTGCTGGTGGAGATACGTACAGCGGTCAGGTATATTTCAGATACGAAGGTCAAGATGCTCAGACAGCAGATCCATCTAAGTGGGTTCCGTTCGCATCGCTCGATCCATATTACAGCGAATCTCAGATCAACGAGATGTTCAACAATTTGAATCCGGTTGCTTTCACCGGGTCATATAACGACTTGAGCGACAAGCCGACTATTCCGACCGTCAATGATGGAAAATTGACAATATCCAGAAACGGCACGGCTCTCGGCTCGTTCACCGCGAACCAATCTAGCCTTTTAGGCATTGACATTTCCGTACCAACCAAGACAAGCGACCTCGTAAACGATTCTTTATTGATTAACGATGGAACGCTGACTATAAAGCAGAACGGGGTGAGTAAAGGTACTTTCTCCGCGAACCAATTAGGAAACGCCACGATAGACCTTGATGACACCACGACTGTTTCTAGCGTTGAAAAAACGGCTCTCGGAGAGATGAACACGTTGCCGGTGGCAAGTATGGTTTCTTCCGCTTTCAAGGCTGGTACTTTCTTATTGAAGGCAACGGCAGACGGCGGCGAACCTTATGTATTCAACGACGTGACAATACCGAACAATCAATGGTACAGGTTCACTGTCAACGGCGAATCTTCGAACTATTGCGAGATTACGCTTGAAATCGTCGCGGGTAGTGCATCCTCCGCTTTCGGGACTTTCAAGCTGCTCGTGGATAACGGCAGCGTGAAGAATGTCGTGCGTGTTCCGTACGCCACGAAGACGGCGGCTGTCGGCTCCGTAACAACGCCTGTATATGTTGACGGAAACGGAGAAATCAAGGAATGCACAAGCGTGGCGCAAAAGGCATCTTCCGGAAGCGGAAACCTTGCGGTTATTGACGGCAACGGGAATTATTCATCTAGCGGTATTAGTGCGTATGACCAAACTATGCTTAACGGACTCACGAGCAGACTTGGCTCGTTTGTAAGCGCGATAAACAGCTTTTCCCATTCCTTCAATGTCATATTCAATAGTTCGGATATTTCAAAAACCTTGGATTTTGAAAATACCTATGCAAGCATAAAGTTCTTGAGATTTGGCATTTCTTACATCAGCGGAAAAATATCGTACAGATTGCCGTGGAGTGGCGCAAGTGCAGATTATAACGGATGGATTATAGCACCGGACACGCAAACAAAAAATGGCAAATCAATCGTACATACCACACATACTTTCACCGTGGCAGGGAATACAAATACAGAAGAACTTTATGAAGAAAACGAATTAGGGACAACGGGTCAAAGCGTAGCGTCAATTTTCGAAAAACAGATTACAACGTCGCAGACTGTGCGCGGTAGGCTATCTTCGGAAATACGACTTTATAACGGCATAAGCTACAAGGAGTTAATCGTCCATGTAGATATTGGATATGAAAGACTATCCTCAACTGGAGCATTTTATGCTTTTGGTACGGTAACTTGCAATACAGACTTGTTTGAAAACGACTAGGTGAACAATGAAGGACTTTTTCAAACTACTCGCTCCCTACATCGCCACCATCGGCTCCGCCATCGCACTTTACGCCAACTTCCAGACGATGGTCGGCGTGCTGGAGTACCGCACGAACGCGATGGAAGAACGCACGAAGGGCGTGGTGGAAGACATCGGAAGCATCAAAATCCTGATGCATACATCATATATGCGGGGATGGAAGCTTACGGATTCCACAATGCTTAAGCGTACATCCTTGCGCAATCATGAAGATTGACAAGGTCAGTGTAGCCGACGTTGTAGCTGTTGAAGTAGTTTACGATGTCGAAATCCTTCTTGTACCAGAAGCTGAAGATTGAGTACGCAGACGAGTAGATCTTGTTTCCTATCAGAATTCCCTTCTTCGTATCAGCTTCGTTAGTCTCGTCAAGTTCGATCGTGTACTCATCTGACTCGCTAGCATGGATATCAAGTTTGACGTTTCCTACGTATACTCCATCTCTCTCGAAGTGAAGGTCGTCAAGCAGCATATCGACTGTATTGTACTTCGTCTGGTCTCCGCTGCTACCCTTCCAAGCAGCTATCAAATCTTCCATAGTAGTCTTGCAGTACTTGTACACTGGAATGCATGACGCTTTTCCAGTCATCACGAACTTTCCTATTCCTTTGATGTGACCAGCGATATTCAAGCAGTCCGAAGTAGGATGAACGTTGCTCGGATTGACGAACAGTCTCAGGCCGTTCTCTATCTTTCGTACGATGTCTGACAGCTCATCGATCTTGCTCCTCGCATAAGCTGTACACATATCTTCATAAGCGGGCTTGATGATCCAGTCGTTCGCTCTTGTGCAGTATAGCTTCATTCTCTCTGTGAATGCTCGATAGTACGAAGATGCAGACTCTACGCTAGTACACAGCTCAGTCTCGTCTAGTACGCAGTTGAACATCGCCTTCAACTGATCTAGAAGATCGAATACGCCGAGGCGTTTCAGAGTGTCGAGATAGTATCTCAAGAAGCGCTCGATAGCGTCTACCTTCCGTCTCAGCCAACGGATCCACTTGTTCATCTGTGACAAGAAGCTCTGGAACAGCCCAGTGATAGCCGATACCGTGAAATCAAGAGAAATCCCAGAACATATCTGTTCCTTGAACGCCTGAAAATCTCTCGTAATCTCATGCAGTTCTCTTTGAACGTCTCCATTGATTCCGAGCATGTCACGTACAGCTTTAGAGAAGATGGAATCGGGATTGAGAAGATAGTCTCTGAAGAATTCGCAGTTGTACATGTTCTGGCACATCTTCGTATTAGAGAAATCCCGAATCCACAAGAAGTCCAGAGACTTCATCAGACTCGTTATAGACGACGCTATCAGCTTTATGACTGGATTCAGAACTTCACGGATCGAAAACAGCATCAACTTGACGATGCCGTAAATCGTATCGAGAATCTTGTCTGCGACAGCTTGTGCTATTTCTAAAGCCGTCTTGAGAGTGACAAATGTCTCGTAAATGTACGTGCAAATGATCGTAGATACGTTCATATCAGTATATATATCGTGATATGTCTACCGATTTTCAAGAAGAGTTCAATCGAATATGGGGAGCTGCTGGAGGCTGCTCTGTTAGCGGATGGAACTGGAATCAGCCGATGCCGTTCGACGGCACTGATCCGAACAGCTGCTACGCGAATGAAGCTGCTCTCATGAGCTCGTTGACGTCCGAAGCCTACAATCAGTTCGGTTTCGAAATCGACTACTACATCAAGCAGATATCGACAAAGAGAGATCGGCTGCTCGGTGAAGATCCGTTAGAGAATATCGTCAGACGCTTCAGACTATCAGTCTACACGGCGCAGATACCTAACTTGCAGAAGAAATATCAGCTTCAGGGCATGCTGTACGAAGAAGTGTTCGATGTTCAAGCTACGATAGCTCACTTCAGCGAGGCGAGTCAATACAATTACGACCGCAGCAAGATCCAGTACGAGATGTATAAGCCGAAGATAGGCGACTTGATGCACTTCACCTACAACAACAAGTACTACGAAGTGATAAACGTAAAGACTTTCGGCGAGAACACAGCGTTCCTTGGCACACCGATCACATATACGTTCACTCTAAGAATCTGGAAGAACAATCACGAAGATGTCGACGTCATGAGTCAGAACGACGACGAGATGCCGATCGAGAAGTTCACGTCGCTCGCAGAGACTTTCGACATCGAGAACAATACTGCTGAAGTCGGTTCACACTGTGACATTCTAGCTATCAACGACTACGTGGATTCGAAGGATACGATCAATCCATACACTGAGAAAGAGAGAAAATCTCAAGGAAAAGAACCAGAGATTATCCAGAAAAAGAACGAAAATACAGAGATTTTCACGTATAAGCCCAACGATGAGCCTACCGAGATCGTAAAACAGAAGCGGGAAACTGACCCTTTCGATCCGTTCAACGGATGGTGAGATATAAATAACTAGTAAATACGAGGTAAAACCTATGAAATGGAATGAATATCTGAAGATGATCAAGGAAGACGCTAACTACAATCCCGAAGTCTTCGAAGACGAGATCAACGGCACGGTTCCTGATGCTGGCAACACGGACGTATCGACTCCAGAACCAGTTCAACAGAAGAGCGCTATGGGCGACCTGATCGAGAAATATTTCTCTAAGGGCGAGTCCGACGCTATCGCTTCTCTTGACGGCTTCTCCAACGACTTCGTCAACGAGCTGTCCAACTACATCATGAAGGAATGGATCAATCCGGAAGACTTCACTGGTCGTGATGACGCGCTCGCTCAGTTCAAGAAGAAGGTCGAAGGCATTCTCGACAGCCGCATCAACAAGATCGGTACCGGAATTCACGACCTCGGCGTACAGCTCGCTAACACTAAGAACCTGTTCTTGAAGAAGTAAGTCACAGCGGACACCGACAGCTGAGGAGAATCGATGGCAGATCAGAATGGAAATTTTCCACCAAATCCTCCGCATCATCCATGCGGACCTTGGCCTTCAGTGTTTCCTTACAATAAAGACTACCCAGGAGATCATCCTCACCGTCCTCCGCAGCAAGTGCCAGGAAACCTTTGGTGGAATGACACTGAGCCAGTGATGGGTGTCTATCCCTGGGAATCGTGCTGCGACAGCGGTGCTGCAGATCAATGCATGTGCATCACTTCTGGAGAAGTCGAGACATGGAATCAGACATACTCCGCAGTCAGCGAAAACTCTGCGGCATGGTCTGAACAAGCTCCAGACAACAGCTGGAGAACGTCTGCCGACAACTGGCAGAGCGCGTACGAGACGGTAAGCGCTTCATCTGGAACTTGGAACGAAGCTTACAGCATAGCTTCGGGTTGGGATTCAGCTTCGCTAGATTCTCTGAATACGATCGTTTCTGCTACTAGCGCATTCCTGTCTACTTACAGCGCTTCTCCTTACATTCACGTCAATAGCGCTTACTTCGACGGAAATGGCAGTGAACCAGATCCTCTCACTTTCTCTCGTGACCTTCAAGCCTTCTATCAAGATGTAACGAAGGCGATGAACCAGCTCTACTTGGCTGGACAATGGGGAGAAGAAGCTTATCGCAACTGGCTAGAGAAGGCAGATCTGAACGATCTGTACTATCATCTAGAAAAGATCGACAAGCTCATGTGGGATGTCAAGCCAGGAATTACTTCTGGTACGAAAACGCCAGACGGCATCTTCCATCAGCTAGAGAATATCTGGGCAGTCTTGAATGCGCCAGACGGAGATCTTTATCTTCCGGGTGAATGGATCAGCATCGTAGATCGAGTGATATCGGTCTCTGGAATGAATCCAGAGCTATGGTACGAGACTTCAGACGTCGTATCTGCTAATTCAGGACATTGGTCCGAGGGCTACTCTGCATACGAGACACTATCTGAAAATTCCGGAAGTTGGAACGATAGCCGTGAAAAGACAGAGATTCTCTCAGAAAGTTCTGGAAACTGGGATTCGACTTATGACGTCGTATTGACAAACTCCGGAAAATGGAACGAGATTTACGACGTACTGACTGACACATCGGCTAACTGGAACGCTGGATATGAAGCCTACTTGACTCTGAACAGCAACTCTGGACGTTATGACGAGGCGTGCGCTAAGATCGACGAGGTTTCTGAAGCATCTGGCTCTTGGAACTCTGCATACGACACAGTCAACGAAAATTCTGCATCTTGGTCTAGCGGATCTCACGAGACATGGGTATATGAAGGAAATCTCGACGTGACTAACTATTCTGCATACAACGCGCCAAACACTATCTACTTCAGCTACTATCAAGAATAAAGTTTAAACAGGAGCATCTAAGAGATGAAAGAATACAAAAATTTACACGAATTCCTTCTAAACGAGTCTACAGTGCTCGACAAGAGAGAAGACACTAACCCGCTGTACTATATCTGGGCTGTGATCAAGAGCGTCAACGGAAAGACCGAAGACGAGATCAAGAAAGACGATTCGCTGAAGGCTCTGTTCAAGAAGCTTGACAAGTTCTGCGACAACTACGACAAGTACACTAAGAAGCTAAAGGGTCGCTATTCTCCAGCTGAGCTGCAGCTCTCTTTCCAGAATCAGACCGTAGACCAGCAGAAGAAGACTGTCGACTGGTTGCTAGACAACATGAAGACTGCTATGTCGGCTGACATAAATGGCTTTAACGAGTGGAAAGAGTTCACAGACGCTTTCGACGAGCTCAGAAATTCTGAAGAGATGCAGGTCGTGATCAACTCACTGTAAAGATCTTCTATAAATAACATAAAAGAAATACTAAAAAGGTGTTACAACATGACTAAAAAGAGAAAAGAGCTTCTAAACGAGGATTTTCTGTCCGACATGGAACAGAAGCCCGTCAGCGCTGAAGACGTAGCGGGTGCACCGGAAAACGTTGCTGATGACGACTTTGCTGATCTTCTCGGCGGAAAGACTGCTCAAGCTGAACCTCAGGTCAGTCCGTCTGCTCAGGAAGACTTCGCAGAGACAGTCTCTACTCTGAAGGACGCTGTCAACGGCCTTGCAGTCACTGTAAAGGAAATAAAGGACGCTATGACAAAGCAAGCTGAACCAGCACCAGCAGAAGAACCTGTTGCTCCAGCTGAACCAGAAGCTGCACCAGACGCACCTCCTAACGTAGATCTCGACGCTGCTCCGGAGGGCAGCGAAGAGGCTGCTCCAGCTGAACCAGCTGCAGATAAGGCGGCACCAGAAGATAAGCCTATCGAAGACAAGCCAGCAGAAGGTGGAGAAGCACCAGCTGCTGAGACTGAAGAAGACGACTTCTCTCAGGATGAATCCCGTCCCGAAGACGCTACTAAGTCTGAAGCCTACCAGATGAACCGCAAGGCTGGAAAGCTGCTCAACAGCAACTCTGGCTCTATCATCGGCATCGTCGAGTCTGGAAAGCTCTATAAGCTAGACGAGATGATCATGGCTGCTGTCAAGGCTAAGATCCGTGAGAAGATCAACGAAGCGAAGGCTAACCTCAAGGCTGAGTTCTTGAGAGAAGCAGCAGAACTTCCGAAGTCCGAGCCAGAAGTGATCAACGAAGAAGAACAGAAGGTCGAAGAGGCTAAGTCCGAATCTAAGAAGCCTATGTCGTTCCTCGAAAAGCTCAAGGCCGCTAAGGCATGCAAGGGCTCTGAATGCACTGAAGAGAAGTGCGACGAATCCAAGAAGTCTTCTGATAAGTTTTCTTCCAAGTGCGAAGAAGACGAGGATGGCAAGAAGAAGGAACACTAACTCGTGCTAAGCGAAACTCAAATGGGAGCTCTGAAAGTATTGGAAGCGCTGGAAGGTGAGGAAGAGACTGCATACACAGTCAACATCTCTAATCCAGTGTGTCCTTGCTGCGGAGCTAAACTCGTGATCAACGACGATGTCGAGCCTGGTCAGAACGAAGAGCTCAACACTGAGAATCTCGAAGAGAGCTACAGTGTCAACGAGCAGTTAGCTGATCCTTCAGTCATCATTCCGATGGTGCGTGAGACGGCTAACTACATCGTGGAAGGCTACACCGAGTACTGCGAACAGGCTGGTCTCGACCAGCGTCAGATCGCAAACTCGCTGTGCTATCCAGTCGATCCGGAACTTAAAGACGCTATCGTGAGAAAGGCGAAGGAATTGAAGTCCGTGTTTGCGAGCGCTTACGGACTAATCGTAAACGAACAGATCATCGTCCAAGATCTTCGGGACGCGATCAAGAGAATCGTAACAGGCGGACGAAGATCAGTATAAATAAAAAGATTTTAACAACGAGGTTAACCAAATGAAAGACTCTAAAATCACTAAAGAAATGCTCGATGAAGCAATCGAAGTGGCAGAGGCTCACGGCTACAAAGTGGTCGATGAGTCTGCTAAGGCTTATGCTGAGAAGTCCAAGAAGGAACTGATCAAGGAAGCTATTGAAGTCGCTAAGGCTCATGGCTACAAGGTCATCAAGGAAGACGAAGAAGAGGAAGTCGAGACTAATGTCGAAACTGAGACTCCGGAAGTCGAAGATGATGGCGAACTCATCACCATCCAGGTGACGAAGTCTGAGCTCGAAGCTATCAAGTCTGTTCTCGACAAGATCGAATACGAAGATGACGGTTCCGCAGACGCTGAAGCTGCAGCTGCAGTAGTTAGCGCTATGGACAACGACAACATCTACGGCGCTGCCGAAGACTAATTCGAAGCTTCGCGAAAAGCAATTAAAAGAGACTCTGGTTCATCGCCAGAGTCTTTCTTTGCTTATAAATAACTTAAGAGGAATTTCTTATGAAGAGATTTATGGATTTCAGAGAAAAGCGCATCGACGAGGCTGAACCAGTTCAACAGCAAGCCTCACCACAGCCTAAAGAAGCGCCAAAAGAGCCTGTAGAAGCTCCAAAAGCTGAGCCTCAGGATGCACCTAAGGAAGAGAAGCCAAAGAGCCTTAGAGAGACGTTAGCGGACAAAATTAAGCCGCAGATGGAATCTGCATTGAGCATCGTGAACGGCATTCAGACTGCATTCCAGGACAGATGCGCAAATACGACTAAGTATGACGCAATGGGTGACCAGATCAAGAACTTCGAGAAGCAGATCCGTGGCGCTTGTGAGCAGGTCATCGCGATGGTCGAACAGGAAAAGTTCGACTGGAAGAACTGGGACAACTGCTCTCCGAAGTCTTACAACGTGATCACGAAGTACAAAGATCGCGACTTCGACGTTCTGAAGCTCTCCGCTGCAGTGATCGTATTCTACAACAGCTTGATAGGAAAGAACTAACATGAGATATCTAGTCGAAAAGCTACTACTCGAACAGCCACATGTCTTTCTCGACATGGACGAAGAGTCTGAAGATGCTGGCGGAATCTGGGATTTCTGTGCAGAAGATCGTCCGAAGACTTGGATCATTCAGTTGATCAAGCTATATGCGATGCACAAGCTAGAGACTCTGAATCCGAGAAAGAACAACTCGACCGTCTTGTATTTGACTCCAGACGAAGTCGAGATGTTCACACAGCACATGGCCGAAGATCCGTTCTTCATCATCCAGGCTAAGAGCTGCGTCGACAAGATGAAGAGAGATAATCAAGATAAAGCGATTCGATTGCTTCAGAAGTACCTACCAGACGCGCTTCTTTCGAAGATAGGAATCTCAAAAGAAGTTGAACTGGAGGAAGTATGAGCGTAAGAGTCCGAAAGCCTATCAAAAAGGTTCAAGAGACAGAACCTAAGAAAATCTTAAAGGAAATTCCGATCCGTAAAAAGAAGAGTGAATCTACTGTATCGAGTGACGTTGGTACAGCTCCTTGAACGAGCTGAACACCTTGACTTTGTCACTGATATCTGAGCTGTCGTCGATATACTTCTTTGCTAGACTCAGCAGAGTGATTTTCGAGACATCGATCTTCTCTATCGATGTCTTTTCTTCTCTGCGCTGGTAGATCGGATTGACAGGATACGCTGGCTCGTAGCTTTCGATCTTCTCAAGGTACTCGTTCACCTTGTTCATGTATTTCGAATCTTCCCAACCGATCTCGACATCAATTATGTTGCCCTGAATGAAGGTCTTTGGATCCTCGGGCATATCTGGGTACTTGAGCTTCTTGTACTCGATGCAGTGCTCGTTACGGATAAATTCCATCTCTTCCGTGTAAGTGTCGAGAATGTAGAATCCTTTATCTTCGATCTCGGAGCGATTGAGCTGGTATGGAGAGCCCAAATAGGTCAGTTTGCAGTCACCCTGTGTAGTTTCCGAGTGAATGTGATAATGGCCCGTATAGATGTGTTTCCAGTGCTTAAACAGCTCTTCTTTGTCGAATCCTTGCTCGGCGCGGTTGTTGAAGATGTCCATCTTTGCGCCTAGCACGTCCAAGTGACCGAATAGGCGCGTAATTCCACTCGTCATCGTGTGCTTTTTCTCGACAGTGTTTCTGAACTCTTCGTAGTCCGTAACCCACGGCAGAAGGAGTGTGTCGTGATCTCTTCCCTCTTCTATGCAACGCTGAGGATCGAGACTAATTCTCAACGGCCTATCTATGATGCACACGTTCTTGATGCGGTCCAATACGACCAACGAACTAATGTCCATCGAATTCTTGTAATAGAGGTCGTGATTGCCGAGAATGATGTACCAGATCACTTCGCCCTCGTGTCGCTTGAAGAAGTCGATCACTCTGTTTATCGTCAAAACGTTCACTGCATGACGAGTGTCGAACAGGTCGCCCAGAACGAAGATTTTCTCTATTCCTCGCTCTTTGCAGTCGTTGACCATCTGCTCCATGAATGCGAATTGAGAATCTTGGAATTTCTTGTCTGAATCTTTTACGCCAAAGTGGATGTCGCTAACTAGGGCTACCTTGCTCATTTCTATCCTTTACCAACTGGCTGAAGCAGCCCTTCTTCTGGACTCTCAGCGTCTCGAACTTATATTGTATTTGACTAAAATTTAGATCATTTAGCTTGTGAGAAATTAGGTACACGCCGAGATTGCTGTCGCCTTGAATCATCGTGATCAGCTCTTTCAGGAAGTCCGTAATGCCTTCGCCGTCGATGCCAGTGTCGAAGATCTCGTCCATGAACAGAATAGAGCTAGACCAGTTAGACAGCTGTTTAGCGATATCGTAGAACGTGAGCAGCATAGCGACGTTCACTCTCGTCTTCTCGCCGTTCGATAGTCCGTTGTATTCCATTTCGAACGCGCCACGAGTGAGCGTATACTCGAGCATGCTGTCGAAAATGACTTCGACGTTCAAGCCGAACTTCTTGATGTACTCGTTGATCTTGAGATTCAGAATCGGAACGATCTCCTCGAAGAAGTAGCGCTTGATTCCGCTGTCCGACAGAATCGTGATGAGATCCGTTGCGATCGCAATTCTCTCTGAGGTGTCGTCGAGAGTGTCGTTGCAGATTTTGAGCTGCTTTCGATACTCTTCTACGCGCTTTCTCTGGTCGGTCGGATCGAACCCGTTTGTCTCAGCCTCGATCTCTCTATACTGCTGCTCGTCGTAAGAAATGCCACGTTTCAATCCCTCGATGACCGTCTGCTCTGTCGAAATTCTGCTCTTCACTTTTTCGTAAAAAGCCTTAGAGTTGCGCATCTTCTCAGCGCTTTCCTCGTCTGCTTTCTGCTTCTCGTTCAGAGTGTCGTAGAATCTCTGCTCCATGTTGATCTCTGCGAGAATTCCGTCGAAATACTCTTTCGCGTGATCCGAGCAAAAATCTGTCCCGCATATCGGACACTTGTTCTTATCGTGGAAGTCGTAAATCTTCGTAAGGCTCGTCACCTTCGCCTTGTGATCTGCGAGTCCAGAGACGCGCTCACGGATCCTCGTCATCGTGTCATCGAGTTCCGCAAAGTCGGACTCGAGTTCGGCGCACTTCTCTTCGCACTTTTGAATGTTGCTCTCATGCTTCACCAAGTCGGATTTCTGCTGTTCGATATGCTCTTTCACCTTCTCTAGCCTGTCCGCTTTGTTCGTTTCGAAATTGCGGCTCTTCTGCTCCATGTCAGCGATGATCTGGATCAAGTCGTCTATCGAGTTCTCGAGGCCCTTCTTAGTTGCGCTCATCGTCTTGATGGTGATGTTGTCGTTAGAGCGTCGTTCCTTCACCTCGTCGAGCATATCCGCGATGTTCGTGAGTCCGAATATCGTCTCGAGCAGCTCCCTTCTATCTGACAGACACATATTGAAGAACGGCACGTTCGAGATTGCGCCGATACACATCACATTCTTGAACAGCAGATATTTGACGCCGAGCAGTTTGTCGATCTCGAGCTGATTGAGCTTCTTCGAGCTCAGCGCCTCTACCATCTCTCCGTTCTTGTACAGTTCGAACTTAGACGGCGCAAGGCCTCTCAGCATGCGGTAGGAATCCTTGCCGATGTCGAACTGGATCTCTACCTCTAAGTGGCGCTTATTGATGTAGTTTACCAGGCTCTTCATTTTGATGTCACGATAGGGCTTACCGAAGAGCACGAACGAGATAGCGTCAACGATTGTCGATTTTCCTGCGCCGTTCTGAGCGTTGATCAGGTTGAGTTTGTTGTTGAAGTTCAGGGTAGTCCACCCGTTGCCATAGGACAGGAAGTTCTTGAACTTGAGCGTATTAAACTTGATATACATTTCGACAGTAAATATAAAATTCCTATTTTTACGCAAATTTCGAGCTTTCTGGGTTTAGAAAATCGTCAAAATTTGCTATATTGTATATGTAAACTTTGAAAGGAACTCAACTATGAGCGATGAAGACAAGAAGCTGCTTATGGAGAAAATCAAAAAGTATGGCGAGTTGATGGCAGAAGGACGCTATTTTGCTGCTCGTCATAACCTCAAATTGATCGAAAAGTCGATCAAAACTGACAAAGAACAGTTCTTCGATTGGGTGGACGAGAATAATGGATCAATTCGCAGATACTAGAAAACCTTATTTCAGCGAGCGCACTAGTGAGATGGTGTGCCCATACTGTGGCTACATTCACGAGTGCAGTGAAGAGCTGTCTAGCGACAGCAGTGAGTACGAGTGCGAAGTATGTGGCCGCGAATTTCACTACGAAAGAGAAACTGAAGTGTACTATAGCACTTACCGCAAAGAGGATAAAGAAGAATGCTAGGCTACGATTCTTATAGCAGAGAGGATCTCGAGTCTATGCTCGACAAAGAGCGCGAGAAGGTAAAAGAGCTCGAAAAGAAGATTGAAGATATGCAAGCCAACGAGTATGTCCGTTCAGTCGATGACGGAATGGAGATCCGTCGTTTGCACCGCTGCGTAGTCCGAATGACAAGACAGTGGCTTAGCGCAGTCGACGACATGTATAGCCGTCTAGACGACGTTCACGGACTCGACGACCAAGATGTCTTAGACTGGGACAAAGTAACAACCCTTCACGAAAAGTTGAAGAAAGTTTTAGAAAAGTGGAAGTGATATGCTCAAAGAAGACTTTTTGAAATTTCAGGAAATGGCGCTCGAAGATGTAGTGATGCCAGAGAACCCGGACGACATTCTGGAAAAGAATATGCAGATTCCGGGTATGAAGCAGAAGTATATCGACGCTTACCGCAAACAAGTAGCAGTCGTAGCTACACTAGAGACCAAGTTGGAAGAAGCTACAGCTCGAGCGAAGAACAAGTTGAAGGACGGCGGATACGCTTACACAGCGAAGGAAGCAACAGAGCAGACTGCGCTCGACGACGAGGTCGCAAAGATCAATCGTGCTTTGATCGAGCAGCGCTACTACATGGGTTGGCTCGAAGACACAGCAGCTAACATCACTTCACTGTCTTTCACGATCAAAAACTGGTTGAAGTGGAAAGAGATCATCTCTACCAACTACTAAGAGGTAAGTATGAGTAAGAGAGTTTCTAGAACGCTTAGCTAAAGAGATTACTTATTAAGCCTTGACGTTAGTGTTTCCGCCGTTAGTAGGAGCACCAGTCACGAAACAGAAGGGATGAGCGCAGACCAACGTCTTCAGACTATTTCTACCCAGATTGACGTCTCCTAGAACAGCGTCTATGTTGACGTCTTTCCTCGCATTCAAGTTTACTACGCCGTTAGCTGTCAAGTCGAAATCTCCTTCGAGAGTAACTGACATCTTTGCAGCTCCATCCGTGTCAATCTTCTTGGACAGACTCTGTTCAACCGATATGCTGCCATTTGGATCAATCTGAATCTTCAATCCAGAACGATGATTTATCTTCATCAAACCAGTCTTTCGATTGAGCGTTACTCCTTCACCGTCGTCTGTCTTCATCAAGACCATCGTATTCGGATAGTCTGAATTGACTGCGTCGTCCATGATGCTCTCACCTGGACTTCTCATTCCAAGGAATGATTCTACCGCTGCTACCAACGGGTTCTCTGCAGTGATTATTCCTGTGTAGATCGGCTTCATCAAGTCGCCGTTCTCGAAGTATCCTCGTACTATCGAATCAACGGGAGGAACGACTAGGTTAGAAGAGCTCGCTCCAAGATATGTTCCTTCTGGAATAGCCCACGGAAGCACTTCATCTTGAACATTGTCATAGTAGCCGAAGATTCGGATTCGTACTCTACCAAGCTTCAGAGAATCATTGTTGTTTACAACCTTTCCAGTCCATCGATCATGATTTTTCTCATTGCTTGATGCAGCGATATCGAAACCTTCCATAGGATCTTCAGTGATATTTCCATATCTCTCTGCTAACTCTTCATCTCTCATCGACTGACTCCTTTAGGTTTACTTCCCTTCTTGAGATTCTCCGATTCCTTCTGCGCCATATCGTTTACTGTAGCGATAAGAAGCTCTACTTCGTTGTACGGCATATCGTCATTGATCACGACACCGCAGTATTTGCTGACCTGAATCTGGTTTCTGATCATCGTAATCGTATTTACGCGATTGAATAGATTTATATCTCGGATATCGACTCCTACTCTCAACTCTCTTCCGCAGTCAGTACAGATCAAATTAGTCCATGACTCGATACCGAACATCGCATCTTCGGCTAAATGTTTCAATTTAGAGAACGTGTCTGCTGGTAGTTCTAGAATGTCACTCTCTATGTTCTCGTTGTCGAAATGATCGGCTATGTCGGTCCAGTTCAAGATGTTCTCGATGTCGTGATCCTTCGATACGTACTTTTTGTCAGAAATCTTTCTGTGTACGCCAGAGATCTTCACACCTCCGATATAGATGCTTCTCAGTACGCTCTCATCGATATTCTTGACATGAAGGCTGCTCATCTGGAATTCTGAGCTAACCCTAGATCTACAATATGGACACACAAATTCAGTCTGGTAGCTGTTAGAGAGCTGAAACGTGTTGGTCCTCAGATAGAATACCAACGTTAGCCGATCTCCTTCGAGAATGTCTTTGAATTCCAGATTCTCTATCAGCAAGCATCTCTCAAGGATCGAATTCACCATCTGCCTAGAGTTCTTTTCGTTAATAGCAGCTAGAAATTTGAGATCTCTGACATTGAGACATCGAAACTTTATGGTAGCGCTCTCTGGATATTCTTTTCCTCTGCTCGGCAGTGCAGCCAAAGGTATATCCCAATAGTTGAATTCGTTCATGAGTTATATTCGATCCATGTATATAAGAATATATAGCGAGGTTTGAAATGTCAGAGAGCAACTGGAAGACTGAAGGATATAATCCGGAAGAGCATGGCTGGTGGAAAGCCACACTTGACGATAAAGATAATCTGGGTTATCCGACTGGCTATTACTATGCTGACACTATGCGAGCAATCATGGTCGCATTCACTAAATTCTTCAACGACGTGTATGTGATCCGATACGACGAACAGGGTTATCCCAGAAAGAGCATTAGAGTTCCGATCAAGTTCGGTCCGAGATCGAAGGCTCACGACTTCAGAAAAGAAGAAGAGTCTGGAGAGGATTACACTATTCCTCTACCGAACATGTACTACAAGTTCACTGGTTTCCAGTACGACAGCACTAGAGCTGCATCTTCGAATTCGATACGCACATTCTATGAGAACTATCTCTTGTCTAAAGGAATCGAAGAGGGCGAGTGTCAGCTTCTATGGGAGGACACTCAGCCAGTTCCATACAACATCACTTTCGAGATGACCGCAAAAACTGAGCTCTTCGCAGATCTACTGCAGATCATCGAGCAGATATCTTCGAGATTCAATCCAGACGCATTCCTGTTCATCAAGGAATTCTGGTTCATGAACATCCGTAGAGATATCAAGATGAAGCTAGACAGCGTCTCGATAGACTTTCAGGACGAGTTTGGAGAGCAAGATAAGCGAGAGCTAGAAGCTAAATTCTCTTTCACGATCGAGGGCCAGGTCTACACGAAGATCGAGCATGGCGCTATCATCGACCGCATCATCGCTGTTCTGAATCCTGCTATCGCAGTATACAAGGACGGATCCGACGTTCCAGACAGATACAAGTCGATCATCGACGTATCAGGAAACTACAGAGAAGAGCCAGGAACATACGATCCAGATACGAACACTTGGCAAGGCAGCATGACGGATCGCTACGATTTCGCTAACGTAACAGAGGAAAGCATCACGAATTCTGGACGTAAGGATTTCCTAAATAGCGCAAACGAGAAGGTCGATACCCAGTGGGCTAGCAGACATACTATCGAAGATGCTCAATAAATCACTATAAATAAGCTGTAAAGACTGAAAGAAGAGTACCCTAATGGAAGATCAAGCTAGAAGATTAAAGGAGCTTAAATCGTCGCTAGACCGCATTGGCGATCTGGTTCTCTGGAATACGGAGAAATTAGGCACAATTATCGCTTCTGAAAGCAAAGACGAGCAAAAATCGATGAATCTCGTATATGGCAACATCGTCGACAGCATAAAGTCAGAGACGGAGCCTTTGAGAAACATAGTCATCGACCTGAAGTACTACTTCGATCGTCAAAATAACGAGATCACAGCGATTCTCAAGAATTCTTCTGTAATCATAGATACTGTCAAAGCTTCTGTAAAGAACGAAGATGAGCGTAACGCTGTCGAAGCGGATATCGAACGCAAGAACTCATTAGTTACGACAAGTCCAGTCGTAGAGAGCGTAGGAAAAGTCCAATCTACGGGTCTCGATCCGGAGCTGCAAAACAAGTTGAGCTTAGTCCTCGATTCTGCTGCTGGATTCTTCAAAAGCTGGGGAAATCCCGTCGAAGTTGGCGCAGCTCTCGCACTTCCAGTCGTCGGAGCTCTCGGAGTCGCTTTCGGCGGAGTCGTTCTGACCGTCAATAAGCTAGTTGACGGCATAACTGACATTATCGGAAAGGTGACTGACATGCCTTCTGGTATCGCTACAGCAGTAGGCGGAGCAGTCACTGGAGTTTTCAAAGCAACATCGAATCCGACAAATATTGACGGATCGACGCTGAATTCTGCGATACTGATAGGCACTAAGCCGATATTGGATCAACTGACAAATATTGACGGATCAATCAAGAACGTCAAGATCGAAAATGCATCTCTAGGAGTAAATCTTGATCCAGTGTTGAGAGCTATCGACAACGTATCTTCATCGATCTCCTCTTCTATAGGTAATTGGAGTTTCTCTGCTCCAGTCGCTTATCCCGTAGTCGAAGAGCCGAAAGATGACATATCGTTCAAGACAAGGGTCATATCACTGCTAGAGAATCCAGTTCCAGTCGAAGTCATCGTACGTGAAGATTTGAGAAACTCTAATGGACAGCAGATTCGCGAAGACGTGTTCGCAGATGCAGTCCGTCCTCTAGTCAGAAACCAAGAAGCGATGTACAATATGCTCTCTAGCAGTCTCAGAGAGCTCAGTCAGGCAGTCGCTACATTGAGCGTTCCTCCAGAAGTCGGAAGAACAGATCGTGTCACACGACTGAACGACAACGTCAACATGACTGTCAATGACACAGCTATCGAGTTGATATTGACAGAGACTAGAACGATTGCACAAGCGATCGCTGGATTCCGTTCCGATTTTGGAACTTTCAGTACAAATTGGACTGCTGCTAACTCCGAAAAGCGTCAAGAGCGTACCGGAGGCGAAACTGTCCTGTCTGGAGATTGATGGAGGCTAGCTGATGTTTGATATCATAAACATCTGGGGTGGAAGAGCTAGAGAAGGCCTAGTATACATAGAGCCGTTCTCTGATCAAGCATCTCTGCCAGAAAAAGACAACATGCCTCCGATGATCGCTTACCTGACTAAGTTTCCGACGATGAGCTATGGAACGGACTGGGGCGACTGGAATCACAGCAACACCGAGTTCGTATCAAGCAAGATCCAGGGATTAGCTGGAGGAGGAACCGTATCTGTCGGAAAAGAAAGCCGTGGAATAAAGACTGACTTCTTAGCTCTGCTAGCTGGATCTGAGTACAAAAATCCTATCTTGACTGACCAATGGACTCAGTTGATAGCGCAGAACGACCAAAAGAGCTACATCAATCTCGATCTAGAGCTTGTAGCATTTCCAGTCATTAGACCGAATACCAGAGCACATGTCGAAGGAATGAGATATGACTCCAGAAACATGGATGCAGTTCTAAACGTAAAGTACGACGGAAACACGAGAAGAGTGAACAGCTTCTGGGACTGGCTGAAGTTCGGAAAGACTGCTATGATGCCTTTAGAGAAATTCTCTTCTGCTGTAGTGCCACAGAATATGAATGCTATCTACAACAATATGAACGGAACAAATGGAAAGATGGTCAAGCACGGCATTCACTCTATGGCTCACTTCGTCGACGGCTTCATTCCATCTTCTAAGACTACGATCTCAGACTCGATGAGAGATACGATCAAGGGAGCTGAAGAGGTAGCACAGGGTCTAGCAATCAATGGAACAAGAATCGGACATACGTTCACTGTTCAGCTGTTCGACTGCAATAGAAAGAAACTGTTGAATTCGAAAGCTCCAGCCTGTCCGATCGACTTCTATGTGACAAGCCTGAAGTTCAAGTTCTCTCCCAAAGTCGTCAAGATAATCGACGACAACGGCAAAAGAAAAGGCGCAGCTCCAGAATGGTGCGAGATTTCTCTGTCTTTGACCAGCGTAACTATGCTCTCTATCGATCAAGTATTGGACATGTGCAGCTATGAATATTGATGATATAGAAGAAGTACGTGAAGATGAAGCTGTAGCGTTTCAAGCTCCGGAAGATGTCGTTGTAGAGTACAGCGCTCGTCAGAGAGACATGTTCAACGGATTTAGCGAAGATCTGTACGGAAACAACTGGTTCATACTGACTACGAACGAAGCTGGTCCACAGGGTACGACAGGAAAAGCTAGATCGATATGCGGAATTCTGGAAGAGGTTCCAGATCTAAGCTTCAACACCGATGTAGTTGATGGTCCGCAAAAATTCATGGTTGATGCTATGCAGAGCTTCTTGGGTAGAAGAAGCAGCGGTAATAGCAATCTGCTCTCTGCTGTGACTGGAAAGTTTGGATTCTATTCCAAGCTGGCTAACTCTATGGGAGCAAATCTGAATGTCCAGTTAGCTGGAAACTATACGAAGAGAATCTCTAATACTAAGGATTTCCAGAAAGACGGCTTCAAGCTAAAGTTCAAGACATGGAAATACCCCGAGCAGCTCTTTGATCCATCATGCATACCCTCTTCACAGAAAGAAGTTATCGACTATCTGTCGAAATATGCTACTGTCTACACACGACCGAGCATATTTGGAACACTGGACAAGGCAGTAGATCAGACTATGGCAGCATTTGGAACTCTAGCGCCGGTCGGAAAGAAACTACTGTTCGGTGCAGTCGGTGGAGCAGTTGACGCTATTGGTACTGGCATCGGAGCTACGTTCGGCACAGAAGCTAAAGCATATTACGACTGGGCTGCTAGAGAACAACTAGGTAGAGAATTCACTGCTAATAATCAAGCTCCAAAGTCTCCAGAAGAGCTCATAAAAGCGATGGGAGACACTGTAGACAGTGTCCTAGTCAGATCTTGGAATGACAAGCAGAGAATCACTCATGGCCAAGAGAAGTTCAATGAATCTCTGCATCGTCTCGACATATTGAGAGCTGGAATTCTGGACACTTACCTTATCGTTGGCGTATCTAACTGGAGCTATACTCTAGAGCAGGAGACTCTTGGCGAGTCGATGGAAGTTACGATAGATGTTAAGCTAGATCAGAGAATGAGCCGCGACAGGCTGAAGCTGTACGGCGAAAGAGAAGATATTTTCGGGAAATCCTAATCGTCGAACTTCTCGCCAGACGGATTATTAGCTTCTCTGAACTCTTCAGCGTGCTTCTTTATCCATTCGCGAACGAACTCTTCTCCAGGATCACGCCCTATCCGCTCTCCCTCAAGCCACTTCTCACGCTCGATCTCAGCAATCTGCTTCTGCATGAATTCTTTCTCATCCATGTGAGCCTCCTAGAGTTTCGAGCTGTCGTGCTCGCTGTTGACGTCTGGAAATTTCTTGTCGTAGTGTTTGAGTCCAGCAGCTTTGCGCTTCTTCATGCTCTGTTCCCAACTCTTCTTTCTGGCAGTTTCCTTAGCTGCTCTCTTCTTCTGACCAGTGATGCGTCCTCTTGCTCCATCTTCGCTACTATCTCCGCCACGCTTACGATGAAGAATTTCTTGCTGAGTCATCCTCACTTCTCTAGGATTGCCATACTCGTCATACTCTACACGCTTTACCCCAGGTTCAGTCGTCTTCCACTTGGTGACGACCTTGCCATCTCGAATCATCTTCTTACGCTTCAGTGATTCATTTAGCTCTTGGTTTTCCTTAGTAAATTCGAGAAATCGCAGCATATAGTCCTCCTTTGGAGTAAAGCGGTCTAATTTATTTATTCGACAGATAAATACAGTATATGGGAAGATTTTTCGAGCATAGCGACATAGAGCAGCGTACTATAGAGCGACACGGAACGATCAGTGGCGTAGAAGTCGGAAGTACACAGCAGAGTCAAGTCGACAAGATGCGTGAAGATATGCGAGAGCGATATGGTTGGCTCTCGCCGAGTCAGTACTATTCAGGACAGTACGACTCGCAGTTTATTCCGAATGAGCTGTTCATATCGCTAACTGACATAGAAGAGTATCGAAAAGGAACTGGAGAGCTGCCCACTGAAGCGGCAGACAGAACAGAGATACCGCACTACTTCTGGATAGACAGTCTGAGCAACTGGTGTTACTTCAAGATCACAGACGATATGACAGCCTTCAAGAAGACCACGTCTCGTTTCGGAAAAGCTGGAAATGCTCTCCTCAATATTGCTTTCTTCGGACTTCCTGGAGCTATCGACGCTATGCAGCAGGGCAGCTGGTGGAATTTCTTCACTAGCTGGTCTTACAATCTCGCTCTATCTTACGCCGATTTGTCCACTACGACTATCGAAGGCATAGATCAGATCGAAAGCTTCATATCAGACAACATATTCGGTTTCGAGGAAGAGCTGTTCGGAACAAGCGTACTGAAGAACATGTACTCCAGAATGAACTCGGAGAAATTGACTCTGGGCGCTATGATGCTCGGTGCTGCTAGCGAGCTCATGTCGACGCGTAGGTCTGCTGCTGTAGGAATTCTATGGGGATGGATTCAATCTGCTTACGATCTAGCGACTTCAGACGTAGATGCTGAGCCTTACATAGAAGAATTGGCATCAGGAAGTAAGCTTCACAATCTTCCCAGAAACTGCATAAGCTTGTACATGTGGAACGGATATAAGCGAAACTGGATGCCAGTGAAACAGCTTATCGAAATATACGAGCGTTATTGCAAGCGTTCTAGTTACGATCTAGTCTATACGACAGTCAAGAATTTCTACGCTCTATTGATAACTACAGGAGAAGACGATATTCTTGACAAATTCCTTGAAACTATCGGACTTCCAATCAACACAGAAGACGAGACGATAGAGAATTTCAGACAGAGAGCAAACGACATAAGAGACACTTATGGAAGCAGTGAAAATCTCTTCTGCTCCAAATTTACCGATTTGATAATGGAGATTCCTCAGGGCATCAACTACTGCTCTCGTTTCCTGTTCATCAACATCTACGGAATCGATCCCGCTTGCATAGAAGCTATCCAGGCAAGATCTCCACTGTCTAAGAAGCAAACGCTGTACAACTGGGACACTGACGGAGGTTCATGGAGCCAGAAGAAATGGCAAGAGAATATGAGCTTCTGGATCGCATTGCCAAACGACAGCGCTAAGTTGAAGCTGTACGCGATAGACACATATCAACTCATAAATCGTCCGACTGCGTACAAGTATTGGTTTAATCGAGACTTGAAGGGATATCTTCACAAGAATATCGGACATCCTTGCTTCATGAGAGGCAATGACGACGTTCTGTGGATGTGCTACTGGATGAGATGGTCAAGCTCTAGAGGTCCTGAGAAGAGTGGTGGAAGTCTGTTGACTGAAGAGATAACAGTTGAAGGGCTTCAAGACATCATGAAGCTTGACGTTGATAACTGGGAATGCATAGTCGATTCCATGTTCCAGAAGCACGACGAGTACGGCTTCGAAGACTGGCTGATCAACGGCAACTATACTCTCAACTACAGCAAGTTCACGATCGATGAAGAACAGCCTTCCGAAGTGCTGTCGTTCGAAGACTCTACTCTAGCTCCTAATAAAGCCGAGCTCGTGAACTCTATCGACGACTACGACGGCGAGACGTTGACTCTGTCTCTATCGAGTGGAACTGTCGTATCGAGAGACGATGGAAACGAATACATAGATACTGCTAAGCGTTGGAGATAACTGCGTGTAAATAATACATGCGGCAAGTATTCTTCAACAGCTTTAAAGAGAAAATACTGAAAGGTCAGATTCCGGATGTCATAACAGCGTCCGGAATTCCGTTCACTTCTGAATTTCTAGACACTTACGACAATACGGACATTTCGATCGAGCAGTTTAGAACGCTGTCCGACTTCGACGCTTATTCGAACGGAAATAGCGCTACTAAGTTCGAAGACACTAAGTTTCAATACACTGAATATGGAGTTGAGTACAGCGCCTATTACGACAACGACGTATCCGAGAAGCCTCTATTCATCAACCCAGACAATTATCAAGAGTTTCTCCAGATCTACAGCGGAGAGATCCGTTATGAAGATTCATACGTAAAAGACAAGTTTGACGGCTACGTCTCAGGTGATGCAAACGTCAACTCCGGATTCTACTATGTCGCAAAGAAGTCGCAGTTGAAGTGGATCGCTGATAGATGCAACGATGAGAACAACTTCAACAACAGAATCACTGTCGTACTTGGAGACGACATCGGAAATCCTGATGGAAGCAATCCGGTCGTTCTTGACACTGTTATAGGAAAGAATCCGAACAAGCCGTTCGCTGGAACGTTCGACATGAACGGACATAAGCTGTCTAACCTGATCTTCAGCTGTAAAGAGAATTCGAACGGACTTATCGGATATCTCGCACCAGACGGAATCGTGAGAGACGCTATCGTCCAAGATCTGACGTTCCGATGCATGAACAAAATTTCTCTCGATAAGATTCGCAACGACTGCTCAGACGTAGTCGTCGGAGGTCTTGTCGGTACGAACTATGGTACGGTCGAGAACGTAATCACTTCTGGAGCATTCCAGTTCAACGAATTCTGCCCAGAAGTGTACTTGACTGAGAATAAGTACGAATATGAGCCTTACGACAACGTTGTCAACAACCGAGATTACAACTGCTTCTTCCCGAGCAAATTCTGCATCAACTCGATCAACAACGTCATCCCTTATGTAGGCTACTTCTGTGAAGGTGCAGACAGCTACTTCAACGATATCGGAAATCCTCTGCTGACTGTGTCTGGCAGCTTCAATCCGACTTATCTGTACATGAATACGCAGAACAATATCAACTGTCTGCTAGGATTGAAGTTCAAGACTCATGGATCGAATGACGATAAGCTGTTCGACAAGTCTTACAACTACGACCACTATCTGGAAGGAAAGCTAGCTAACTCAGTCATGTACGACCAGAGCACAGTCGAATTAGCTCACGTCATTCCAGAGAACAACTTCTATGTATCGAAGTCATACAACGGAGACGGCTATCACCCTTATAACGACAACTCATACTTCGCAGACGCTTATCGTCAAAAAGAGATAGACGGCGACGTATGGCTTCTGCCGCCGTTGATTACCCTAGAGAATGACCAGAGAATTCCAGAAAGAGTGCTCACGAACACCATCAACAATCTCGGAAGCATAAAGTCTTGGAACGAGAAGCAAGATCAGTCGATAGGAGAGGCGTCGACATATTATCAATATGCTGGTCTCGATACTGAGTACGGCTCTTACATAGCTAGACAGATTCGTGACCAGATCCTGATGTATATCAAATCTGGCGAAAAGGTTACGACTCACCAGAAGATGAACCCTTACAGCCGCATCGCTTACTTCTGCTCACCAATCGTCGGAAACAACTTTGGAACGATTCGAGAGATCGACTGCCGTCATACGATCAAGGAAACTCGAGATACGTTTGTCGGCTTCATCGGAAACGTATGCGGAAAAGAGAACTGCGGCGACATATATGACGTCAACTCTATTCTCGACATAGAGGCTATCCCTACATCTGCGCATTCTGAACGTACTAACGTCTACACGAACAATCTCAACTTCAAGCCGACCTATCCAGACGACTACGCTAACCTAGTCAACGTATTCGGCTATAACTGGGACTATTATCAGATCGACAATGGACTCAGTCCAGAAGACATGGAGAAATACTCTGCCGTATCGGCTTCAGCTGTAAGCGTATCAGACCGCTTCTACCGCTATCACGATCTAGGAACTGGAACATATTCAGGAGTTCAAAGAAACAAGCTAGATGACTACGTATTCAATCGCATTCCTTACGTAGACACTTATGAAGCTAACGAATACTGCAACTTCAACCTTCCAGAGGGAGAAACCAGCGCAGCATCGTCTAAGATTCCTTCTGCGATCAGAAACAGCAAGCTAAAGCTAGACATCGAAGGAGGAAACGCAAAGCCTGACACATTTACGCTTCAGATGAGCGTAGATCCTGAAGACGTATCGAAATATTCGACATTCAAGCTGTTCAACCCATACGATGCAGACAAGAGAGACAACGTATATGAGAAGCTGAATATCTCTTCAGCTGACGTAGAAGACGGATTTAGCAGAATCTCTGTCGAGCATCTGGACTACAGTCAAATTGGAGATGCATGCAAATACACGTCGTTGCAAGATAAGCCGAATTTCGGTTCCATCGGAGATCACAAGATCACGATGGAAGACGTCATGACGTACTGCACAGCATTCACTGGAACACTCGGAAAGACGATCGACAACGCTTATGAGTTCGCAAAGAACCTGATGGACGCTAAAGTCGCTATCGGATGCGAGATGTTGGCTAATCCGAAGCTCGACGTCAATTACGTATTCCCAGGAGGAAATGAACCTTTCGCTACTGACGCTGGTCTCTTCGGTACTACGAATAACAACGGTCCATACATCATTCCAGCTCACACTGGGCCAAATGACACTGATACAGATAAAGATCTCGGCTCTGACATAGCCGACATGTGCTGGTTCATGCAGCCTGGAGTATATCAGAATGCGACGAACGGACCGAAGGCTTATGATCCAGCGGTCATTCAATACGTAGGATCGAACTGCGACGAAGTTACTCTGAACAGCGGAAATACTGCTAACCGTCTCAACTACTTCTGCAGCATATCTCCTAACGGCCGTTGGGATCTGTACGGCAAGTGTCCATCGAATCCCATCGATCTGCCGGATACATTCAACGAGCAAGAGAACTACGCTAAGGCTTCAATACCGAGATCGACTGTAGAGATCGACATCAGAAGCGGCGCAGACGAGCTCATCGAGAAGATCACAGAAGCTGCTTCTACATCAAGCGGATGGAGTGAGTTGATCGGAAATCAAGAATACGAAGCTTCGATCAACAAGATATACGTTCCTGTCGCTAACAGGACTCAGAACGACGCTTATCAGTCTCAAACGTTCGAGGGAGTAAACGTATCGGGCATCTATCTACATGAGGTCGCACAGCAGAGAAGATGGCGTGATTCTGGAAATTTCCCATCCACGCCAGAAGATGCGAATCCAGATCAAGTCGGCAACCTAGACAAGATGTACATCGATCTGTCAATCGCTGTCAAGAAGGACGATGACTATCTCGTCTATCCGATGATAGTCGAGATTCCAGTCAAGGAGATGTATCTGCCAATATCTTGCGTGAAGGGATCTGAGCCTTGGGAATTTACGATCAACTACTACTCAGAAGATCTCGCTAATACGATAAACGAAGATATCGCAATCAATAGAAGAGATGTCGAATACTATCACCTGATTCCTGCATACGACATGTATGACGTAGCCGAAGAGGAATTAGCATACCTTCTCAAGTCGATATACAACGTCGGCGGAATCTGCGGAATGATCAACCATTCTCAACGATTCATCGAGCACGGAAACTACGATCTCACAAGCAACGGATATACTTCAGATGTCGATAATCGAGTGACCAACAGAGCAGAGACTGGCTCAATCAGAAACTGTTGCGTAAAGATCACAGACAAGACAGTCAAATTCATCAATGATACTCTTCTCAACGAGAAGGTCGATGGAGAACTGGTAGAGAAGAACGACCATACTATCGCTATCGCTAACAAGTTCGGTGGCGTAGCTGCTATCTACGAATATCGTCAAAACGACATGGGAACAAGTCCGAAGACTATGATTCCTGGAGCAGATCTTGATGGTCTGCAGCGTATCGACTTCCAGAAATTCAAGATCGAGAATGTCGTCGTAGCTGGTTCTGACAATTTCTACACAGGAACGACAGTGACTCCAGCAGAGGCAGCGAACCGTTCACTGTTCAAGATATTCAGCAAGGTATTCTCTCCGTTGGTCGAATGGAGCAACATAAGCAACATTCTCGATACTACTAACTTCTATCTAATCAACGACGAGAGATCATACTCTATCAATTACTGCTCTAGACAGAGTTCAAACTTCCCGATCGCTGGAAACGTTCATCAGGACTTCGGCGTATCAGACTGGGAGATGGTCAACGGACCAGGAACGTTCATCGGTACGACAGACGCTCGTCTCCTAGCAGACGCATGGCCAGTCATAGACGTCGACAGAGCTGCTCCGACTCAAGACGAAGATCTGCACTCGATGAAGATATACGAGAGAAAGTTCAATCGGGTCGGAAGCAATTCGACTGGCGTAGACACTATGGTCTTCTCAAGCGACAGATATCCTCGATTGAGCTTCACAAAGAGATACGATCTGATGCCGTCTGTTCTCTTCTCGATCAACGGCTTCAATCTCTACGGCGACATCGACGATCCGGATTACGAGATGGATTCTCACATGAGTCCAGTCGCTAACGCGTCTTGCAGCGAGTACAACGACATCTATGAACAGATGCTGTCTGGAAATGGCCACTACGTCAACAGAAAGTTGAGTAAGCCAATCATGCATGCTCCTCTGAAGATGAACGGCGATTCTTACCATCTAGCTCTAGCGATGAGAGTCCAGTTAATGCCTATAATCAACTACCGCTTGATCGAGTTCTTCGAGTGGAGATATCAGGAGAACGGCGGAATCACAGACAGATACTTCACGTGGGATTACGATACACAGGAAGTAGAGAAATCTGAGCTGAGATTTACGATAAGATACTGGCAGCATGCTCTGTGGATCCATCAGCATGACCGAGCAGACTACGATCCGATACTGCGCTATCCGATGAGAGATGACGAAGTGACTAACGACGGATCGAACATTCATCTCGGCTACATGCCGTCGAGATACGGCATCGTTCGTCTGCTCAACACCCTCGATCTTGACATCGGAGAAGATCTGTACGACGAAGGAAGAGCTATAGAGGGCGAGGACTTCAGAGGAATTCTTCTCTTCGACTTATCGGACAATTCGCTGATCGCTCTCTTCGACCGTGGCTATGGAGCTGATATGAACAACGGAACTTATGTCGCAGAGCTGAAGAACAAGATGAGCATCGGACCTCTTCGCTACGGAAGATTAGCTGAGCTGACAGTGTAAAGGAGAAACTATGAAATACATCACTTACGACTCTTTCATCGACTATCTCTTCTCAGACGACAGCAAATCGGATACGTACAACAAGCTGACGGCTTGGCTGATCAAGTCGGGAGGTGTCGAGACGTTCCGTATAACGAACGGAGATTTCAGCATACCAGTCGAGACAGTAGAGAGATTCTCTGTTCCGAACAGTGACTTCGAAAAGTCTCCGTATTCGTACGACTGCAGGCCATCAGTCTCTAATTCGAACGGAATGATGTCAGAGACAGACAAGACATATCAAGAGATATTCAACATTCCGGCGAAAGAGAACCTATCAGAGTGCAAGTACATCAATTCGTTCGTACAGAAACAGCAATGGAACGAACTGCTGAAAGAAGATGAGAGTGGTTCAAGTCAGGGCAGCGGTCCTCGTGTCGACAACGACAGCGATGATCCAGCGTACCAGACTCTCAAAGGAGAAATTCCGTTCAAAGACGAGTACGACGAAGCAGAGTACGACTCCTATGGAATTCCTCTGGACTTTCTCAACAGCGACGATCCAGCAGTCATCGCAGAAGAGCTGTTGAAGTTCTACGGCAACAAGATAACGACTCCGATAGGATGCTTGATCGGAGTCTTGAAGAACGATCTAGTGTTTCCTATCGGGTATATCGACTTCGAGAACGTGAAGCCGTCTACAAGGATCGAGATCAAGTTCGATCCGAGAGGTTTTCTTCAGTTGAAATGATCAGAGAAGCTGACGAGCGGTGACGGGCATGACGTAGTAGACCACTCGGCCTTTAGTGCCCTTGTCACGACGGAGAGCGAATCTTGCAGCGCCTCTGATGTAAGCTGGCAGCTTCTTAGAGTCGTACTTGTCGCACATCACTACGGCAGTGACCTGAGCGACGACGTCGTCATTAGAGAGATTATCCAAAGGTATCTGCTCTTCCCAGAGAGAGCGGTGCATCGTGATCTCGCAGTTCTTGTCTCCTCGCTGGATAGACTTGAACTCGGCTTCGAACTGCTTATAGAGAATGTCGTTGTTGATCAGCTCGCATGCGAAAGCGTCGCAGAATGCGATATCTTCAGCCCAGCTCATCGAGACGAGGAGCGCGAGCGCGAGAATGATAGAGTTGAGCAGTTTCATTTGAGTTTCTCCGGTTAAAGTTCTTTTACATATACAATATAAGTATTTTCAAGAGAAATCTAAACAGAAAATTGAGATTTTCTCATTTTTTCTGAATATGAGACGAAATATGCCATTATGCTTAAATTGAGTATATTTGACGTTTGAGCTATTATAAATAACAGGACGAACTGCTGAGAAGTCGAAATAGTCTATATTTTAAACAAAGAGTTTACGATACGACCCATTGGTGCATCTTTCTTAGCAGTTCCTTTGCACTAGTGGGTCGTATTTCTTTAGGAACTGCTGAATGGAAAAGTACACAGAATATCTCCAATACTCGCTATGGATCAGCGATGTGAAGACGAAGGAGATAAGAGTCGGAAAGAATGGCCGGACAAAATATGATCACGAGTGCATCAGGGGAATTTGGAACTCTTCTGGATCTCACGGGATCTTTCCAGTCGGAGTGAAGCGCTGCACGTTCGAAGACTACATCGAACTTATCACGACAGGACACTCAGTCAAGAGAATCCAGAAGATCGAAAATGAAGTGTTCACGTCGAGATTTCTCTTTATCGATCTAGACAACGACAACGGAGAGAACGTGACTGAATATGACCTGGAAGCGTTGAAACTGATCACTAACAACCGCATCGTGTACTTCCCGTCGACTTCAGGAACGCCCTTCCGGTGGCACTTGTACATCGAGACCGCGAACCCCATGTTCGTTGTCAAGGATCTGAAACGAGAGACGTTCAAGATCATATCCGAGCTAGAGTCTGTCTGTAAAAGAAAAGTTACATGTGACTCGAAGTGCTACCAGAACTGGCATCAAGTCTGCTACGGAATGCCGCAGAAAGAGCACTACAAGCTCTCGATCCCCGATGGAACTGAGTTCTTCTGTCACCAGATTCTGAAGCCGAAAGACGACAAAGAGACAGTCATCGTCCAAAAGTTCACAGAGTACGTTGAGTTCAGGAGGAAGTCGAATGATAAAGAACAGAAAGAGGTGAGAATCGTACCATACAACTCCAAGATGCTAGCGAGAGCTCTCGGAATCGGAGAGCTCCAAGACAAGCCGTTCTCGATCTACCCGCCGTTCACGTACAAGAATCGCGTCAAGGGAGACTGGCACATCCGCGAGGGAAACCGGTACAAGACAGCTTGCAACTGGATCCTACACTTAGTCCCGCAGTGGTACAAGTGCAACCTCAAGTACGACATGGGATACTCTGTCGAAGATCTAGTTCACACCCTCAAGTGTCTCTGCAGGACTAACTTCGCCAGCTTCGAGACGTTCGACTGGAACTCAGCTCAGCGAGCTCTGTTCAGCAAGATAAACGCTCTCGATGGAAAGTCGTGGGAAGAGATCGAAGCCGAATCCGAAGCTAAGATCCGCACGTACAGGACCCAGAACTACACTTGGGATCTAATGATGAAGCTCAAAGACGAGTTCGCGTACGACGACTGGACGATCGCTTTCCAAGACCGAAAACAGCTCAGAGAAGCGCTGAGAAAGTACAAAGTCTCGATCAAGACAGTGAAGAAGTATCTCCACGAAGAGGCGGGATTCGACATCGTCATTAAGAACGAGAAGAGAGCAGAGCGATCCGACAAGGGAAAGACGAAGTTCGACTTCACGAGATACCCTCAAAACGAGAAAGGACAATACTTGATCCCGTCAAGAGAGATCACCTCATACATAAGAAACTTAGCTTCGAAGATGAAAATAAAGATAAAGTCGGTTAGAGAATGTTAGAGAAGGCGAACGAAGTGAGCAAAATAGCGTTTGATTTGAATGTGATTTTGTCACATTTTAATCAAACGTGTTGTTCCCATTTCTCTCTTCTTGAATATATTTTGTCCAGATTAAAATGTGACAAAATTCTGTAAAGGAAACTTTACACTATATCAAGTTCAAAAAATGAGCTCTATAAATAAACTCAACAAGGAGAATCAACTATGACTCGATTCGTTATCACTGGAAAAGTATCAAATCCGCTAGCGGGATCTTCGCTCAACGAAGATCTCGTCATCTCTGGTCGTCTGGACTCGAAGCTCGCACAGCTCAACCTGGAAGTCGAGAAGATCGAGACTGTCGGAGACGAAGTCACTTACTACCTGAAAGAATCGACATCTAGACCTAAGCTCCTGTGCGACTAACAAAAGGAAACACCAATGAACAACATGGTTTATATCGGAAACGCTGGATCCAAGAATCCAGGTATCACTTGTCTTCTCAGATGCGCAATCTTCAATCTAGAAGAGAATTCCGACTGGGAAGGAATCGACTACGTCAAGAACGCTTGGTTCAACGAGGACGGCATCTCTGTCGAGATCGATCAGGAGGGCTGGGACAAGCCGATGTCCGATGAGGAGTTCGCTGAGCTGCCTGTCGATCTCATCAATCAGATCATCCGTGAAATTCCAAAGGTTATATCCGGAATCATGATAAACAGCGAGCAGCAGACTGAAGAAGATAAGATCGCTGAGCTGGAAGACATCATAAACAACTCCGAAGAGACAACCGTCAAGGGAGGAGGAAACTTCGAATATGGGGACGAGAAGATCGCACTTCGTCTTCTGAGACAGGCTAAAGCTAGATATTCCGCTAAAGGTCCGGTCGAGTCTATGAAGTTCGGAGAAGCTAAGAGAATTCTCGAAGCTGAGGGACTCAAACTATCTAAGGACTGCTGCTCTAAGAAGCGCAAGAGAACTCTGAAGGAATCTAGCCTGACTATCTGGGACTATCTTGACGAGCTAGAAGAGATCGATCCGTCTGCTAGAGAAATGATGATCGAGGAGCTGATCGAGAACTCCGACACTATCGTTCGTGGAGATGACGGCTGCTACTACGACACTTCGATCGGCAGAGACAGCATGACCGATGATCCGATGGAATTGATCCAAGACATCAGCTATGATGATCTAGTCGCCGATTACGGAACACCAGAAGAGTTCGCAAACAACTAGTCGAAATCTGGAAACTCTGATAAATAAGTAAATTTCTAGAACTCTACAAGGAGAATCATATATGATCACTAACTCTACTGACGCAACCATCGACAGCAACGACTTCATCATTCAGTCTATGCGCAAGCTCAAGCAGCGCCTCGAGATCGAAGAGAACGACATCAAGTCCTACAAGATTCCGGAAGGACTCCAGGGCTCTGCTCTCGCTTCTGAGAAGGCCTACATCAAGGGCGCTCTCGACGAGATCCAGAAGTTCCGCCAGTTCATCAAAGAGATGGGCGTCTAACGCAACTTACATAAAGTCTGTTGTCTCCATGAAGCGCTGGTCGAGAGACCAGCGCTTCTTTTGTACCCAGACCTCGTCATAAATGCGGTTTTGAGGCGGTTTTAAGACGTTTTAAGCCTGTACCCTAGTAACTATACTGGTGAGCCGTAAAACTCCTATAAATGGCCCTTATGCGCAATTAACCGCATGTTCGCTTTTTCTCTTCTCGAAATAGTCTTTAACGTTCTCTGTGCGATCGGCTCTGATCTCTTCTTCGCTGCGATCGACTTCAATTTCGATTCCGTCTGGTCCCATGATTACTCCTTATGCGATAGAGCGCTTCTCGTAGACACGAACTGTGATCACATCGTACTTCTTCAATTTCTGCAGACGCTTGAAGAGCTCTTCGACACTCTTGACGCTCTTGCGTTCATCCTGCTTGTCGTTGTCGTACGTGATGAGGGCTTTGTCTCTTAGGTTCTCGTCCATGACGAAGCCGACCTCTTCGAACTGTTCACTTTCCTCCTTCTCGCCATCGATGTAGATAATGGTCCAAATGCTTTTCTTGAGAGCCTTTGGAAGCTTCGCTTTCGGAAATACCGAATTAACAGCGTTGCGGTAGATGTTGTAGACGTCTTGGGCGGTTTCGGCGAGATATTTCATAGTTTTGGTCCTTTTTGTTAAGTTTACATGAGTAATATAGGTATTTTCATGAGAAATCTAAACCCATAAACACGAATTTTTATGCTGCAAATAGTTTCTAAATTAACTATTGAAAAGCGCTAAAACGAGAATTTATGTACAAAAACGTCTACTACGACCGTGAGTCCAATTCGATTTTCGAACGTGAAGTTGGCTCGACAGAATACGTCAAGCATCCGTACACTTTCAAGTACTTTATGCCCGACTCGACGGGACAGAGTCCGATTCGAGACTGCTTCGGCGTACCGATGAAAGAGGTCGTATGCAAGACGAAAGAGGACTATCAAATCTATCGCGTGATGTCGAAGAAGATGCGCTTAGCGGAGTCCGACCTCAAACCTCCCGTAAAATACATTCACGAGAAATACGACACCGCAGAATTGAACTACGAAGAGTACAAGGACTACCGCATCGCCTTCTATGATATCGAAACGCAGACTTCGAGACGCTATTACCTCAACAAAGAAGTGAAACTTCGCTTGATCGAGGACGGACACGAAGAGACGATGACCCTGTATCAGTTCGAGCACACTTGCAAGACGAGAAAATGGGAAGTCTGGGACATCGTCCGTAACGAGTGGCGCAAATACTACGACAGCTGCTTCATAAATCAGGAATTTCCTAATCCGGAGGAAGCGAACTATCCGATCAACCTGATCACTGTCTACTCGACGGTCGCTGGCGAGACTTTCACTTGGGGTCTGGAGCCGTATGAGGGCAACTCTCCAGAAGTGACAAACTACAAATGGTTCGAGTCCGAGCTAGAGATGATGAAGGACTTCTATGTATGGTTCTGGCAGCAGAAGTTCGATATTCTGACTGGCTGGAATTCTGAGAAGTTCGATGACGCGTATATCATCGGCCGTATGCAGAAGATCCAACGAGAGAACGGCGTCAAGCTCGATTACACACGTCTGCTTTCTCCGCTCAAACTTCCGCCTCAGAAGCGCCCAATCACCGACGACAAGGGTAAAGTAACGGGATTCCACTTCTCGTCTCCAGGCCTGTATATGATCGACTATCTCCAGCTCTACAAATTCATCGGCTTCGTGAAGAACTCGCCGTCGTGGAAGTTGGACTACATCGGCAAGAAGGAAACTGGAGAAGGAAAGGTCAAACTGGAATATGGTCTTACCGAGCACTATATCAAGGACTACACGACCTACGTCGAGTATAACGTGCAGGACGTTCGATTGATGGTGAAGATCGAAGAGAAAAAGCGTCTGTGGCCGACGACTATCGCCTACGCCAATGAAGCTCTAATCACTCTTGACTCCGTCTTCGCGATGACGGCCGCACACGACGGCTATATCATGAAATTCCTCCATGCGCAGAATCAGGTCTACAACGACCGCTACGAAAAGCCGAACGACTGGTGGTACGAGGAAGGATATTGGAAGAAGGATTTAGGAAACGGTATCATCGAGTATCAGAACTGCCCGCTGGAAACGCCGACTTCGTTCGAGCCGTATGCTGTGAAGGCAGGTTACTGCTACGCTGATCCAGGCCGTTATCAGCACAACATGAGCGGCGACATTACGTCATCCTATCCGAATCACATCATCATGTACAACATCTCTCCCGAGACTCGTGTCATTAAGCCGAGTCAAGAGGATATTGATTCCGGAAAGGTTATCTGTTCGGAAGTCAACGGAGTCGGATTCATCAACAACGACTGCGCTATTCTGCCGTCTGTCGTTTCCAAGATCTTCGACGAACGTCTCAAGTTCAAGCTGCTCATGCAGGATGCCGAGAAGGCGGGCGACAAGATCGCTGCCGACCGCTACCGCACACTGCAGCTCACCCGTAAGAAGCTCATCAACTCTCTATACGGCGCTTGTCTGTTCCCGCAGTTCCACCTCTTCAACATCGACTGCGCTCGCTCCATCACCCGTTGCGCTCGCGTCACCATCCGCTACCTCAAGGACAACACGGACCGCTACTATCGCTCCAAGTATATCCTCAAGGATTCGATGGACTTCTTCCCTGTCATCAAGATCAACACCAAGTGGTACAAGAAGGAAGACGAAGTCGAAACGGATCAGGGCAAGATTCTCGCGAAGGACGTAACGACCGCCAATACTATCAACGGTGCGGCTGTAACCGTCTTCGTGAACGACCTCACTAAGAAAGACCTTCTCAATCCTATCAAGAAGATCACGACCGAGCGTATCATCAACGTGGTCTACGACGGCGACTGCCACTACTTCAAACCGGGCGACGAAATCGAAGTCGAGATGGATGGAAAGAAGATCAAGATGCAGTTGGGCGTCAAGGACGGCGGTGCAAGATTCACAGGCGAAGAGACCATCATGGAAGAGCTCAAGGCCAACTTCAAACATCCTGATGGCTCTACAATTTCCGGTTTCGATCTGCAGCGCAACGCTAAGATCAACGGCCGTCCAATCGACAACGTGAACGTGATCGAGAAGCCTATCAAGTTCGTGGATCGTGCGTCTGTCGTCGTTCAGGTCGACACCGACTCTAACTACTACTGCTTCGACGAGCACAAGATCAACCTCTTCCCGTACATGGACGACATGGAATGGTTCTACTGCATGGAGAAGCAGATGAACTGGTTCTGGAAGCGCATTCTGGACGCGAAGGCCGAGAAGAACAAGATGCACAACCGCATCATCTTCACTCGCGAGAATATGTTCTCGAACTTCATCTCTTACGGAAAGAAGCTCTACCTCGGATCCGTCGTCGACAAGGACGGCAAGTATTTCGGATACGAGGAAGATCCTCACAAGCACTTGAAGATTCAGGGTCTAATTCTAAAGAAGGCCGAGTTCCCTCCGTTCTGTCAGGAATATGCAGTCAACATCACGGCTGCCGTTCTGCTCGGTCAGGACAAGGAAGAGACGACGAAACAAATTCAAGACGCTTACATGAAATTCAAGGCGTCCAAGCCAGAGGATATTTCGTCGTCCCGCACTATCGGCGACCTCTCGGTTATGCCTCACGAAATCGACTGGTACGTCAAGAACGGCCTCTCATATCCGGACCGCATTCACTACGCGGCAAAGATCGGCGTGAACTTCAACTACGTGAACGCTAAAGAGAAGCTCGGTTACGACCCGCTGCAGCGTGGCTCGAAGGGTAAGTATCTCTTCCTCTATCCGCGAAACAAATACGGTTTCGACCAGATCGCTTTCGAAAAGTGGCCGAAGGAATTTGACCAAATGTTCGAGATCGACTACGACACTACCTTCGAAAAATTCTTCATGTCCAACTTCCACGCGCTATTCGAGGTCGTTGGATGGGCGGACTCAAGAAAAGACTATATTGAGTATAAGATGACGAAGGCGAAAAAGAAGTTCCTGAGGTAATATGCTCACGGTGACACTGACAACACCAACGATAATTCTGATCATCCTGGCGCTCGTTCTGGGCGTCTGGATCTTCTCTTGCGACAATACAGACACATTCCTCGGCTCTAACAGGTCTTGGGCCGTGTTGGCTTCTATTTTTATCATGGCTTTCGCGGTAGCGATAGTAGGAGGTATCTGGTGGTGAGAGAAATGGAAAGTCCGAATCAAATCACGTTCGAAGCTGCAAAGCTAAAGAATCGAGACTTTATGAAGTCTATCATTCTGAGAACAGGTCCAATCATAGCAGCGACAAGGCCGCTTATTTGGAACAAGAAACTGAAGAGATATGTCGAAGGTCACGTAACTGGATCTGTTACGAACTACGATGGCCGAGTGACGTGTTTCTCATCAGACGAACAAGCGAGAAGAGTGATAGCCGATGAGCGAGCTCGTTGGCACTATTACAAGTCGTTCTCAGATCGTTTCGCTCCAGAAGAATGGCCATAAATACTGGAACTGAAGGTAAGTATCATGGGACGAATAACTGCAACTAAGATCAACGAGACGCACTTCTTTATTCAGGTCAATGATGGAGATCTGCTCTACGCTCTGGATAGCGCTTTCGCTATCCACAAGGACGGTTATCAGTTCGTTCCTGCTTACAAGAATCACACTTGGGACGGAAAGACTCACTTCTTCAAGGCTACAACGCACAAGTTCCCTATCGGACTCGTGGACGAGTTGATCAAGTGGTGCGACAGCAAGAAGTACGAGCTCAAGTTCGAGAACTACGAAAAAGAACCTGTAGAATGGCTGTCCAGAGAGAAGTTCGAAGCCAACTGCAAGCAGATCATGGCAGGATCGAAATATCAGCCTAGAGACTATCAGCTCGAAGCCGCGTTCGCTGCACTGAACGGAAAACGTGGAATTCTAGAGTGCTGCACCTCTTCAGGTAAGTCACTCATGATCTATCTGATCATGCGCAATTTGATGATGGAACGAGGCTACAAGAAGATGCTGTTGATTGTTCCGTCCATCATGCTAGTGACTCAGATGTACAAGGACTTCGAAGACTACGGATGGTCAGACCTCGGCAAGTGGTGCGAACTGCAGGACAAGGATCACGTTCCGACTTACCAGAAGACGATCTTGATCACGACTTGGCAGTCTTTGATGAAGCAGTCAGCTGACTACTTCGAGGATGTGAACGTGGCTATCTGCGACGAGTGCCACGGACTCAGAGGAGTGAAGCTGTCCACGATGATGCAGTTCTGTATCAACGCGGACTTCAAGATCGGCACGACCGGCACCCTTCCGACGTCTGCGGTCGAGAAATATGACGTGAAATCTGTTCTCGGTAGAACTCTGTACAAGATCAGTTCGGAAGAGTTGATCAGCAGAGGATTCCTAACTGACATCATCGTGGCTAACTTGTTCCTTCAGTATCCGATCGACTTCATCAAGGAAAATCAAGAAAGGACATATCCGGAAGAGGTCAGACTCACGGAAGAGTACGAAGACCGAATGCATATCCTCGACATCATCTTGAGAAAGACCGACTTGAATCACAACATGCTCATTCTGTGCAATCACGTCGACCATCTAGAAGCTACGATCGACTATCTGAAGGAGCACGCGAAGGATCGAAAAGTTGTCAAGATCACTGGATCCGTGAAGTCGGCTGAGCGAGAATTCATCAGAATTTCCGCAGAAGAGTCGGACGGATTGATCATCGTGGCGACTTACGGCACCATGTCAACTGGCGTCAATATCAAGAAGATCCACGAGATCGTTCTGTTCGCTGACTCGAAGTCCAAAATCAAGGTTCTTCAGTCTATCGGTCGTGGACTTAGAAAGCATCCAGAGAAGTCGAAAGTCATCATTTACGACATTGTCGACGACATGCGGTACAAGTCGAAGAGAGGCAAAGTTCACTCAAACTATCTCTACGACCATTGGCTAGAGCGCTCAAAATACTACATTGAGCAGAAATTTAAGCAGAAATCCGCGATTTTGCCTATCTCCAAGTTAGTATAAATAACTTAGAAAGATTGACTGGTACCTAGTTATCAGTCTCTAAAGCTATTATACTAGGAGATTTTAAACATGGCTAATACGGCTTACAACGTCCCAGGAGTTGGCTACACTGAAGTCGACAACACTGTGATGCCGAATGCTACTCCAGGTGAGGGAATTGGAGCTATCGTTATCAACGCAAACAGAGGATATCCTAACCAGCGTGTTCTCTGTACGTCGATCGACAAGTTTCACGAGTATTTCGGCACACCAGACGATCCGAATCAATATGGACACTTCGCTGCTCAGGTCTATTTCGAGCAGGGTGGTGCTACTCAGCTTCTCGCTGTGAGAGCTACTCAGGGTGATGAAGGCTACGCTCAGATTCAGTACCCTTACACTGACTCTATCGATAAGCAAGATCTAAACAAGATTCATCAGAGACTCGATTTCGTCGACAACGGTATGCTTGACAATCTGAAGATCGTCGAAGCTGTTACATCTGGTGATATTTCTCACGATTTGAGTAAACAAGAAGGATTCGAAGGAGCTGGATTCTCTGACAACGAAGGCGTATTCGAGTATCGAGCTAAGTCGAGGGTCGGAACAGTCAATGATATCTTCAACAGTGCATACGACTACGGCGACATCTACGTCTATCGTGATACCGAATATGACGACAATGAAGAGGGCAAGGCTTACTACGACGGAACTGGCAAGGCCATGTTCGCTGTTACCAGCGGCGATATCACGCTAACGTCTGGCGATACGTTCAACCAGTCTCTCACTTCTGCTTACGCAGTTGGTAATGCTGCTTACTACGAGACTATGATCGCTATCGAGAGCTCTGCATCACTTTCTGGAGAAACTCTAACTCAGAAGGTTTATGCAAAGAAGATCGAAGGAACGACTGTCAATCTCGATTCTCTCATGGGAGATGCTCAGATGCCTCAGAAGACAGACGTCAGTTCTGAAACTGTCAAGAAGCTGACTCTAGTCGACTGGGATGACAGCTTGATCAAGTCGTTCATCGTCAAGAAATCTGAATGGAATCCTGAAGACGTCAAGGCTCTGCAGTTCACAGAATATGGCACTGCCGACAGCCGTTATCTTCTCGTCAAGGCAGATGGACTCAGCGTTCAGAACTGCAATGACGCAACAGACTCTGATCTGCGCTACGTAGCAGATGAATACGGAGTTCAGGTAGCGGACATCAACAACGTTAATTACGCTATCATCAAGTATAAGCTCGCAAAGAGCGAGGATGACGAAATTCAGATCATCTTGGCTGTCGTCGACAAGTCTAAGTATGGCACTCAGCCGTCTGGATCTCATGTCGAATCTCTCGCTGACGCAGCTCTCGCTTACGAGTACACTTGGTCTCTGTTCAAGGAAGTCAATCAGAAGAAGATCACTATCGTTCCGACTTACGGAAGCCCGATAACGAAGTCTATCATCAAGCCGTGGCAGATCGGAGACGTCGATTCTGATATCGATCCGTTGGTCGCTATCTCTTCGACAGAAGTCTTCTCGGATCCGACTGGCATCTGGAAGGACGGCTATACACCAGCTTGCGAAACAGATGGCGAACCTGGTAACGGCGACATCGAGTCTTATCAGTCTAACAAGAAGGATCAGCTCGTGATCGCTGCAATCGGTCCTGGCGAATTCGGTAACGATGTCGGCATCTCCGTCATCACTCCTGAAGCTGCTAAGATTCCTGCTCTCTATGGTCCTAACGCGTTCTCTTGGCTATATCGCTATGACGATGAAGACAAGGTTGACGCAGACGGCCTCGACTATACGCAGAATCCGGACAACCTGACTTGGAAGAAAGTCTACAAGATCAACGTCTACGTGAAGGCCCACTCTAAGACAGCTGCAGTCTGGGGATTCGGTCTTGATGCTCTGTCAAGCTCTCCAGTCGAATCTTGGCTCGTCTCTAACGATCCTTCTGCAAAGGACGAGAACGGCAACAGCCTCTGGGCTCCTTACGTGATCAACGGCAAGTCCAACTACATCTACGTATCTAAGAAGTCAGTTGAAGCTGCTAAGGATCGCTTCGGCAACTACTCTATGCCGGAAATGACATGGTCTATCTACCAGATGACCGGTGGTACGAATTCTAAGCTGAACAACGTCAAGGAAAAGACGAAGGGTCTAGATCTGTACAAGAATAGAAAGAAAGCTACGCTTGACTATCTGTTCAACGTCGAACCTATCGAGACTTTCTCTGGAAAGCAGAAGTACATGGCTATGCAGACTCGTATCGGTCAGATCGCTTCTGACAGAAAAATGGACCTCGGCATCATCCAGTGTACGTCTAAGGAAGCTAAGACGATCCGTCTCAAGGTTTCCGAGGGTAAGATGTTCAGCTTCGGCAATGGCTCTTACGTCGCTGGATATGATGACTATGATCGTTACTTCGATCCGTTCACCAGCACTTACGTGATGCTTCCTAAGTCGGTAGCTGCTGCAGTCGCTTGCTGCTTCTGCGATACCTATCTTCAGCCTTGGATGGCTCCTGCTGGTACGACACAGGGACGTATCGCTTATTCTGACCGTACGATGACGAGACTCGACGATGATGAATTTGGACAGCTGTTCGACATCAACGTCAATGCTTCTCAGTTCTTCCAGGGCTCTGGCGAGTGCTTGATGGCACAGAAGACGATGTTGAAGAAGGAGTCTGCTTTCAACAGAATCGACATCAGAAAACTATGCAATTATATTGAGAAGTATCTCGAAGGCAAGCTGACTCCTTATCTCTATCGTAAGAACACGTCTACAGAGCGTTCTTCTATGAAGACTGCTGTCGATACCTTCATCGGTCGCATTCAGTCTGCTGGTGGAATCATCTGGCGAGACGTCAAGGTCATCCCTGACGAGAAGAACACTCATCTCGTCTACGTGAAGATCAAGTTCATTCCAGCAGAATCGATCGAGAGAATCGAAGTTGTGCTCGACCTGAACAGAAATACTGGAACTATTACTGCTACTGAGGCAGTAACTCGTCTCTAATCTCCTACTATAACTAGAAAATCCCGCTTAACCACAGCGGGATTTTTTTGTATAAATATTCTATGCTTCCTATAACAGAATCATCGGACTTCAAGCGCGTAGGCGATACCGTAGAGGCTGGCTACTACGATCTGACGTTGTTTAATGACAGTGAGATGTACGAATGCTCTAACTTCTACGCGATGGATCAGGCTATCGAAAACTATCTGTTGACGATTCCTGGAGAACGGCTATTCAATCTGACGTTTGGTAGTCCATTATATTCAGTATTGTACAAGAAGAATAGCAACACTGAAGAGCTAAGAGAGATGATATACAGCGATGTCGAGAACGCATTGAGAATCTCTATCGACAGAAGCACAGCTGAGCTCGGGAGCACAGAGGATCCGCATATTTTAAAAATCCACTTCAGATATTCTACACTAGACGGAGCAATCTTAAATCATGAATTCGTTAGAAGATTCAGCAAATAGAGTAGCAGAAGCTTACAAATCTTTTAAGATCGAAGATACTAAATTAGGCAAACACTGCTCCTATAATCCATATACCGACGAGATTACACTCAGTTTCGAGACAATTAAGCGCTATCTAGACATCTTCAAGATTCTTCATGAATTAGCGCACAGAGATCAGAGAGATGTAGAGCTTTTATACTCGGCTACAGGCTTGATAGAGTTGAACGCTAACAAGATAGCCTCTGAAGCATATCAGCTACTTGGATATCCTCTTACGTACGAAGTCACAAGATATATCAACTACAACAACTTGTATTGGCTCAACTCTGATCTTACGCAGCGAGAGATAATGAGAAAGATCGCTGGAAAGAAGGAACTTATATGGCGTCTACCTGCATAGAACAAGCAAAGGAAGAACTAAAGAAATTCAACGACATCTCGATCGAACCGGTCGCACACAAGTACAGCGACTCTAAAGGCACTAAGTACACTTCCGTGACTACTTTCGTCGGTAAGTTCGCTGTTCCGTTCGACAAGGGCAAAATGGCTCTTAAATGCGCTCTACGGGACGCAAGACCAGTCAATGAAGTGTTGGATGAGTGGGAACAGAAAGGAGCTTACGCTCGCTGTCTGGGCACTGAAGTGCACGCTGTGATGGAACATCTGTGGAAACAGGACGAGAACAAGCCTGACTACGACGCGATGAGCAAGTTTCCTGGAATGATCGAAGATTTTGAGTACCGCAAGGGAATCTGCGTGGACTTGTACGAGAAGATGAAGAACGTGTACGAGCCGATCGCGAACGAAGTCATCGTGAACGACTCAGCGCTCGGCCTCTCTGGAACGATCGACTTCGTCGCTTACAACAAGCGCACTGACACGATCGACATTCTTGACTGGAAGACTTCTAAGCAGTTCTCTGTAAGCTCTGGATCACAGATGATGAAGGATCCGTTTGGCGCATTTCCGAACACTAACGTGTCTGAGTACAGCCTACAGCTAAGCTTATATAAGTACATCGTTGAGAAACACACGGACCTGAAGATTAACGAGCTTCGCCTCTTCCAGATACCAGGAAAGGGAAAGATGAAGACGATCAAGTGCTACGACATGGTCGACATCTTGAAGTCCAAGCTATTCAATGCAGAGACTCTGTCGAACGGAGAAATACTAGAATTCGCACAGAAATAAGAAAACTTCTTTAAAAGATGTAAAGCATTTTACAAATTCGGTTTGAAATTCGATAAATATATAAAAGACGAAAGATTAAGATTTTCTGAAAAATCTATTTAGATTTCTCTTGAAAATACTTATATTATTCTTGGAAAATCAAAGGGAGTTTAAGATGGATAAGGACTATATCAAAACAGCTTACAACGAGATCTGCTCGGTCATGTACAACGGAGAAACCCCGGTTATTACCGTTGAATACGGCAGTCCTGAGCTCAATAAGCTTAAGAAAGAGTTTGAGAAAGATGGTTTCTATTCGACTCTCATCAATCTTGACGACAAGAACGTGGAAGAGATCAGAAAAGACCTCGGCGTTCTGAAAGACACAATTCGTATGCTAGACGCAAAAAGCGTCGTATTCATCGAATTCCGTGGTGGAAACGAAGCTAAGTACAAAGAAGCTCTCGTCGTAAAGGAGCATCTCAGCGGTTTCTGCATTATCGTCAAGAAGATTTGGAAGCAAGAAGGGATCGAAATCGGAAAAATCTAAAAAAAATTAAGATTTTCTGAAAAATCTATTTAGATTTCTCTTGAAAATACTTATATTTACTATGTAAACAACAAAAGATCTAACTTCAACAAGGACCATAACTATGATCAACACTGCCGCACTCTCCGCCCTCAAGGGAACTCACAACTCTGTCAAGATCATCACGACCAAGCAGGGTTCTCCGTTCAACGAAACTAAGAAGAACAAGGCTGCTCTTCTCGAACTCGGCATCGACGTCGACAAGATGGTCAAGGTCACCACTTTCGACTGCTTCGCTGGTTCCGACATCGACTACAAGGAACTCTACAAAGAACGCGCTGGTGAAGAAAAGGAATCCCGTCCGATCAACACCAACAACACTTGGGTCGAAGGTCTCGAAGGCATCCTCATGACCAACTCCACGACTGGCAACAAGCTCGTCCGCATCTACACGGACAACAACCATCGCGCTAAGTCTGTCTACATCTACAACGGCGAAATCTTCGACAACTACAAAGAAAAGTACGCCGAATACCTCAAGAAGCCCCGCGTGGTAAACGAAAAGGCTGAAGGACTCTGCCCCATGTCCCTCACCCTCGAAACCATCACCTCCATCGAAGTCGACGGTCAGAAGGTCGCTCTCTAATCCGTCTCGCTTCGCTAAAGTCAACGTAGTCATAACCTCAAAGAGGACCTTACCTCAGGTCCTCTTTTCCGTGTTCGTAGCGAAAATTTTAGCACTTAAATAATGTTAAATTGTTTTTTAAGAAGTCCTCATAATTTCGTTTAACCTGAGAATTTTCGATCCGCTCTATCGCTTGGACTTCTTGATCGAAATTCTCTTCAGCTTGAGGAAAATATCGATGGCAATCGCACGATATAACCTAAAGATCGTCGCAAATGGAAAGGTGCTTATCGCACTTCCAACGACATCCAAGACGGCTGGGCACAATGACTGGGTTCTTCCCAGTGATCTAATGACAGTCGAAAATCCAGCAAACGACGTCAGAAAGCTGTTCAGCAGACTGACTGGCCGCGACATTGAAGAAGTCGCTCGCAACTATCACGCTCTTCAGTACGTTCAGCGTGTTGAAGACGAGAAGATCAACTATCGCACAGAGATCTATCTCGATGAAGAACTTCCGATGAGCTTCTCTACTTGCTCTCTCACTCGCTATGACAAGGCGAACGAGATGAGAATTCCGAAGTATGTCAAGTTCAAGTGGGTCGATGAAGATGAGCTGTACTACTGGCTGACCCGTCAGTACTGCCGTCTCGAAGATATCCGTATCTCTTACTTCTATCCCGAGAACGGCCGATAAGGAGCTCGTTCTATGGAATGTGAGAATATTGATTTTCTAGTAGATACAGCGAAAGAACACGTTGTTCTGAAGAACGAAGAGATCAAGGAAATCGTAGAGAAACGCTACTATTCCGAAGTGATCGACTTGGTTAGAGGAATGACGCAGGCAGAGCTGCAGATTCTCTACTATTGGGGATTCAGGCTCCGCAACTTCATCTTCTGCTCGGCTGCATCTCAGGAACTGAGAGAACATTACGGCCTTACGCCGAACTATGAGCTGTGCAGCGAACGTATGTCTGAATACACTTAGAAGACAGAGAAAGTCCAGTTATAAATAAACTGGACGAAGCAATAAGAGGCGCTTCTCCACTTGAGGCGCTTCTTTTGTATGAGCTCCAGGCAAACTGCTGAATAGCTGCATGATCGTCCTAACAACTGTGCGAACTGCACATGGAGAATAATACAATGGAAGGCATCCTTAATAATGGTCTCACGCTAGCTGACCAGCTTCAAAACGCACTCAATCACTTCGACAGCTACATGCCGTCGTCTTTCGAAAAGGCTATCAAGTCCGAATTCCCATCTAACTGCCATTGGCCGTACAACGTCGTCGAGGAAGAAGATGGCTCTATCACGTACGAAGTCGCCGTCGTTGGAAAGACTAAAGACGACATCACCGTAACGTCTAAGGAAACGGATACGATCCCTATGCTCATCATCGAAGTCGAAGACGACAAGAAAGATTCTAAGCGCAAGATGATCGAAGAGAGAATCAAGCGCGGTCATCTCAGACTAGAGATCAGCGTCGAACCGAAGTACGATCTGTCTCAGATCAAGGCTAAGGTGCAGAACGGCCTCTTGACCGTCAACGTTCCTCTCGCCAAGATCCCAGAACCGAAAGTGACTAAGTACACTATCGAATAAAAAGCACCTAGAGAACATGGCAAATTTCGGAACAATAACGCTGTCTAATCTAACAGACCCACAGCCTTCTTACGAATGGACGAGAAAGGCTCTCACGAGCTCTATAAACGAGTATATCAGTAAATCTCTATCAGAGAACGTGAATATACCTTTGTTCGGCGTAGAAGGCTCTATTCTGTATCCTACAGCGGGTACTGTTCCGTATGCCTGTTCTCCAGGATCTTCTCAATGTGGAAGATTGATCTCTTTAGTTCCTGGGACAATTTCTGAGTCGGAATACGACTCTGTGGCTGCTAAAGCGCGCGAAGGAAGCGACTACTGGACGGAGTTCTTCGTCCTGATAGGGAAGGCATTGTTTAGATCGAAATTGACGGTAGCTCCGTATGTTCCAGATATAGGAAAATCTGGCTATTCGACAAGGATCGTCTATACGTCAGATACGTTGACAGCGATATCCTCTAAGTACAAGAAGAGCACATTCACGCTAGCGAGCGTACTTTATGACTGGCGTGCTGCTGGATCTAAGATTAGCATCGAGATCGCTGAAAGTAAGCCGAGCGAATCTGCTCAATTGTGGAATTTCGTATCGGAACGTGTTCGCAACGCTGCTATAGCTACTACGAATATAAAGAGAAAGTATGTCGGCAACGTACAGAGAAGCACAGACCCTGAACCTGGATTGCTAAACGGATATATCTACGGAAGCTTAAAATTCTGAGGAAAACATGGCAGACACATTTCAGAAAAACGTAAACAACTTCTCTAAGAACAAGTATCTCTTGTCAATAAGCAATATTCCGAACTTGACCGTCATTCCTGATGACGAAGTCGATCTGTCTGTATTCAACACTTCCGTAAAGTCTGTAGAGATCCCAAACATCACTCTCGCTCTACTTCATTCATATTTCAACCACGAGGACCAGAAGCATCCGAATCCTCAAGGCGCAAGAGAGACTAATACTCTCAACGTTGAGTGGATGCTAGACTCTAAGTTCATGAACTACATTCTGTTCGCTGCTTGGGCTCAGGGCTCTCGCTACGGCATACCAGCTAGAGAACCGAGAGAAGATCTAGGAGAGGCTCTTCTCCGTGACAACTGCATCGACAGAATTGACATATATTCACTCGACAACACGGGCTTTCCGACTGCAAAGCTGTCGTTCTTTAGGGCATTCTTGACTGGATTAGGAAATCTTCCTCTCGAATTCGGTGACGCTTCGATTGTCACTTTTAATACTACGTTCGAATACGAGAAGTTTGGTCTCACTGTTCAACAAAAATTGGCTGATGGCACATGGGCCATCGAACCTTTAAAGAACAAGACTATCTCCGCTAAATCCTAGATCTCTGGAAGGAAGAATTCTGGAGACATAGAAATCTCGGCGTAAGCTTTTTCACCACATTCGCACTTATATTCAGCGTACGGAATAGCGCCGAACGTGTATTTTCTGAGTGTGCTTACTAGACGTGAGAAATCCTTTGCGCTGCCATTGCCTCTCGTAAAGTACGTATAAGCTTCGTAGATGCTTACTGGACTGCCGTTGATAGTCTTCACGTTTGATGCGACAGTCAACATGTCAGAGTCGATATTCTCGATGAAAGCTGGATTTGCTTTTGTCCTCTCGACTTCGATCTCTGTCTCGATGTCCGGAAATTCCAGTGTCAGCTTGTCGCCATTTGGAAGTTCGAGCTCTTCAGGCAGTTCGTTTTCGAGATATACTACGATCAAGTCGGACAGCCGATAGTCGTACAGCTTCTCTGCGCCGCACTTCTTGCACTTGCCTATAACCTTCATCGGCTGGTCATCGTAAGTGATCGAGCGCAGATAGTAGATCAACCATAGCTTGTCGTTCACCTTGATCTTTCCTACGCTTATTCCGTCTAGAGCGCTGTTCAGAATCTTGTTGAAGATATTATTAGCGTTCTCCTTACGTACTTTAGAAAGCTCTTTCATTTCGATTGCGCTAAGCTTTCTGGCAGTGATGTCGCCGTCATAATAACGGCCTTTCGAAGGCAATAGCGACTTATTGATCGTTACTCTTCTAGGAGAGCTGATTTTTGATACTTCACTCACTTCACGGATAGACTTCATAGTTGAAAACTCCTGTTCAAGTTATAAGCTATTTATGCTTTCTTCTGATCTCTTTCTGTTTCTTGGGCATTTCGATCTTTAGATCTCGGCCAGTTATATCTACGATAGTGCCATCTGGTTTGTAAACTCTTAGAAACTTATCACCAGAAAATGTCTTCAGCCACTCGTATTTAGCTGCTTCGATCTGCTGTTCATAGCACGTTCTGTCGTTGCAGATGTGTATAGTAGCTGCAAATGCGAAGGCAGCGAACAATAGTACAAAGTTGATAGTCTTCATAGTATACTATTTATAGCGCTCATATAAATAAACAGATAAAACCGGAGAATTTAGCATGGGAATCATGGAAAAGCTTTCAGATATGAGAAGAAGAGTCGATGAAGACTGGAGAGATGACGCCAGAGCCGCTATATCTGCGAAATCGGTAAAAGACTTTCATAAGAAAAGACTAGATAAATTGAGCTTCTCGATAGATACCAGTTTTGGTTACTTCAGATTGAATATACAGCCTACTAAATGGGGGGATGGACTCGATCTAAGGGTATATTTGGGAGAAGATTATCTATTTTACGAGATTTTCAATGGTGTCAAAGAACTGAAAGAATTTATCGAGAACAAAGTGATTGACAAGATCTATGAAAGAGTCCGCGAGAAGTTCTACTACAAGATCCAGAAGATGCCGAGGGATGAAGCGAAGTCGATATTGAAGAGGTTTGACATTCTTCTTGACGAGCTTGCCGAAGGCATCAAGATGGAGATCGACTTCGATAAACTTGAAAAAGATCTTCATCGCTATGCTGTCTATTCGAAAGCTTTGAACGATAGAAGCAGCAACAAGTCAAACTTGGAGACACGCGCTAGAAGAAACTTCGAGAAGGAACACGGATTCGAAGTCGGTGACGTAGTCTATGGAACTCACAGATCCGATCTGAGAGACGGAAAGGCTTACGTCGTTACCGAAATCGTTGATGACGCCAGTGATAAGAAGTTCTGGAAGTATAAGCTAAAACCAGAGAACGGCCGTGGTCAGGGAGCCACAGTTTACGGCTATCAGATATATCTTGCTAGTGAAGTGATCGACTCAGCAGTCAACAATCCCGATGATCCGAAGTATACACCGAAGTTCGACCAGCAGCAGTACATGATGGACCGATATAGCGCTGATCGTCAGTTCGACGAAGCAGTTGAGCTTCTAAACAGCTGCGGCATGATCGTAGAAGCAAAATCGTAACAAGAACTATAAAGAATCGTCGCAATCTCTGTGGAATTTCCACAGAGATTTTCTTGTTTTTAGGGTTTAGAATTCTCATGAGAATACCTATATTATAGGCGTAAACAAAAAAAAGACTGCCAATATGAAGTACACGAAAGACCAAAAGACCCGCATGATCGCTAAGCTCGAAGCTATGAAGAGCGGCACCATCTTCAACCTCAACAAGAATGACGTCTGTCCTATCAAGTGCAAGCTCGTCAAAGACCGTAACTTCCTTTCGATCCTCGCTACCGAGCTAAACGACGAAGTCCTCTTCACTGCGCAGGGTCCTCATGACAAGGTCATGGAAACTGCCGTCGACTGCATCGAAGAGTACATCAATCACTTGGATCTGATGACCAAGCAGTTCTTCATCAACAAGGCTCGTCTTCAGGGCTACGAACCGTAACATTTTTTCTTCATCCTAACATTTCGAAATCTTAAGATCGATAAAAATGTTAGGATGAAGAATTACGAATTCCACAACAAATAACTATATTATCCATACAAGGAAGAAAATATGAATGAGGAAGTCTATATTCCGCTAATTTTCACACAATACCTGGGACTGATTATGTCCATAGCGTATCTCTTCATGATTCTCTTGGGAGATCATACGTTCTTCCGTAAGAGCAAGCGCAAGAAGGAAAAGTGCTTCAAATGGGGCTCTCTGTTCGCTTTTTACGTCGTGATTCTAGATCTATTCACGATTCTGTTCGCACTCTACTCCGGAAAGTTCATATCTGGGATGGTAATAGAGACGATCGTCTGGGTCGCTATCTATTTGATCGCATATCGCACGATGAAAAATCATCAGAAAGAATACGATCGCATCTACAAACTCTACGAGGAGCTCGGTCGTCCCGACTATATGCTCAAACGTTTATAGCCTAGGTTCTTTTGGTCATTTCCTAGGCTGAGCGCTGCCGTCCTGGTCCTTCGGCAGCGCTCGTTTTGTGTTATAAATACTTTGATATGATTATCGAAGTTTTCAAAAACTATGATCAGGCATTGCGTCTGTTCGATTCAGTTAGATACAACGACAACGAGCCTCCTAGCCCAGAAGACTTCGTGGGTTGGCAGTTTGACAGCATAAACACATACCCTGATCCGCAGCCAGAGGGAACGATCTATTTTGACGCAAACTCTGGAAAGTACACACTCTCTTCGACGACTCAGAATATTGTTCTTGACTATCAAGCGCCCGAGCTCGTCTCATGGTCTGGAAAGTACACTGTGTTCGAGGGACAGAAGTGGATCACGGAGATGACGTTCAAAGATGAGAGCGGTATAGACGCTGGATCTTATGAAGTCTTCCTAAACGGTGGAAGCGATCAATATCTTCTTCGTTCGTCAAGAAAGAATTCGACTGCACCAGACTGGACGCCGACTGTAGAATTTAATTCCGAGCTTGTTCAAGATCAAGGTGCAATCACTGTAAGTTTCCAGAGAAACTCTGTTGAAAAGAACAAGTATCGTGTCACTGTCGAAATCGATCCTTCGAAATTGAGCAATAGAGCTCTGCTAGGTTGCACTGAATACGTCTCATATCTGAAGGCTGGAATCAAGATTTACGACATCGCTGGAAACGAGATACGATGCACTCTTCCTATCGCATTTGTACTCTACCAGATTAGCGCTGACGAGATACTGAACGATGTGACTCGTTTGAAGCTTGACTTTATCGATACATATCCTGAAAATCTCATGGTCGACAGCGATGTGATCGGAAAGACTACAATACGAGCGGTCAGCAGCAACGAGAAGCTTCATAAGTTGGGTTTCCACGTTCGTTTCGGTCTAAAGAGCGATTCTGTCGGATATCTGTCTGGAAGAACAGAGTCAGACGGAGAAGAGCCGTTAACTACAATTCAGCAGATCGATGGAATCGACCATAGCGGCAGAGTAAAAGCTTTCGCCTATCTCGATGGAACTTACGACGGTCAAATGAAGTGCCTGCTAGAGACTATCTCGATTCAGGTCGACCCTAATCTAGCACAGCTCGTCCGATCTGCTACTTACAAAGAGGCTGAGCTCGGCACATTCGTAATCGAGTGCGAAGACAATGTCAGAAAGATAAACGTCGATCCGTTCATTCCGAGCGTTCTTCGTAGCGAAGAGCTGTATGGACTGTGCAAACTCTTTGAACGCTACTTGAATACGATGTACACTCCTGTAGGATCGACATGCCGCATCGGGTTGCTCGAGAAGATCTCTCGCATCGGAAGGATGAAAGATCCAGACAGCTGTGAAGCTAAGCTCCTGCCCAACTTCTTGGAAGAGCATGGTTCGGAGCTGTCATTCACTAGAGCTGATCTAAAGAGCGCTGCAGAGACGATTCTGAGCCATTTGCCAGACGACACGGCTATAACTACGGATAGAGTGATTGACTCCATATACAGACGTTATGCGTCCATTACGCCGTACATAAATCGTTGGAAGGGAACTGAGAAATGCTTCGATCTTCTCTTCAAGGTCATCGGGATCGACTGTAGGATCGAATATCTGTGGGAAGATTCTGAAGGAAACTTCGTAACTGAATCCGAGGCTGGAGACGATTGTTCGCTATCTACTCATCTTCGCATCGTCATCAACTCAAGAGGCTATACTGAAGACGAGATTAAGAAACTTGTCCCGTTCGTTACGAAGTGCGCAAAATCGGTTCTACCAGTCAATCGTGTCATAGAGGGCATAACTATCGAGGAATATGATGGTTGATTCAGTACAGCTAGATCGAAACATGAAGCCGTTGACGAGCTTCTTGTACAAGTGTACTTTCTCTGCTAAACCCGGAGATCGTATGCTTACTGACGACGTGCTGAAGAAACTGAATTACTCTGTCTTTTCGTTCTCTGTACCGAAGATGAAAGAAGAGAATGGTAAAACCATCTCGTATGGTTCTTTCGCTCTGCCTTTCCCTTACTATTCTTCAAGCGAGAAAGAGATGAGCATTGAATTCTATGAGCAAGATGACATGCTCATATCGAAGGTATTCTACGAGTTGTTGAATCGTGACCGTTGGAGAGCTACTCCTTTCTTCCGCTTTAGCGATGCTTGGTTGATAGCGACGCTAGAAGTATACGACCAGAGAAACTCTCTAAACGAAAACAAGAATGTGATATTCAGACGTCAATACGCTCTCAAGGTGAAGACAATCGATCCTCCTAAATTCAGCCGCAGTTCTGACGCTATGCCCACTACTGTTACGATACGCTTCAACACGATACAGAGCGAATACAAGAGCGAGAGATTGAGAGAAGCTGAGCTTGAGGGATTCACTAACGAGATGAAGACACTTGACAAGGTACCTGATCCAGCTTTAGTGAATACTGAAGATGCAGGCAACGCTCTAGCTACATTCGTATCATTCCTAGGTATAGAGAATAGCGTCGACCATGCAGACCAAGTCTCCAAGAACGAGGCACTTCGCGAATTCTCAGAAAGTCTAGGTGCTAACAGCTTGAAGCGTACAGAAGCATTCATGGGCAAAGAGGGACAGAAGAACGTCGACGAGCTCAGAGCTGTTCTGAAAGACCAGGGCGTGAATACGAAGGATTACTCAGAAGTGTATGGTGCTTTGACCGAGATGGGTATCATGAAGGCTGGAGGAAACAGCTACTGCCAGCTCGGAGTTTCTCTCGTGGAGAGCATCGTAACCGAGAAGGAACGAGTTATAGCTTCTACTGCATCTATGAGCATTCCAGCTTGGAAAGAGGAAGGCTATCAAGAAGTCGAATCTAAGAAGCTCAAGAAGCAGAATGCTCAAGGCGTAAGCGAATACATCAACAGCTTGATCAAGAGCGGAAAGGTCAAAGAGGGCGACAAAGTCGTTATTGACTACAGCGAAGATATCAAATACGACAAGGAAAAGAAGAACGCTGGACACATCGTTACGATTCTGTATGATGAGAATCGAATAGCGAAGGGTCAGTCTCCTTGGTACATGGGATCAGACTTTGAACAGACTACACTAGCTGGAATTGGAAAACATCCAGCAGTCAAGGTACATCTATTGAAGAAAAAGAGCGATACTGAGTAAAGGTAATCTATGCAGTACAACATATTCCAGAACGACTTTTACGACGACACTCCAGGTGTTCCTTGGGCATATCGCTTGACTCTGATATTGGGAGATCCAGGAGAACAGGTTGTTGTGCTAGGCAAGTGCGTAGCGGAAGTCAATCTGTCAGAAGCCGAGTTGAAGACCTATACGATCTTTCATGGCGGAATTTCATTCGAGCTTCCTGTAAGGTATAAGAACGCGTCCTCTTTCAACGTCAGATTCAATGACAATCGAAAGCTCACAGCGTACAAGACTATCTTGTCTCTATTTAGACGCTCTTACGACAACCGTGAGAGCTATGCGGATGGACAGAGAAATCTCAAAATCTACAAATATGCAGATCAGTCGAAGAATCTGAGGATTGTTCTCGATATTCTCGATCCGAGTGACATCAATCTTCGTGATACGAAGCCGACTGGAACTGGACAGACGATAACTGGTTTGACGACTAACGAGATGCGTATAGTCGCGACATACACTTTCGAAGATTGCTACTTCGAAGACATAGAGGATGTGGAGCTGAATTATAGCTCAGAAGAATTAGTCGAATGGGGAGTCACTGTAGAATTCCAGTCCGTTGAAGTTGAATATCCTAGACAGAGAAAACTGGTCATAGAGGACTACACAGACGTTACAGAAATACCGTCGACAGATTATGGCATCGACGAGCCTGCATTCGATGTAGATCTGTCTCGTCAGCAAGAAGGCTATGGCAAGTTCAAAGATGGAGGATTCGGAGGCACTGGCGAAGGTGGAGAAGGCGCTGGTGGCGATGGAACTGGAACTGGACTCGGAGGAACGAGCATGTACGGCATCGGAAACTCTAAGATTGCAATCTCTGAACGATCTAGCAATGATGGTATCTCTGGTGGCACTTCAGATGAGATGTTCCAGAACGTCATTCACGAGGGTAACGGCAATCCTGGAGATGAAGAGGGTGATACTGCTACGGAGCTCAAGAAGGGAACTGGCACTGGCAAGTACGATGTAGACAGCGCCGACTATCGCATGGCGAAGGAATCTATTGCAGGATTTGATGAGCTTCCTCCTGAAGAACAGAGTGAGATAGTCAAGAACATGAAGAAGAGCGATGTCGGCAGGATCTACGACAAGGCAGACTCGGTTAGAGAAAACCTCGAAAATCAAGGACTTGAAGCTAATGAAGTGCAAGCGAAGATGAGATCGATGGGCTACACTCAAGAGACTATCGAACGCTCATACGAGACAAAGGCCGAGGAACAGCTGGAAACAGAAGGAATTGAAGCGACTTCCGAGAATATAAAGCTTAGAGCTAGACTCGAGATGGCTGGATTCGAAAGAGGACAACAGAGATTCGCAGATCCTCTCAAGAGAAAGTTCAAATCCGATAAATAATACATGCAAGGAATATACAATCGAGAGATCCTGTTCAAGCAGAACATGGTAGACGGAAGGCTGGAGTACGATATGGGAAGCATCGACTTTCCAGAGCTTTTTCGTGACCAGAATGTAGGATGGACAGTAGTTAAGAGCTCAGAGGAATGCCGTCCAGACCTGATAGCACAACGAATCTACGACGACTCTGATCTGTGGTGGTTTGTCATGTGGTTGAACGGAATCTCAGATCCTTGGAACGATTTGAAGTCGGGTGTCGCTCTCAAGTTTATCGCTAAGAGCAAGATCGACAACATCGTCAAATACGTGAGAATGAGAAGAGCATAATGAACCAGTATCTGTCAATTGAAGACTATCTAGCGAATAAGACAGTGAAGCTGTCTGACGCTTACAGCATAGAGATCAAAGACAGAGAACCGTTCTGGGAGAACAATCTGACTGAAGTCGGATTCACTGAAGACGATATACAGGCTCTAGGGATAGAGGTTGGGACAGACGAAAGCCGATATAAGACCAGAACATTCGTATTCAAGAACTGCACTAGCTTCACTCCTCCGACATATACGCCAAAAGAGATGGTCTTGAAATTCTGCAACACGACAAAAGTGATCTATGTGCCTAACACAGACAATCCGTCACCAGTCAAGTTCCAGTTCTTCGAAAACGAGAGAAGATACATAGGAAAGTTTATTCGATACTGTCTTAGAAAGAATTTCTTCGATGAGGATATCGATCACAGCAGAGATGCTTACAATCCGCATCGATACATCGACAGCATCACAGTGAACGTTCTTGACAACAATCTGCAGAAGGTTGTACTGAGACACATATTCGAGTGTTGCCGCATCAATTCTTACGATTACGACTACAATTTCAAATATGACTCCAATCAGACGCTCAATCCCACTATCGATTTCAGCTTCTTCAGGTACAAGATAGACTTGAACCCGAATATCGAATATGAAGAGAGAAGAGCTGATACAGAGAAAGGCATAACTGGGTACACTGAACGAAACAACACGCAGACAGACGCATATAGAAACTATAGAGGAGTTTCGATATGAGCAACAATTACTCGATATTCACTACAGAGCTTAATAATTTCTCAGATCCGCAGCGTACTGATCTGTTTGAAGTTCTCTTCTATGATTCTACTGGATATACTTATCGCTATGCTGCTACTGAATCTCATCAGTTTTATCCAGTGAAGGCGTCTCTTCCTAGACAGGCTAACGTGATTGCGAAGAGATGGTATTTTGGCACTTATCGTCAGTATGTGATAAATTCAGATCGTGGCGGAGAAACGACCATCGAATTCTACTTGAGAAGTGAACCAGGAAAGAACATCAGACTCTTTCAGTTCCTCGGCGTACCTATCGGCGGAGAATTTCTCGATGAAGAGCAGCGTTACAAGCACGTGGAGTTCAATAGATGTTTCGACAAGGTCGAGATCATAACAAGATCCCAGAATTTCAGGCGTGGAACAGTATATACGCTGTACAACTGCAACGTAAAAGACATCAATTTTCCGGAACTCGATGCTAGAAACTCAGAAGCTCTAACGCTGAACGTACCTATCACGTATGACACATTCGACGTAGCGGAATATGACGAAGAAGATAGGAACGACTAATGAGCGAAATTCCTTACAATATCTTCAAGAACGACTTCTACGATGAGAAACCTGCACCGAAGTGGGCTTTTACCGTCGAGTTCATCTTATCGCCTACGCTAAATCAATACACTGAGCCGCTTCAGGGTACGCTTCCAGATGATGCACCAGAGTTTCTCAAGAATATAGTGGGCAAGCTGGAAAGAGACACTGGATTTTCTCTGTCTGAATGGATGGAGAAGCTGTCGAAGTGCGTACAGAGCATTCCGATCGCGCATCCGAAAGGAGCAGGAGCGATACCTGTCTGGTTCCCGGGATATATGAGGAATTATCCTGGAAGATACAATACGTCAGGGAGCTTATCGGTAAACTTCAGCGACAACATGGATCGCGACATAAGATGTATTCTTGAACAGCTCCTGCACTACGACGGTTTGAGCTATCTGAATGGCAGATCGAACGTCTATCCGACACTATCCAAGAATCTCTGGTTCGACATGATCGTACGTGTATATGACGTAGAGCTAGTCAATCAATATGAGCCGACTGAAGGAAATGATCGAGTTTCTGAGCATGGCACTGTTCAAGCGTTTAGATACGAGGGATGCTATGTCTCTAAGATCGGAAACGAGAAGAACAGCTACGAATCTTCAGATCAGATAAGAACTGTAGAGGCTACGATAACTTACCAAAGGATGCGGCCTCTATAAATAAATCAAAAGACTTTTTGTAAAAGGGTTTATAATCATGGGCAAGACATTAAAAAGTTATGTAGTGAACGAAGTCATCAATTCTCTGGGTCCGAGAGAATTCCCTGGCTCTGTCGTGTTCGGTTCGACTTCGGACGCTATTCCGAACACTGAAAAGTGTCAGGTCGATTCACATCGTCATCACTACTACATGGACAAGTACTCTAACCTCGGTCATACCGACAAGGCTGGCGTAGACGGCCACATGCATCTCATCATCAACGGCGAGATCATCGCGGGCAACCATCATCACACTCTAGAAGAACCTCAGGGTTCCTGTCAGTCGTTCAACGAGATCGAAGACCAGACAGGTATCGTGATGCCAGTCTTCCAGACTGAACTTTCCAAGCAGAAGTAATCATATTTCTTTTCCTGGATCAACTCGATCCAGGAATTTTTGTGTAAATATGATATAAGAGAAGAGTATTCTATGGCAGACATCAATTTGAATGGAAAGAAATTGAACGTAGACGACAACACAGCGCAGCAGATCAAGAATCTCGTATCGAGAGATGATCTCGTAAAGCTCGTCAATGAGTATCTGACAGCTGATAAGCTTGGAAAACACACTGACCTGAAAGATGATTACCTAGAGATTCTTCAAAAGACGCTTCAGGTCGAGCCTGCGATATTCAAAGAGGATCTGTTCAGAAACAAGATCAAGCTCGGTACGTTCGAATCGCCTATTAGCGCCATATTGACAAATTCGAAGCTGAACGGCGATCTGAAACCGTCATACTTGAGTCTATGTCTCGACGTTACGACGGAAAGGCCCGCTATCGGAAAGGGTGAATTCTTATTCGCAGTTACGTTCGCAAATTTGGGTTTCTCTAAGAATACTGGAGACCTGATCGATATAGAAAGCAAAAAGAAGATCGAAGTCAAAGGAATAAGCGCTGTTCTCGGTAACGCACAGAGCGGTAAATTCAGACAGATGTCTGCTGAGACGATGAGGACAGTGTTCAAGGCTCTCGAAATCAACGACGTAGCGAGTTCAGAATACTATCTAAGCGAAGAAAACGCTAAGAAGATCAAGACAGCTATTGGACTCGACAGAGAGAAGGCGTTGAGGACGTTCACATATCTGCAGAATCTCAGAAACGAGAACGAAGCCCTCGCAAAATCGGCAGTTTCTCTCTATTTCGACAAAAAGCAGCTCATTCGGACAGTCACTGCGATGCACTTATATGCTTATATGAGAGTGGAAAGGGACGACTATCTACTAATACTGAACGACAAGAAATTCATGCTTACAGAAGCTCCTAAGAGCCTCTATGAAGCTTACGACATCATCGACAAGCTAGTCGTTAAACCTTGGCACCAGGGCGAATACGGAATAAAGGTCACGTTGAGGTAGTCAAATGCCAGATCAGATATCAGTATCTCAAGCGATAAGCGAATCTAAGCTCACGGATACGAGCAAGAATTCGCGTATTCAACTAAAGCTGTGGCTTGACGACTACGACACGTCAAGCGGCATCGCTATTCCTATCGCCAACATTATCGACTTTCGACTGAGAGAATCGGTATTTCTCAAGCTGCCTTATGGTCAGTTTCAGTATGTCGACGACGGAAGCGCAGCAGATGAGTCTGTCTTCAATGCTGGCCGAATTATCTACATAGGATTCGAATACGCTACACTGAGCCAGTCTAGCAAGTCGAAAAAGAGCATATCGAAGGGCCGTTACGTTATCAACGGAGTAAAAGTAAGGAAAGACAATTCTCAGACAGTGACTTACACAGTCACCTTCATCTATGACGCAGTAAAGCTGCTCAATTCTATCATAAGGTACCCGAGAGCATTGACTCCTAGAAAATGTTCAGTTGACGTGATTCGAGAAGTCGGATCGGAAATCGGCCTTTCCGTATCGACTAACTGCGAGACGAAAGACTGGATGAACTGGATCAATCCTAACATGAAGACCTACGACTTTATCCAGTACGTCTTGAAGCACAGCTACGTGTCTGACAGTGACTTTCTGATCTTCTGGGTAAGCAAGAACGGTGACGCGAAAGCTAACTCCGTACGTGAGATGTTCACAAATGGACTATCCCATTTCTTCGACAACAATGATAATAAAACTTTACAAGATCGAAGTAAACATCTGATTTTCTCTGACGTCTATATGGAAGATCTACAGAATTTGACACAGCAAGAAGCCGAACACAAATATCTGTCTAGCTGCTATATTCTGATGAATTCCGCTCAGAAGAACAATGACAGCTGGATCACAGACGAACGAGGAAACACAGTCGAAGTGACTTTCTACGATCCTTCTCTCCTGACAGTTGTCGATCGTCTTGGCGACGATATGACGCTGGACGGCTTTAAAGTGACTCAGAAAGTGACTTATAGTCAGATCAATAGAGGAACACCTGCTGTCGATAATTCGAGCTTAGAGACTGTACGAGAGAGCAAATTCAACGGGTTCATATCTCTAGACACTCACGCTAACTGGGAAACGGCACCAACGAGAAACGAAATCATGATGTCTGAGTTCTTCGCTAACAGACAGACTATCACTATAAACACTGGAAAACAGCTAGCTACATTCCAGGAGCAGGAGCTCCGCATAGGTGACATTCTCGATATCGACTTCACTCGTCCAGGTCCAGACGGTTTCAGTACAGCCGACAACGGCAAATATCTCTTACATACGATCGACTGGATCTTCAAAAATGGAAGCGATCTGTTCGTTCAGTTAAGGGTAGCAGCTGACGCTACACACACATAGAAAGTCACTCGCTCAAAAATCGTCAAAATTCCTTATTTATCGCTATTTCTAAAAATCAGCAAAAATAAGGGGTACCACGCGAAGATGCGCGTGTCTATTTTAGCATAAATATTACATCAACTGGCGAAAAACAAGCAAAAACAGCACTATGGCGGAAGAAAAGAGATCGATTTCGATAGTTAAGAACAACTCTGGACTAGAGATTATGACCGAGAATGGAACTTTCGAGCCGTTCTGGGGACTAATCGAGAAGAAGAGCCACGGGTACAAATTGAAGCTTGAAGATGGCCGAGAGCTCAAATACTCTGACGGCCACAGGTTCATGATCGATGGCTGGGAAGTGTATGTCGAGTCACTTTCCGTAGGCGACGAGATCGCAGGCTCTACTATCATCGACATAGAGGAAGTCACTGACACATTCTATGGTCCTTACTCGGTGAGAGGGCATGAGTACAGCACAGTGGACGAAAATGGCGAGAAAGTGCAGATGCACCACAACTGTGAGTTCATGGGATCTTCAACGACACTCATCGAACTCGATAAGCTCGCTAAGCTGTTCCCTACAGAGCCAAAGGAATTCAAGTACGGCTATCTCGTCTCGATCTGGGAAGAGCCGATTCCTGGAGCTATGTACGTGATGGGCGTGGACACTTCGACTGGCTCTGGTCTAGATTTCTCGGCAGTGCAAGTTCTAAAACTCGTCAGCAAGGACAAATTCGAACAGGTATGCACCTTCCACGACGATAGAACACTTGGCGGCAAGTTCAGTCAGATCATCAAGGATCTGAGCGAGTGGTACAACGACGCTCTAATCATCATCGAGAACAACGGCCCGGGTAAGACGGTAGCAGAAGAGCTATGGTACACACTGGACTGCCAGAACATCATCAACACAGACCCGCACGGAATCGGTACGAACGCAAACAAGGCTTCTAAGCTCGACGCGTGTCTGATGCTCCAGCGAGAAGTGAACAGGGACTCTCTGATCATTCACGACTCCGCTACTCTCAAGGAATTGACGACTTTCATTGAAGTTAGCCCGAATGTCTTCAAAGCGACAGCGGGTTCACACGACGACCTCGTATCTGCTCTCTACTGGGCAGTGTACGCGATCTTCCAGCCAGAGATCGACTTGGACAACCTCAAAGTCGATATGAACAAGAGGGAGGAGCTAGTTGAAGTCCCACAAACGGTATTTCCGGACGAAGACGACGGAATTTGGACGTTCTGACGAACACAAAGGCGAGAAGAAACGAGTCAGTCGGCGAAAGAAAGAGCGTGAAGAGAAGTCACTTCGCCACTCTAACAAGCTGATGGATCAGAAACGGAAACAGAAACTCAGGCACACTAGACAGTGGAGAGAGCTGAAAGGCCGTTTGATCGCTTCGAGAGGCAAAATCGACGAACTCACTGGACATAAGCTAACTAGAGACGACAAACTCACTTGTCATCACATGCGCCTGACAGCAGAGAAGTATGGAGAATTCACGAAAGACGAAGATTTCATGCTTTTGACTGAGACAACTCACCGCGTTGTGCATTGGCTGTGGGAACTCACCAAAGGTGAAGATTTTACTATTTTTGAAAGGATGAAGTCCGTGTTGACGCGGATGAAGGAACTACAAGATGAAGATAGCGGGACTGGACATGTCAGTGACCCACACTGGTGCTGTGAAACTGAAACTGGACGAGAGATTGAATATCCTGAACGCGGACTGGCTGACGTTCACGACTACCAAGAAGTATGCTAGCGACAAGTCTATCTGGTACTCGAACGACGACTGGAACAGCAAATACGACAAATACAAGTTCATGCAGGATCGAATCCTGAAGTTTGTCGAAGACGCTGACTATGTCTCGGCGGAAGACTACGCTTTCGGAGCTGCTGGAGCGACTGGTCTTGTGTTCGACCTAGCCGAGTTCGAAGGCTGGATCAGACAGTCCATCTGGCGCATGGGAAAGCCCATCTATCTCTATTCACCGATGACTATCAAGAAGGTCTTCTCGGGCCACGGCAACTCAGACAAGAAGGGTATGTTCGATGCTTATAAGCGAGTTACGCTCGTAAAGCCAGATTTGAGCATCTTTCCTCCAGTGACTAATGGTAAGAAGGGTCAACCTGGTGCAAGTGACGTAATTGACGCTTATGGCGCTGCAATGACGCTCATAACTGAGCTTCTAATCGAACGCGATGGACCCGAGAAGTTCCCTAAGCACATTCAAGAATTCTGGAAGAACAGAACCCGTGAAGTCATTCTCGGCTACAAGGGGCCGTAAGATGAGCTTAGAGATAAACGGAAACGACTTCGACGATCTGCTATCTCAGACGACGCTGTGGGTACTAGACAACTTCGCTTCCGTCTTCGCTAAAGAGGAAGAGGTGACACTCACAGCTCAGAGGAACGACTGTCCGTATATCCGAGAGGTGATCCAAGCCTTTCCAAAGAAGATGGATCAGCTGCGTAAGCTCTACGTGACCGAAGCTGAGATCGATAGCTCTCATCGTGAGTACAAGAAGACTGGAAAGGGCATATTCCACTTCAATGCTGTGAATCACAAGAACAATCACGTCAATGGCGCGTGCCTCACTAGCATGGAGTACACGCGAGATGAAGTGACAGTCAACATTCGCGCATCCATCGCTCCTTACAATCTCCAATTCGACTTGGTATTGATATCGGATCTGATACGTGAGCTCGGGCTGTCACCGAAGCAGATCACGATAAATATCGGCTACATGGCGTCCAAGCCAGTCCACAATCTCTACACATTCGTACTATACGGGATGAGCAAAGAAGACATTCAGGACACTGTCTATGGAAAATCTATCTGGAGTTCTTATGAGCGTGCTTTGACAGACAAGTGCAAATTCAACAGCATGAAAGTTATCGCTAGAAAGATTCAAGAGAAACTAAAGGATCAAAAGTAAATATGAGTTTACATTTTAACTGTACTGACTTTGACGACATTTTTCAGCAGACCTGCCAATGGGTGATGGAAAACTTCAAGTGTAACAGTTCTAGAGAAGATGATGTCACGATAGAGTGCAATTCATATTATTATGACAAGAACGGTAATCTGTCGAAGATGGCTAAGCGTCATCCGAAGAAGATGATCCATCTGAGAAGCATCTACGTTGAAGAGAGCGAACTTGACAGAGCTCACTCTGAGCTCATGAAGACTGGATCGTCCGACTTCCGCTTCAAGAACGTCCAGCATGAGTTCGACCACATTCGCGGCGGATGCCTTACAGCTATGCACTTGACTAACGACGAGGTTACGATCACTCTTCGTGCGTCTGTCATCCCTTGGAATCTTCAGTTCGACCTTGTCATGATTGCAGAACTTCTCGAACAGTTGGGTATGAATCAGAAGAAGATAACGTTCAAGATAGGCTACATAAGATCGAAGGTCATTCACGCTCTCTACACTTATCTCATCATGGGCTGGACTCCAGAGAAGATTTGCGAATATCGTTTCGGAAGATCATGCATCGCTGCTTACATGAGAGGAAAGAAGCCTAACTGCAAATACCGAAACTGGATCAGGTTCTGCGGAAACGTAGATAAACTGAGAGCAGAGCTTGGTATAGGTCCACTTGAACCAGTGCTTGAAGCTGCAAAGGCTAAATTAGAGGACGAAAATGACTGAAAATCTTGATATCCCAGTGTTCTTCCCATTTGGAAGTCCGGGAGATTTTCTTGCAGATAAGCCGAGAAGCACTGAAGACATGGTCCGTAAGCTCTATGGCGACGACGTTGAATTTCACGAGATTCCTCAATCAGTCACTTACACAGAGTTCGCAGCGCAAGCAGCCGATCGAGCTAAGTTCGGGCCGATGATCTTTGGAGACGCTGGACTATCGGCTGAGGATCTAGCGTTGCTGCCTACGCAGGACGACCTGCCACAGCCAGATCGAAAGCAGTTGATCCAGAACTCGGAACCTGCAGAGGATCTACTGCCTCCGCCAGAGATGACACAGGATCTCGCATCTATGCTAGCTGCGTTCGACTCCGAGGCTGCGGGATATATCAAGTCAGGCGCAATCAACACAAACACAAGAGGAAGGCGATAACAACAATGAAAGAGAGCAGATCCGTTCTGCTCTCTTATTGTGTAAACTTAAGTTTACTTAGTCTTGTGCTACTTCTTGATTCTTTCGAGTAAGAGGCCTGACTGCTCGATGATGCTCATAGCTTCGCTGATCTTCATAGACATAATAGCTATTTCCTTTGTGCAAATGCACGGTTGTCATGACATTTTTATTGATAAAAAGGGTTTAGAATTCTCATTGAATTACCTATATTAGCTGTGAATATGAATCAAAGGACCAACAACATAATCGTATCACTAAACGATAAAGGAGTTCCATCCACTAGAAAACGTCCCGTTCTCGGTGATATGTACATAACGCAAAGTCTAACCGATCCAGAGATGTACGACCAATGGATCTGGTCTGGAGATACTCTCGAATGGCAGAGGCTCGGAAGCATTCCGTTTTTCGATGAGGAGAAGGCTATGAGAAATGAACGAGTTGAGAATGTCAAGACGTACTTCAGAGAACGAAAGGGGGCATCGAAATGAACGACTTTTTGACAAATAGGCGGTCGCAGGCTCTATACTTCGGTCCTTGCGGATGGTGCGTATGATCACTTCAAGAGACGCTTTCATGATACTCGACAAGAACGGATTTCGCGTACCGAACGGTAGTCAAGATGACGGCTACGGAGCGATCACGTACAACGGCGAACGAGTCGGAACGCTGTATGAGGATGAGGTCTACATCGCGTCAGAGTTTCCGCATCTCCGCAACAAGTCCTACGCTGACACAAAGAAGCAGGGAGCGATCAGGCTAGCTTCACGCACAGCGAGATCAGATCTAGAGTACTGCATTCAAGTCTTGTTCAAGTCTCCAGCTGCTTTCGAAGAGGAGATGAGGAACGAACGTGTCAAGAAAGTCAGACGCTATTTCGATACAAGGAAATTCTACTGATGAAGCTCGTGAAAGTAGGAACGATAGTCAAACACTTGAAAGAGCTCGGCATTGAGTGCAAGTACATGAGTGGATCCTTCGTTAGTCTGTATTGGAGAGGCGAAGACATAGGAAATATCTACGAGAGAGATGGTGCAGATAAGCCTCTAGTCGTTCATATTCTCGCCGATCTGAGAGCGGTCGCTGGACCTAACCCTGATGCTGTCGACATCCAGATCTACTGAAACGACTGGAAGGAGACACTAGGCGCTGCTGTCTATCACCTGCAGGGATCAGAAGAGCGTTTCATCGATATGACCAGGGCAAAGCGAGTCCGTAACGTCCAGCAGTATTTCGAGAAAAAGAAAGAAAGATACCTGAGGACTATGATGGGTCGTCTCTCCGATGCGCTAAATGAAGTTGGAACGGCGTTCAAGGAACTGAAGGAGGACTCATGAGATTGACGTACTACGAAGCAATGAATCTCTTGAAGTCGAAAGGTATCGAGTTCGACGGCAACGAACTCCTTCTCGATGGTGAAGTCGTAGGACATCTGTGGGAAAGGGTGCTCGTCATATCCAACGAAATTCCGTCTCTGTACAATCGTCTGTATGCCGAGATGGAGAAGACTAGGATCGGATTGAGCAGCGCCGATGCCAAAGAAGCGATCTCAAGGGCAGTCAAATCTCTCAAATCGTCACCCGTTCGATACGAGAAGACATTGAGAGATATGAGAATCTCTGATATACGCGACTACTTCAACAGACGCAAGAACGCTGTAAACGAAATTGAACAATTCATGTTGGCGGAGATGTGCTGATGGAACTGCTTGACAAGACAAGAGGACCTCTTCTCGGAGGTGTCGCTAACAACCGCAACTTCGCAGTCAATTACATGCGCAATCACGGATTCGAAGTCAAAGCGGACGACATGTCTGAATTTCCGCAGAAGCGCTATTACTATCTTCGTGGAGAGCTCGTGGCGTGGTCGTATGAGAATATCATCTATCTCCAACAGGTTCTGCCATCGCTCATCAAGATGGGTATTCTGGAGCAGAGAAGTAAGACCGAGATACCGTTCGATCTGCCAGGCATCGAGGTCCACAATCGTCTGCAAGCCGCTGTGAAGGAACTCAAGAACAGCTCGGATTCTTATGACGAGCTAGTCAAGAAGTCGAGAGTGCAGAAGGTCAGAGAGTATTTCAAGTACAGGAATATCGCGAAAGAGAATTCAATAGAGTACAACAAGCTAATGAAAGGGCTAATGAGATGACGAGGGAGGAAGTCGAACAAGGAATAGTCGATCTGGGATACTCTACTAACAGAGATCAGGTCAAGAAAGGCGCATCGGTGAGTATACTGATCGATGGCGAGATCGTAGGACTGCTAGGGCAGGAATCTCTACAGCTAGCAGACTACATTCCTAGCATAGTGGGAAAGGATTGGTTGACTATCAACAGACGAATATTCGTGTATTACCGGATGGAGAACATGGACGGCGTCAAAAAGGCTCTAGAAGAGCTGAAAGACAGCGCAGCGAGATATGACAGAGATCTGAGAGAGCGGAGAAAGCTGAATGTCAAGATGTACTTCAAAGAGCAAGAGCTGAAGAAGATGAAGCGAAGAGAGCTCATCTCTAGTTTCAAGCGTGGAGAGCATCTCTCACGAGAAGAGCTACGAGAGCTGTCTGCTATGGGGTATGCGCTATGACAAAGTCAGAGGTACGTGATCTGTTCATCCGCAGAGGATTCAATCTGAGAGAGGAGAAGAGCCAAGACTACACAGTCGTCGAGCGCAACGGCGAGGTAGTGGGCACTATCTATGATGAGGAAGTCTACATAGCTGACAACTATCCGTCTCTCAACCAGGGTAAATCACCAACTTACACAGACACTACGAAGACTATCGTCTCATTCAAGAAGCCGTTGAAGATGGTAGAAGACGCGATAGAGTTTCTCTTAGATTCTGAATATGTATCTAGGACAAGAGAGATTGCAATTGAACGGCTTCAGGCAGCTGGTCTCGAAGTTACTGATGTACCGCGAGACAAGACGAAATATCCCGATCTTCACTTCGAGATATGTTATCACGGCGAGAAGGTCGGTGACATATACGAAAACGAGATGTATCTCGCGACAGCGCTGCCTTCTCTAGAACAGCTGGGCGTATTCACGTCAGTGTATAAGAGCTCGATAGCTTTCGGTGTTCAGAGCGCTATCGATCTGCTTCTGACTGAGACGTTAGAGAGACTGAAGACTTCTGCAGAGAAATACGACGATCTTGTACGTGAGAAGCGCATCACTGACGTTCGAAACTACTTCAAAGACAGAGAAGACACAGAGTTCGTTAAGTCACTACATGACGCAGACAGGAGCTGAGTATGAAGCTGAGCAGAACTGAGTGCATAGAGATGATCGAGAGAGCTGGAATGGAAGTCCAAGTGAAGAACGACATCATCAACGCATATCGAGACAGAGTATTGTACAAGGGCGAGCGAGTGGGCACTGTGTACTACGACAGCGTATCTCTCAGCCCTCACTACGACTATGACGACGATCCAGTGAGGATCCAGTTCAAAGACGAGCCCGCGGCAGAGAGGTTAGAGAAATCTCTCAAGCTGCTAGTCGATTACGAAGCTGTCAAAGGCATGAGAAATCCAGACGCCGAAAGAGAGCTGAGAATTCAGAGAGTAAAGAACGTCCGCAAGTACTTCCAAGACCGCAAGGACGCAGAGACGATACTATCTCAGCCGACATACGACTACGAGAAACTGATCAAGCAGTTGACCAAACTGTCAACAGAGGAGAATCTCAAATGCTGTTAGCAATCTTAGCAGCTATCTATATCATCGTACTCATATCAGCACTACTGTACATCCTCGGATGCTTAGTAGCAAAGCGTATGATCTCAAGGCGAAAGAAGTATCAAGATCATATCGACGATCTGGTAGAAGAGCTGTTCCCTCCATCTATCCAAGACTCTTCTGCTATAGACACGACTGTCCAAGACACGACTGTCCAAGAAGCTGCTGTCATCGAGTCCGATCTCCAGCGCCAAGAGACCAAGCGCAAGATGGTCGCAGACATCAAACGGTACTTCAATCAACGCAAGATGGACGCAGCTCTTCGAGATACAGAGAACAAGATAGGTCTACCGACGAGCTCGCCCATGTTATCCGATGGACCAGTCAGACCGACTCCTCCCTCTATAGGTCTATGGCTCGAATGATCATCTCTCTCCATATATGCGCTATATTGGCATCATTCTCGGCAGGATTCCTGGCCGCTATACCCGGCCCAAAACCGGCATATTCCCCGGGTCCCAGTAGAACCTCTCCTCTCTCCAAAAGTTTGTATTAAGGCATATAAGACACCCCTACCGCCCTCTTCGACTCCCGTGCCCTATATCAACCGGACAGCTCGCATGTTCACGCACGGAGAAATTTCCCAAAATTTTTTCCCCCAAAAAAATTGGCCTCTTACTTTTCCGCAAAAAATCGCAAGTCGCCTGCATCTCACCCGCAGGAATTCGCACTATTCCGCATCTTTCCGCACTACCCCGCAAAACTGCTTTTATGTTACATCCCGCAGAAATTTTTCCAAAAATTTTTTTCCAAAAATTTTTCCCAAATTTTTTCCCAAAAATTTTCGATCCACGGGCGCTTGCGTCGAAAATGCGCTTTATCGGAAAAGGCTCATTTTGGGACTTATGTTACATTCCGAAGAAATTTTCCAAAAAAAATTTTCCAAAATTTTTGGGCGCTCTGCGGGGACTGCGGAAATCTAGAGAAATGTTAGATCGCGAGAAATTTTTTCCAAAATTTTTTCTCAGAAATTTTTGGGACCCCGGACTTACATACAAGTTAAGAGGATCGTGAGGAAAACGTAATGTAATGAAAATATGAGGATGCAAGAAGAGCGAGAGAAATAGATCCTCTCGCTCAGTTCTTGAATTATGAGAAATCTCTTCTCTACTAAGCCACAGCATGGCTCTAAGCCATAGTTCCACCCCAAGAGGTAGGTATCTGAGCCCTCTCTGCTGCACCAGAATCAGTATCTTTACCACAATTACCGAACGTGGAAGTGTGAGATGGTACAGGAGCTTGAGTGCTTGCTTGCTGGTATAAAGCTAGTGCCCCAGACTGTACCTTTACACATCTATAGAACATGCTACTCATATTCGTACAAGAGCTAGTATTGAACAATGGTACTGTAGTGAGAGCAGTACAGTTATTGAACATGCTACTCATATCAGTACAAGAACTAGTATTGAACAATGGTACTGTAGTGAGAGCAGTACAGTAATTGAACATCCTACTCATATTCGTACAAGAGCTAGTATCAAATAATGGTACTGTAGTGAGAGCAGTACAGCTATAGAACATGTAACTCATATTCGTACAAGAGCTAGTATCAAATAATGGTACTGTAGTTAGAGATGAGCAATTCCGGAACATGCTACTCATATTCGTACAAGAGCTAGTATCAAATAATGGTACTGTAGTGAGAGCAGTACAGTAATAGAACATGCTACTCATATTCGTACAAGAGCTAGTATCAAATAATGGTACTGTAGTGAGAGCAGTACAGTAGTCGAACATGCTACTCATATTCGTACAAGAGCTAGTATCGAACAATGGTACTGTAGTTAGAGCAGTACAGCTATTGAACATGCTACTCATATTCGTACAAGAGCTAGTATCAAATAATGGTACTGTAGTTAGAGATAAGCAATCGGCGAACATATAGCTCATATTCGTACAAGAGCTAGTATCGAACAATGGTACTGTAGTTAGAGCAGTACAGCTATTGAACATGCTACTCATATTCTCACAAGAGCTAGTATTGGCTCCTAGTACTTCAACCAATCTTGTATTGTTCATAAAGAGGCTTGTCCAGTCAGTGCTATTCTTGTAGATGTCCCAGACGTTCTCGTCAGCATCGACAAGAGTCTGACTGTCTCCCATAGTAGGTGTATAGCCAGAAGTGAACTTGCATCGAATAGTGAATGGAGGAAGTCCTAGAGGATTGTAAGGATCAACTGAGCTACCTTTGTCGTAGTGAAGCTCTCTGTCAGCTGCGATCATCGAGACGGTCGGTCCGCCCAGAGCTTCTCTTGCGCTCTGGTCTGATGTGTAGTCTGATAAGGTAGGATATAGATTGATATAATCTGCCATATTGAAAAATTCTCCTTTTAACGCCAACAGAGACTCTTTACACGATCTCTAGAGTGACTTTTTTGCTCAATATGATTTATTTATAAATATATCCAATAGAGAAGCATGATAGAGAAGCATGATAGAGAAAAAGGACAGCAGATATGGGTAGCGGAATCTTCGAGCAAGAGTGGCTGTGCAGCACTGTCAGAGAGAAGCCAGTGTACTGCACAGCAGTCGATGGAAAGAACGTCAGCGAGGATGACGCTGCGCTATCTGAGCGTGTCGCTATCGAAGGAATCGATCTATACGGACTCAAGATGGCTTACTATCCAGTCTCAGAGCACGCCTATCAGGACGGCGCTGTCTCGATAGATCCTCTGTTCGGAGAGCAGCAGATGGAGACGATCGACAGAGCGTTCTGGTTCATGGGATATGTCTCTCAGTTGCCTCCAAATGTCAGAACATATCAGCTTCAGGGCATCTGGGGCGAAGACATAGTCCAGCTGTACGTGTCGACTGCTGCTTTCCTGTACTTCTCCACTTACGGCGGATCAGACCGTAACACTCCAGAGATGCACGGCAAGATGCCGCCACGGATAGGAGATGTCGTATATATTCCTAACAACGGCACTCTGTACGAGATCGTGGACGTGAAGAACTGGGAAGAGGCGTTCGGACTCACTCCGAGGTACAAGCTCATCACTCTTAGAGTCTTCAAGGACAACAAGAAGACTGTATCAAGTGATCCGAGCATTCCAGCTGACGATCCGATAAGAAGAGCGTCTCCGAGCGAGGTCTCTGCATATCAACCCACTACAGACGTTCTCAAGATAGATCCAGCAGAGACTCCAGACGAAGACAGAGTGGACTTGTTCGACTGGATGTACGACTTCAACAAGGAGAAGAGATGAATAAGCTCGACCGATTCGGATATTACGAAGAAGACGATGACGACGACGAAGAGGAATTCGACGGAGAAGACTTCGACTCTGAGGAAGATAGAGAAGCTCTGCTGTTCAACGAGCTGACTCTGAGGCAGATCAATCGAGAGCTAGTGTGCTTAGACAATCGAGACTTGGTCGAATTTCTCGCATGGGAGCTAGACCGTCTCGACTTCACTGACGACAGCGAGCTAGTGCTGGTCGGGATAGAGTTCGACACGCAGTATCTCTTGCAGTTCTACAACATAAGAGAGGACAAGACTGTCAAGACTGCGACTGGCGCTGGAAACATATACATGCTTGTCGACGGATGGATCATGAAGACGCTGACTGACTTGTACATCGATCGTCTATATGGAGATCTAGCCGACGTATATCCGTCAGATATGACAGACTGTCACATGAACATATTGATCGACATTCTCGACTGGAAGAAAGAGAACGAGATCGAACCCATCGGTTCTAAGAGCCCAGAAGACGGACCCCGCGAAGATAAGTAGAGGGTACGTTGTGCATTATGATTCCCGCTGGGGTCCTCTTGTCTCCCTTCGTGACCCTGACATCCCACAGCTGCACGTGATCGACTTCTAAGCTTCTCCTGATGATCTCGTACATGCACTTGTCTCCTGGATCGAGAGCGTCTATGCACAGCACTCCGACATCGAGATCGACGTTCTCTATAATTTCGTTTTTAGCTGGTTCTGGGGCGTTTTCTTCTGTAGAGATAGTTTCTGACGGCTTGAGCGTTTTAGCCTCTTTGACGGCTGTTTCCAGCGGATTCTTGATCCAGTTTGGGGTACGAGGGTTAGTTACGATCTTCTTGATAGCTTCGATGAGCATTCTGCACTGCTGTCTCTCGATAGAAATCTGCTCTGCCATGAATTTTTCTCCAGTTTTTTGTTTACGATCCCGATAAAGTTTCTTATATTTATGATGAGGCTGGACTTTCTCTTTGCCGTCCAGCTTTGCTCCTGGATTCACAGGTTTCCATATTTCCTAGTGAATTCTTGGTTAGGTTGGCGCCGGGTCAGTTCACCTCCTTCACTGACCCGGCGTTTTTTCAGCTATAAATAATTCAAACAGATCTGCTCTTGTACGAATAGCAGACTCAAGGAGAATTTTTATGGCTAAGTGGGTCAACAAATATCCGAACTCGACTGGATATGAATCCGAGACTGAAGCGCGAAACGCTCTCGGCAAGACTGTTTCTCTCGTCCTGAATCCGAGAACTCTTCATTACGACAAAGGCAATGGTGGAGGGGGGGGTCCTTCCAGCTTACACAGTTAGACTCAAGTACGTCGATGGATATGATCCACATGATCACTTCGGAAACAACACGAATCTCACTCAAGTTTCATCGAGTCCTAACGTATGGGATGCGACTAAGGTCCAGAACAGTACGAACATGGAAGGCTGGATCGGTGTAAACGGGGCTATTGACGAGAATCTCCTTGAAGTGATCGCTGCTAACACGACTGGCGTTACTACTATGGCTAGAATGTTCCAGAACTGTCGTGCACTTACCTCAGTTCCACGCTTTGACACTAGTTCGTGCACAACGACTCAGTACATGTTCCTAGCCTGCTATCAATTGACGTCTTCTCCGCTGTTTGACACTTCATCTGTAACTAATATGGAGGGTATGTTCGAGAGCTGTATATCACTTACATCGGTTCCTCTTCTGAGCACTGCTTCTTGTACAACGATGGATATAATGTTCAAGAATTGCTACAACGTAGAGAGTGGAGCATTGGCTCTATATCAGCAAGCCTCAGAACAGACAACGCCTCCAGCATCTCATTCAGGCACATTCACCGACTGCGGTAGAGACTCAGTAGCTGGATCTGCCGAGCTTTCTCAGATTCCTCAAGACTGGGGTGGTACTTATTCTCCAGCAGATCCTTACAATCCACTGAATCTTCCTGCTTACACAATTCGCATTAGGTGCGTTGATGGCTATGATGCTAGTAGCTGGTGGGGA